GTAGCAGAATTAGTAAGTGAAGAAAACGTCGAAGCAGATGCTAATTTATATGCAAAATTAACAGTTGCTGTATTACTACCAATTGCAGTATAATAACCAACAAAAGATAGTTTTGCACTAGTACCCTCTGCATTAATATTACCATTGGCATCACAACGCACAACATTGAATGATTGTATTGTAGGAGTAGAATAAGAAACAACATTAATTGTTACAGATGCATTGCCAGTAGAACGACCTCTAGAATCTATGGCTTTTACAGTAAAAGTCTTAGAACCACTACTGGTCAAATTGATATCATAAGACAAAGAAGCCCCATTCACAGTCGCCGTAGCATCTCCAGAAATTTGAAATCTGCTTATAGTAGAACCACTATTTCCAGATGCAGAGCACGTAATCCTTGCCTTTGAATAATTCGCAACATAAATATTCCACCCATTAATAGTTGCATTGCTATTAACAGGGGCACTAGCAACAGCCCCAATACTAGGTGTAATAGATGCAGGCACAACCATAGAAATTGCCCAATTATCTGTTCCTATAACAGAAGTTCCATTAATAGTTTCAAGTTTACACGTTAAAGTATCTGATTCTTTATTACTAAGCCATGAATGAGGTATATTAACTTGATAATATTGCTGAGAAGTTGAAGATACAGATACTCCAGAAGCGTTATTTTGAACAGAGTTACCATTCATAGAAACAGTAACACGATATTTGAATGCAGTAGATTTAGGCGTGAAATAAACACGAACATCATTGCCTGTATTTAATGAAGACACTGTTGTTCCACTTGTATTTGCGACTTTATCAATATTCGAAGCTCTAGGTATGGTATCAAGAGCCCAACTACCACTTCCGCTACAGTTTTGAGCATAATTATAAATTGCGGCATTAACACTTGCAGAAAAAGATTTAGAACCATCTGCATTATGCGAAATTGTTGTAGTACCACTTGCAACAACTGTGCCAGACCAAACGTCTACACGATCACTTTGAGCACTATTATATACAGTAGTACCATTAACAACAATATCAATATCACCACAAGTAACATATCCATAAGTATAAGATCCACTACCATATACTGACCATGCAATAGTGGATGTATTATTTGCTATATTTGTACTAGTCCTATTCCAAGAAAAAGTTAAACTTCTTCCTTCATAAGACATAGTAGTAAAAGAACCACTTGTTGCCATTTATTGCACCTCCTATACATCAGTGGTAATTGCCAAAGTAATTGCATCGTTACCAACATCAGTTAAATCATAATCAGAATTAGCTTGTCCAATATTATACACCACATGATATGGCAAAACTATGAGTACATTCTTTGGCAAATTAGCCGATGCAGTTATTCTTATATAACCAGCACCAGTTGCCGTAGTCTTTCCTAATGCAGTTCCTTCATCATTTAATAATTGAATATTCCCGATAGCTGTACTATCGTGATTAGATTTATATCCATAAGAAACATTACTAGACCACGGAGTAAAATAAATTGTAATAACTTTTCCAGAAACATTATAACCTTTGACTCTTGGCTGAGGAGATATGGTAAGAGACCTTGCAATGCTCATACTACCATTTTCCTCAATAATAAATCTAAAGTTGCCAATCATAAAATAAGGTTTCTGAGGATTTGGTTGTTCATCACTCTTATGCTTTGCAATTTGAACATCATTTGAAACTTCAAGAGAAGTATTATACATCTTCTTATTACTTACATAAGCAACTTTTTCTGAACCTTGATAAAACCCAAGATCATAAGGAGTAACTTTAGTATAAAACTCTGTATTATTTGCACCAATCTTAAGACCATCGACCTCAAAACTCATATAAGCACTAAGTCGTTTCTGATAATCTGTAAGTGTATTAAGAGCTTCATCATAATAGAGCTTATTACTCCAATCAACGGCAAGTCTATTTTTCCATTCCGCAACAGTCCAATTGTCTGCATCTTGCAAATCATTTGTTGCAATTAATAATGTTCCAACTTTTGCATCTGTATATGCCGAATCATTCTCTCCAACAATCCAAAGATCTCCCATTTTATAATAGCAGCAATCTTTACGTACAATTGGTGCAGATGTATATGTTCTATTTTGCCCAGAGTTTACTGGATACCATCCATTATCATAAGCATATAATAAACCATCATCAGTGTTCAACCATAGTTGACCTTTAGAAGCAAGCTTTGGTTCTTCAGAACCAATAATTGGATCATTTGCGTCTGTAAAATTTTCTGCACATACAGACACGTTTCCAATAACACATTGCACTATGCCAGAACGAGATATAACATCATTTGTAATATATATAACTTTTCCAGAACCAATTTCTTGTTGCTCACCAGTATACTTATCAAGAATAAACCATGTATATAAATATTCTTGCTTGACAGTATTATCAGCAACCCATATACCGCCCGTATATTTCTTAGTAGTAATTACGCCATCTTCAAGGACATAATATGTTTTATTTGCAACTGGAGTTGTACCAGATGAGTATATTGGACATAAAAGCTTATCTTCTTCATTTGCCCCTTGGAACAATGAGGCATAAGCAATCCTGCCAGCTTCTCCACCAGTTAAAACATTTCCACCAAGTGCAATTATATTCGACTGGTAAGTATCTGTCTTATCTGTAATAGTAACAATATCGGTATATGCTTTTCCCCCATATGTAAGAGTACAACGATAAAGCTGAGAACCATTAATTTCACTATGTTTTACAACTAAAGTTTCTCCAGTTGCAGGGACATTACTACTATCTCCGCTATCATATTTCCAAGTATTTGTCCAAACGCCATTAACCATCTTGCTCCACTGAAGGGTAGTAGTTCCACCTATAGTAATATTAGTGGCACCATATAATTTTTGTGTTTGCAGAGTAATACTCTCTTCATCATGAAAAACAAGACCAGTATTAGAATAGATTTCAAATGAAACACTAGATGCACCTGTTGCACCAGCTTTTGATTTAGCCCAATTAAATTTTTTATTAATAGTCTTCCCAGCAATAGTAATAGGAATTGTGAGCACACCATAATCTGCTATAGAAGACGTGAGAGCTGTGGTAACAGCAACCGTTATTTTTGTATTCTGTGTATTGTTATTAGATATTGTCGCTGTCATACCAGCACTAGGTAATCCAGTTATTGTTCCAACCGTCGTATTTTGCTGAACAGCACCTTTATAACCAATAACATCAAGGGCAATAGAAGTTGCGGTAGGAACACCACTTGCGTTTGCGACAAAGAACTGTGATTCGTTAGAGAGCATAGCAACAATACCAGATTCTTGCTCAATAGCAGCAGAAACATCTTCTGGTGCTGGAGTCCAGTCCGTAGCTTTATTACCAATTTCAAGCTTAACTCTTTTTATATGTGGAATTCTTCCTGAATCATATACTCCATAAAATGCTAAATAGCTTTGCTCAAGAGATGGCATACTATGTGTGGGAATAAAAGTAAACGAATATCTTTGCCATTCTTCTGTAGCTTGAATTGATTTAGAAAAAGCATATTCAGCCCCGCTACCATTTTGTAGATATATTTGCATAGGCCCAGCTAATTCAGAATATAAATCAAAACTTAATGTATATTCTATAAGCCCATATTTATCAAATATTGGAGTTAAATCATAATCGGTACGACAATATTCTCTTCTAGTTGTAGAAGGACTAACTATTTCCGTGGTTTCATCTGTTTTTGGGATTAAATTTCTACCACCGATTTGCAAATCTACAACATCATAAATTTTTGCAATAGACACAATATCATAAATTGCAGAATTCGTAGTATTACATCTGAATGAAATAGAAGTTATTGAATCTGTATACAACGTAGAATCTCTACTAATCCTTAAACTATTTGCAATAGAATTATAAGTATCAATAGTTAAACCATTAGCCCCAGAAGCAGATGCCCATGTAACTCCACCATTCACAGAATACTGCCAATTGCTATAAGTGACAGACTGGAATCTAGGATATAGATAAATATACTCTGGGGTAAATGTTCCGTTTTTACCAGTAGTAGATTTAAAATACAAAGCAGAAGGAGTGATGTCTACCAAAGCAGCACTTGCACCATTTTTTATTTGATACGCACTAGTTGTCCCATCAGAATAATGAATAGTATAAGTATCGACAAGCCCATTAGATACTGGGCCAGTAATATGTGTAATGCCTACCCCTTTAATATTGCCTACACAACTAAATTGATTATCTTCCGCTCCAGCATAAACAAACAAATGCCCCTGCACAAGATAAGCATCACCTATAGCAGGATTTACAATTTGAGTTGTTAAATTGGCATCAGAATAAATTTTATAATTTGTACCTACAACACATTCTTCAATAGACTCTGCTATATAAGCAGTTCCTAAGATTGAAACACTTGATCCATCTTTACCATCAGCACCAAGGACATTTAACGAGAATGAAGTTTCTATAGAATGGGATATAGTCCCATACTGTACAGTACATTTATAAGTAATAATTTTATTAGCATCAGTAGCTAATAAATCTTTATTAACCGTTAATGCTCCATTTACTACGGATTCACCAGATACTAATTGGCTTGTATAAGTGCCTCCACCAGAACGTCTTTGCCACGAAATTACAGGATTCTTAACTAATTGGTTCCTAACATAAACAGAAGGTGTTAATACCAATGGAGTTTTCGCCCAAGAGGGAGAAATAGAACCCGTAGAATCAAGTACTTGTGCCAAGGGTAAATTACTTGATACGAATAACTCTAAATTAATATTATCTAAACTATCTATAATTGTAATCGGATTTGATTTAAGCACCGGCATTATATCACCTTCCTTTAGGGTATATATACTTCACATATAAAACGAGCGCTATTTTCTACGTCATCCGCATCAATAACAATAACATTTGAAGTATTATTTTTATGTGCTACATCATTATTCCATACTGCATCACTAGCCTCATCATTAGATGCACGAACCCATGTATATGTAGTGCCACTAGGCGCAGTAATTTTCTGATTGTTTTGGAGTATATAACATATTAAGATTGTGCTTCGCACATTTTCATCAAACATAGGGACACTACTTGATTCAATAGATACAGAATAAGCATCAACTTTTCCTGAAACTTCATTAAGTTTATCTGATAATTCTCCGCCCCATGCGTTAATTTGCACTCTACCGTCAGCAGTAACTATAAAAGTATAATCTCCTGTCTCTGGATTTTTACCAATTTTAATTGTACCACCTTCAATTTCTGCACCTTGAATTAATCCACCAACAACTGCATCAGAAAGTAATCCCCATCTTTCTTGCCCATCATATGTATATTTACCAAAAACACTTTTAGTTGTTTTCCAATTATCATCGGTATATAAAAACTTATTTGAAACTATCCAGCCTTGCTCAGGATCAATATTCCCATCAGTCATTTTTCGTAAATGAATACCATATTTATCCATACTGACTGCCTGAGTTCCATCAATAGATTTAATTTCTGTAGCTGCACCTAATAATCCTTGATTAATTGCATTATTAATTTCATTAGCAGCATCTGAACCTTTTTGCCATGCTGAAGAATTCTTAGAAACACTTTTACCTGCATTGATAGCACGAGCTAACAAATCTGCATGAATATCAGCCTCATCACGTATAGATAACAAATCACCAAAAGTTACTTGGAAATTCTTAAAATCATTAAAATCTATTTCGACTTCCATAAGTCTGGACTTCTTTATATAACCTTCACGAATTTCAATTTTTATCATATTCCCAAGTTGGAATTGATTAATTATAGATGCAAATTCTTCTAATGCAAAAATATTTGCTATGGAAGTGCTAAAAGATAATTTAGGCTGACTCATTTGATGTAATTCTTCATTACCAGCTTCTAATAAAGCCTCTAATGTTTCTATTCGATCTTCTTCAGTATCTATATCGGTTACAATAAAATTATCATCTGTATATTCATCTTCTCTCAAAAATGGAGCAAGACGAACAATTTGTTCAGAAGTAAAATTATTTTGTATAGCTACCTGTTTAGCTATTGCTATAACAATATTATTAGCAGTAGTCAATTCTTGTTGCACTTGTGCAATAGATGCTTCGCGTTGTGAAATATCTTTTTGAACAGATATCAACATCATATAATTAGCATGATATTGATAATAATCATTATTAGAAACTTCTGAAATGCCTTGCTCTGTTTGAACAACCTGCACACCTTTATAACTCGCTTCTAAAATTTTCAAACTATTAACACCATACGCATCCCAAATAATATCAAGTATATTTTCAATCGCTTGCTCTTTTTGTTCACTTGTTGCAGATTTATTTTCCATAATATTTTTAAAAGTATTCCAGCTAGTACGATCTAAATATGCAAAATCAACATTTAAATCTGCCATCTTCTCAGCATTTACAGTATTGTTTTTATAAAAATCAATTAAGAAATCGAGAAAATCACTAATTTTAGCTTCAGTCAAATCCTGTTTTGCTCGATTTTTCAATTCAGAAATTTCTATATTACATCTACGAATATCTGCTAAAGCTTTTTGATACTCATCAACATGAGAAGATACAACCTGTAAATACTTGGCATATGCATCATAGAGATCTTGCCCCATCCAATCTACAGTATGATAATATGATAAATCTGTAATATATGATAAACCATAGTTCACTTCTCGAATACTAAGATCGTCCGCTCCTTTAACAGTTAAGACAGTTTTAATATCATCTGCTGAATAATTTACTTTTATATTGCTTGCCAAATTATCGAATGTAATAATTACATCTGTATCATTCCCAGCAGTTTCTTCTTTATAAACATTAATAGAATTATCATAAGTATCAAATATAACAATACATTTAAATGTTTCGGACATATCATTCATTAAAAAGTCATAAACAGATTGTCTATCCACTTCAAAGAAACGTCTCTGAGTAGCTAACTCCGCATCTACATGACCAATATGCCAATCTGGAGCCTTTTCTGCAATAACTAAATGCAATAAAGAATGTTCAGGGTCATTTGCATTATATAATTGCACTCCATCAATACTACCAGTAACACCTTTATTAATAATAAAACTTTCAAGATATCTATTAGACAAATCATATTCTAAAGAATTAGCATTAATGCTTTTTGTCTCTTTAATTCCATCACTTTCTACTTCTGGATCTTGTAATTGGAAATATCCAAACCCTTCAATCAAGACCAACCGTAAGCCTTGAACTCTATCATAATAAGGATTAACAATAGTATCACCAGTAGTAATATCACAATATTTTCTATCTATATCAAATGAAATTTCACTATAAGTATGCCATTTAAAATTCCCTTTAAAATTATTTACATTAAGCTCACCAATACGATCCTTGTTTGTTTGACACAAGTATATCGCAGGGGGCCTATATGAATTTGATAAAATATTTTTAGGTAGTCTCAATTAGACCCCTCCTAACTACTCTTCATGTTTAATTAATTTTGAACTGTTGTTTCTGTAATAGTCAGTCCAACTTCATAATCAATATTTGGTTTATACCCTACAGCATATGCTATCGGCTTTCCATTATTATTTTGAATAAACAACATAGTTTCCGAGTCTTCTAATAAAGCAGCCTGCATATCTGTTATATTGATATCAATTATAGAATTAGAAGTTAAATCTTTTATATAAATTGGCTGGGTATAAATATCCCCTTGCCCATACCATGCATTAGCATATAATATAACCGAAGCATAGCTATATACTAATTCCTTATTAGTTTCTTCAATTGTTGCCTGCATTTTGAGATTAGTAGTCGGAGCAGTTCCATATGCATATGCCATAATCATTCCATTATTATTTACAATTTGAAGTTCAACATCTTTCTCTTGTAAAGCTAGAAGCTGCTCGTCAGTCGGCTGTAAATTAATTTTAGAATTTTCAGTAGTATTTTCTAAAGAAAGAACTTGCGTATATATAGTTCCTTCTTCTGGACTAATTTCTCGTACCCAACGACTATTTAATAATTCTATTTCAGTTAGTAATAATGTATTTTGGTTCACCGGAACACTATTCATAGAATCATTATCATCAAAAGCTTCAGCAACTTTAAAGATATCTCTATATTCAATAACAAGATGCCCTGTACCAGTAATTTTTAAGTGGTTATATCCTTGAATAAAACGCAACCATTGATAATTAAAATCTTCTCCAAATATTTTTGAGGCATTATCTGAATAAATTATTTTATTACTATCCATTGTTACGATTTCATTCATTGCTAAGTTTTTCAATGTTGTTACTTCATCAGTTGTTGTATTTAATAATTGTAAAGAGCCATTTGCATTTTTATTTGTAAAAACAATTTTCGGATATACATATACTGAATCTTCATCCGAAGCATTAAGTATGGGATAAAGTAGCTCTGATCCATCTAAAGATAAATCATGCTGTCTAATACCTGAATATGCCCAAGGGCTAACTGATGTAAATTCAACTTTTAACCCAATAACACGAGAATCCATTTTTTGCAATTTAACATCAGTCACACGACCAAGAAATGAAAAAGAAATTTCATCTGAATCATCTTTATATAAATCAAGCCATGACACTTTACGTAATCCAGTTAACCAATTCAATATCTGTCGTAATTCTGCTTGTGAAAAATCGCTATAATTATCTTTAATCATTGTAATATATAACATCGTCGTAGCATCATATTTTGCACCATAATCATAACGCATCGTACCATTATAATTATCTGTATATATTGATTCCATAGATAAATAACTATCAGACTCTCCATTATCAGGAGAAAAAGTCACGACACATAAACCAAAATCTGTGTTACTTTTATTTTGATAATTAAAATGTTTTTGGTATACAGCCATTAGTACACCTCCCTTATAATTAGAGGAGCTGAATACTCAGCCCCTCTATAACTTTACCTTGTATATTTTTTAATACCTGAATTAAGGTTCTTCATATAAGAATCTAATTGTTTCTTCACTGCATCTTGTATCTCAGGTATAGAGTCACGATCTGCATGTTCTATGTGAACAACTTCTGCAATACTCATATCTATTTGCATCTGGTTTTCAATGATATGAGGAGCACCTATAGAAGGTTTATTTCTGTCTAATATTGCTACAGGATCAATTTCTCCCCATTTCATAATATTATTTGTTAAATCATTAGGAACAACGGCAGTACCTTTGGTTAGATAAGAAAGTTTACCACCATCAGCATGCATAACAAGTTCTTCCAAACCATTCTCATCAATTACCGCGAATTGGTCTTTCTTAACTCCAGTTGTACCTTTTGCGTAACCAACAATATCTTGTTTCCTTACCCAGCCAGTATAACCCTTACCGGGAAGTCCAATAAGTACTTGATCACCAGAAACCTGATAGACAGTAAAGGTGCCTCCGGGAACCCAACTTTGCATTCTCGTACCATTTCCACCATCACGAGCAAATGTAGTAGCACTTGGCTTAACAACAACTTGCGATCCGGTAGTTAAAGATGGAGCAGACTTAGCAGGTGTGGAAGATTGAGAAGGAGCAGGAGTTTTATTTGCATTTTGTGACTGATTTGCCGAAGTATTGATATCTTTTACTAATTTAGCAGCAGTTTTATCAGCTTCAATCTGAAGATCAATCAATTCCTTTCTAACTTTCTCAAGCATATCCACATAAGAACTAGTTGCATAATCAAGCTCTTCCCCATAAGTCCCTAATGCAGTCATACCAGACTCCCAAGGAGCAGTAACATTCTCTGAAATAGAAATGCCGTATCTTTGGGCAATCTCTTGTAGATTAGAAGCAATAGCATCTGTATTTGCCAAAATTAATGCATAACTATCTGAGACAACTTGATCTTCATTCTCAAGATAGTCTTCCAACTCTTGCATGCGATCTTCTTTGTTCTGACGATATGATTCAAGACTATCATCCAATGCTTTTTGTTGCATTTCAATATCTCTATCATAATACGTCTCATCCAGTTCTTTTTGCGCATTTGCAAGTTCTTCTTGAAGCTTTTTACGTTGAGCATTTGCAGCAGCAGAAGTGTCTCCTGCCATTGCATCAATTTGACGTTGAATTTTGTCTATTTCATCAGTACGATCTTTTAATGTGTTTGCCCAATCATGAGCATCTTTCTGTGCATTAAGGTCTTCTTTACGCTTATCTATAAGCTTCTCATATGCATCTATTTCCTTTTGAAGACCATCTTTCACAGCTTCTACACGAGTTTTATTCAAATCAACAAGCGTATCTTTTGCAGATTCATATGCTTCAATAGAATCCCATTGGGCATCTTTAAGCTCTTTAAGCTTTTCATTATACTCATCTTGACTATACTTACCCGCAGAAAAATCTTTATTAAGTTGCTCAATTTCTTTGCCATAAAGGTCAGCACGATATCTGGCCTTTTCCATTTCTTGAGCAGCCATACCAAGAGCAGTTAAGCCATTCTTTGTCCAATTACCAACATCATCAGTAATTTCTGAATCATCTATAATGCTACGAATTTGCTCTGCCTCATCAGAAACTGCATCAAGAGCATCAATGATTTTCTCAAAATTCTCCCAATGAAGTTCTAAGATAGCATTATCAAACTTCTCAATATCAGTTTTACAGTCAATAATTGCACTGTCTACGTCATAAATGGCATTAAGCATATCATACCAATCTTCAGAATACTTCTTGACATCACCACTTGCAACAGCATCATCTAGTTCTTTCTGCATAGCCTCACGCTGTTCTTTAAGCTTATCAAGCTGTTTCTCACTATTGGTAATCATCTCTGTATAGAAATTAGAAGAAGAACGTTGTCCTTTTTCTTCAAGTAAATCTATTGTACTCTGAATATGATCGTTGGCAGTAGTTATCAGCCCAATTTCATTGTCATATTCAGTACGAATCATATCAAGAGTTTGAACACGTAGATCGGAAATTGTAGTACGAGTTTCTTCTAATTGCTGATTAAGGTCTGCAACCTTTTGTGCCCACTCACGATAATTATTAATCGCTTCAACAGTTTCTTGATTAGCTTCCCCAAGGAAATCAGTAATAGCAACCGCACCATTTTTAGCCATTTCTTTGTATTCGTCTGGTACTTTACTAAGCATTTTAGCAGCATAATCTGTATAAAGTTTTAAACCTTCATTTAATTCAGTAAGCTTATAATGATTTCCACTAAGCAGTTCCCCTAATATACTACTCTTAGCTTCAATACCAACTGCATTTTCAAGTTTGGCACTCATCAAATCAAGCTGTTCATTTATTTCCTCAAGTAAAACTTCAAACCAATCAAAAATTTCTGAAACATCCTCAGCAGCATCTTCTGCCGCCTTAGCAGCACTAGCAGCCGCCGCAGCAGATGAAGAGCCCCAATCGGGTGATACTTGATTAATTTTTTTAGTCCAAGTATTTACTCCATATGTAGATTTTTTTACCAAATCAACGTGTGCATTTCCTTCCGCGTATGCTTTCCCACGAGAATTTATATGCCCATTTTTGAACAGTTCTTCGGTTTGTTTATGATTGAATATAATAGCATCTTTAGGAAGATCAACAAGCTCGGCTCCATTATCTCCGACAGTATAATAACGACCAGTGTGAGGATCAACAACAGTTTCTTGCCCAAGTTCACCAACAAGAGCATTATGCTCATTTGATTTTAATCCCCAATCTCCAGTTGCATGAGCACTACCTTGAAACTCGCCCTCTCCCTTTTTCCCAGCAATAAACTTTTTTATGCCTTCTCCCACATTAGAAGTTAAAGTGGTTAAAGTGACCGTTTTAGATTTAATTCCTTCCCATAAATCTGCGAATATTGATGTTTTTGTCGTAGCATCATCAGTATTAACCTTAAGCTCAAGATTTGTATTTAAAATATCTCTAATTTGTTCAAGAACATTTAAAACGGTAGGAAGCTCTTCTCCTTGCATAACCTCAAGAGTATGTCTTTCATTAAGTAAAGCAATATAATTTTTAAGTTCTGGTGACATTTTTCCCTTAAATTCAGAATTTACGATCCACTTGCCATCATCGCCTTGAGTGACTTGCTCTTTAATATTGCTATATTGTTCTTCAATTTTCTTGATATCAACATCAATATCATCAATCGCAACTTGAACAATGAGTTCTGTCATTTCATTATCAGCCATGATTTGACCATACTCTTGCATTTTTTCTATCGCTTTATCAACTTGCTTTTGAAGGTCTGATGTATCTACTCCCTCTCCAGCTTCAGCAATAGCCTTATTTGCTGCTTCTGCTTCTTCTTTAGCTTTATTATATTGTACAGAAGCATCCGAATATGCCTTTGCGTTCTCTCTAGCTTGTTGAGTGTACTCAGCTAACGCTGCCGAAGAATCTTTATATCTTTGAACATCATCCATAGTTGCATTTCCATTAGCTAATTTTTGTTCATACTCGGAAATGATGCCCATATTTTTTTGTAGATTATACTCCAAATCGTCACCCATAAGTTGATCCATCAAAGTAGTGAAATCTCCACCAAGCCAAGATATATCATACTTTTCCGCAGTTTGCAACATTGCAAATATAGCATCTTCGGTCAGATTATATGCTTCTGCAAGATCTGATAAGGATTTAATATTTGGAGCTAAATCAAAACTCTCCCAAGAACCTGTAAATGCTTGAACCCCATCAATTCCTGCAATACCATCTTCTATAAACTGTTTTACGTTATCCATAGTAATTTCTGCAGAAGTCATACTACCTTCTTCATCAAATTCTACAGTAACGTATTTAGACAGCGGCCCACCAGTGAAATAATCATAGATGTGCTGCATTCTTTCATCAAGAGTACCAGCTCTATCTATAACCTCTTGAGGAACAAGCCCATTAATAGCTGCTTGCGCCTGTGCGGTTCCCAATTCCCCGGTATTAAACGCATTAGCAAGATATTGAACCATCTCAGAAAGTTCAGAATCATATGTATTTGCATCATCTATTTCTTTAGCATTTGCGAACTCAGTATAGGCATTTGCAACACCCAATAATTGTCTCTCTAACGTTGCATATTTTTGAATGGTTTGGGCAACCGTTTTCATTTCATTATATAAAATGTTTATTTGATCTTTGTTTTTAGCAGAAAGTTCTCCATTAGCCTGAGAAAGTTTATGAATTTGCTTATACAAATCATAATATTGCAATCTAGCTTGTGTCTTTTCCACTTTAGCATTTTGTGCAGCTTCCAATCTCTTTTTTGCAATTAGATCTTTAGCGAGACGAGCATTTTTAACAATATAACCATTACTTGAATCAACAGCCTCAGCATATTCTGCTTCAGAACCAATAAGTTCTTGTAAGGCTTTCCCTTGCTCCTCAGTTAATTCAATATTATCATAGAGAATCTCATTAGCAATAGTTCCAGCACTTGTAAACTTTTCAAGAGTAGAAGCATATGAAGAATAAGCTTTTCCTGCAGATTCAATGGGTGTTGCCGCAAAAGTATTACCTTGAACAACCCCAAGTTGAACAAGTTTAGCAATTAATTCATCAATAGACATCCCGTATTCGGCTGCTTTTGTTTTGAGAGTATTATAAGCATTTGCTTGCGCTTGAGTAAATCCTTCTGTACCCTCTATTAGTTTACCATTTTCATCAATAAAGTTACCTAGATTAAGTATGTCTATATCACTATTAAGATTAATATCTTTTAAAGTTTGCTTAATAGAGGTCTTAAGATTATTACCAGCCTCATCCCACGCGACATCGAAATCAATATTTGCAAATGCAGTTTGCATAGAATCTGTAATAAGTTCTCCAAACCATACATCTAAAGTTCCCTCCATATCAGATCCTTTAACCGCATCTTGAGCAGCCTGTACGGTATCTTGCAGTCGCTTTTTAGCATTTGCTGCTTCGGTTAAATCCCCTTTAGAATATGCCTCTTTGAAATCTTTTTGTGCATCTAAAATCGCTTTATATTGTTTCGTATAAGATGCAAGAGCAGCTTGTTCCATATAAGTTTCATAATTGGCTGTTTGAGTTTCATAATCTGAACCAAGGAAATCCTCCTTGCCTTTAGAGAATTTACCAATTAAATCGTTTAAGCTAACCCCATGGGTTTTAGCATATTCTAATAACCAACTTGTTAATTCATCATAACTAGTAGCTAATTCTTCTCTAGTTTGATTAGTAAACCCTACTCCAAATGTACCTGTCATTAGATCATAAGTAGCATTTCCCCCAAGCTTCTCTATCTCTTTTTCAAATTGCGAGATAAATCTCTGCATTTCAGCAATGCCTCTATCCCCAAAAGTATTCTCAAAAATAGGTAATATCTCATCATTGTCATTTAGAGTTAAATATTTATTTCGTCTCTCATTTTTTACATTTATTGCTTGATCAATAACAGATTTACCAAAACCTAATTTACCAGTTTTCTGGCTATTTTCAGCTATCCATTCACTGGCCTGTTTTGCTTTTAATTCATCTAGTTTAGCAATTTGATCATCAATAGCTCCAGTAACAAGATTAATACCTTTTACTTCATTGTCATATTTTGAAACAAGTTCATCTTGTATAGAAATTAACTCTTTACGAGCATTATAGGCTTCTTCTTCAGAAAGATTACCTTTATCCAATGAGTCTCTTAATGTATCTATTTTTGCTTTATAACCGTCTAAGGTGCTATTAGATTCCTGAATAGTTTGCGCATGTTGCAGAGCGCTCTCTGCAGCTTCTGTTTCTGCTTGTTTTACTTGTTTATATATTGAAACAGCCGCTGTCCCTACAGTAATAATTGCGGCAATCACAGCCACATACGGATTAGCCTTTATGAAAGCTCCGATAGATTTCAATCCTTCTTTTACTTTTGCAAATGAGCCTACAGATATTTCTCCAAATATCTTAGTTTCTTTCGCTATTTCGCCTATGCTCTTTCCAGTTTTAACAGATTCAATAATTATTTCGCTTAAAGCCGTTCCTATCTGTTTTAATATAGGAGTTGTCCCCTTAAACAAACCAATTACCGCAATAGCCGCAAGAATAGAAGGAATAAGCCCTAAAGTATCTACAATTTTTATAAGTTCAGTGCCAAAATCAACTATGCTTTTAACGAAATCAGAACTAATCCCATTCATCCACATAGTTTGCAATGCATTATTGAATTGGTCAATCTTACCTTGAATAGAATCAAGATACTTCTCATTTTCTGCTTCCGCAGAACCCTGTGCATTCATAGCATCTTCATAAGCAGCAGTTAAATCATCAAGGTTTGTAAGCATAGCTGCCATAGCATTTGAACGATTTTTACCAGCTAAAAGTTCTAGAGTAGCAGCCTTATTAATATCAGTAAGATCATCCCATACTTCTGCAATTTCTTTAATAATAGTATATGTATCTTTATATCCACCAGCATCATTAAGGATATTGACCCCAGTTAATCCTTTAATTTTGGATTGTAATTTACTTACACTCTCTACGACACCATCAGTTTCTTCTCCCATTTCTTCTAAAACTTCAACAGAAGTACCACGAATACGAAGTGAAATAGTACGAAGAGCACCACCTACTTGTGAAGGATCTTGTAAAACTTTATTTGCAGCGGCAACCATAGCAACCGATTGTTCAAGATTGTTGCCAGCAGACATTAATGCACTCGCTGAATCTTGCAATGCTGTTGCAATACCATCACTTGAAATGGCGAAATTATTACCTATTTCGTTAAGAACATCAACAACATGCATACTATCTTCTGCTGCATATCCATATGCCTGAATAGTACTAATTAATGCTTCAGATGCTGCTTCTGCATCCGTGAATTCAGATACATTTAATAGAACAGCAGTACTCTTAGCAAGATTTCCTGCTTCTTCCATAGAATAACCTAGTCTTGCCCAGTTTGCAGCCATATTTATTAAGTTAGATACTGTAGCTCCAATTTCTGCACCTGTTTTAGACATGGTTTGTAGAAACTGTGCATAAGACTCATCTGTTTCATCGGTAACTTTCTTAAGCTCAGTTAATGCAGAATCAATCTCTTTAACAGATTGAACTCCTTTACGGATTTCATTAACACCTTTATAAAATAAATCAAATCCAGTAAATCTAGTTAGTGCTTGTTTAAATTTATTTAAAGATCCAGAAAAGAGCGTTTTAAATAGCCCATCAGTCTGTTTTAGCTTTGAATTTAACCCAACTATCTTAGTACCAGTACTATCAAGTTGTGCCTTAAAATTAATCCAAGAACCATTGCCATCGCTCACACTATAATTCAACTGTTTAAGCTCGGCATTAAACTCACCAATTTTGACTTTTCCTTTAACAGATGCATTAATAGCTTCTGTTAAACTAGCCTTTAAATCTTCAGTAGGCTTAACAGAAAGCTCACTTACAGATTTGCCCCAAATTTTTTGTTTTTCTAAGTTTCTAGAAGAAATAATAAGTTTATTTAAAGTTTCATATGCCTGATTATATTGATTTGTTAAATTGGCAAATTCTTCTTTTTGTTCTTCGGTAGGATTTATCCCCTTAAATTCTTTCTGCTTCGCAATTAATGCATCATAAGCAGTGTTCAGCTCTACAAGAGCATTAGAAACATTGACAGAGCCAGCAAATTCATCACTTTTTGCAACTCCTGAAATTTGAATCTTTTTATCCGTCGCCTTATTAACTTCTTTATCCCCATACACCTTAGAAGCTTTTTCTGCTGCTTCTGCAGCCTTAATATAAGCATCTGCTTTTTCTTTAATTGCATTAGCTTCCTTTTGCAAAGAGGCAATTTCCTCAGCAGATAACTGTTTTCTCTGTTTCGCATATGTTTCTAATCTGGCGGTAAGATCTATAACAGAATCAGCAAGGTCTTTTTGCTCTCCTGTAGCCGAACTTGAATCAATACCAGTCGCCTTAAAACTTTTACTAAGAGAATTTTTAATACCATTTAATTTTTGCTTTTGCGTACTAAGAGCAATATTCTCTTCTTCTTTTACCGCCTGACTAATAGATTTTGTAACTTCTTTCCAATCTTGTTTCCATTTATCAAGATCATTGCTGTTAGTAATATTCTTTAAACGAGTCTCCATTTCAGATAATTTATCAATAGCACTATCTGATACAAAATCTAAATTTAAAGAATTGAAATAGGAAGAAATAGATTTCGCCGCTTTCTCTTTATCAGAACCAAAAATATCCTTTTCTTTTTTTTGCGCAACTTCTTTTGCTTTAACTTTTACCGCCTGTTTAGCACTATCAGAAACTGCATTACCTTCTTCTTTAAAAGCTCCAGTTTTAGCATCAACCGCACCTTTAATCTCATTAACCTTAGCAAGAAGTTTATCAAGCGCTGAAATTTCCTGTGTGACCACACTATCAACAGTTGTTCCTTCGGTCTTAAAAGCTTCAGTTTTAGTATTAATTTCTGCAATAACTTCAGTTATCTTACCCTTTAAAGTTTCATACATTGAAATTTCGGCAGAATTATCAACACCAGTTTCAGACGTTGACTGTACTTGAGCTTGAGCTAATTGCTGTTCAAGAGATTCAACTTGATGTCTAAGTTCATTGGCCTCTTTTATGTAATCATTTCTATCATTTTCAAATCGTTTTTCTGCATCAAAATAACCTTGGTCATAACTGCCAGATTCCTCTTTGTACATGTTTTCATTACGAATACCTTCATAAGAAGCAGAAATTGCACTACTTGTTTTCTTATAAGCAGCGTCAACTTCTTCCATGACATCAGCGGCAATATGCCCAGCATCAGCAAGCTCTTTTAATTCTTGCTGTGCCTTATCTAGTTCTGCTTGGCTTTTACCAAGGCTAAATTCGTCATAGCGTCCTGCAAAAAGATCAGAGTCAAGAGATTTAGTAAGTTCAAAGAATTTTGTTTTTGCCTCTTCCGCTTTGGCTTTTAAGTTTTCAACAGCAACACCAGCAGCATTGGTCGATTGTGGAACTTCAACACCAAGCGTCTGAGCCATCTTTTTTGCAGATTCTTCTACATCACCAAAAGTTTCTACATGTTGAATAAGTTCCGCCGTATTCCCAATATCTGTTCCGTCAGCCTTTAACATTCGTGCAATTTGTGCTTGACGTTTTTCAAACTGTTCATTATATTTATCTACTTCCGCATTAGCAACCCTAAATTGTTCTTTTTGAGAATTAAACAAATCAACATTCTCTTGCGCAAAAGCTCGTTTTTCTTTTGACTTAAAATCATCAACAGAACCACCAAGATTGACATATGCCGCTGCAAGTTTTTTCAATTCTTCTTCATATTCAGCAATTTCTCGCTTGGCAGTTTCATTCATATTTTGATCAAGATACGCGGGACTTTTAATACGTTCTTGATTTAACTTGTTTTTTTTGCTCCATATATCTTGAAAATCTTTCATAATAGCTTCTTTACCACTATCAGAATATTTATCCTCGGTAAATTGCGTATCAATATAAAAATCATAAGGAGAACGATCAACTTTCTTTTTTTGTTTTTCTAAATTTTGATACTCAGTTAAAAGTTCTATGAGATGTTCATAAGACTGTATTTGATTTTCCACATTAGAATTCTGAGCAGTGCTATTTTCATTTACTGCTTCCGTCTGCTCTTTAATAGCGGCAGTGCCCTCTTGAATTTTAGTAGGATCTACTCCGATATCCTGAGACATAGCTCCCAAATATTTTTCAAAATCTGGAATCATATCTTTACCTTCAAATGAAAGTAATGGTTTACCACCAACTTCTTGCAATGCTTGATTTAATGCATTACGTAGAGCCCCAGAAATACCGGCTCTAATTTGAGGTTCCATCTCAGTAAATTCTGCCTTAAACTTCGAGTCTTCTTTAATTTTGTTTTCTATAGTTTCATTCCATTTCAAGGCTCCGGGATCACTAGTGTCCAAAAATTTATTTAATAATTTATCTTGCTGAATAATATTTTTATATTTTTCAATAACTTTTTGGATACCATCAATATCCATATCTGAAAAATCTATTGTTGTAATGCCAGAACTTGTTATAATACCATTAATTTTTACTCCAGCATTTACAAAATCCTGCGCCCAAGTTAGTAAATCTGAAACAGAAGGCATGTCCATACCATTTGGGTGATTATGTAAAGACATAAAATCCCCATTAGAACTTGCCTTCGATAATATTTTTTTAATTGTGTCACTAGTAATATCTGCGCCATCTGAAGTTCCAATATTAGACAAACCATTTTTATTGAACATTGCTAAATATTCTTTACCATTAGTTTGTCCATTACGGAAGTTGTATTCCTCCTGCATTAATAAAGCATATAATTCTTTTAAAGTCTGTACTTGTAGAATTTGATCTTTTAATGCATCCGTTGCCTGCTGTGAAGCATTTGCAACTTCAGAAAAACTTTCTTGAGATTTATCCCCTAAAGTTTCGATTTCACTTGCAGTCTGTATGGCCTCAGTTTTTGTTTCTTTTATTCCTACAGAATCATTTTGGTCAACAGTAGCGGAAGGAAATTGATCTCCTAATGTATCTTTTAAGATCTTCATCGCTTTCTGCACACCAATGCCTCGTTGCATTAATTTATCGCCAAGTGTCTCCAAAGCATCTTCTGATAATTTATATTTCCCAGCAATATCAGATAAGATTTGATCCATTTCCTCTGCTTTACTTTCCCATTCAGGGGACTCTTCATCTAACTTAGCAGATTCTTTTTTTAATTGAATATACTTTTCAATCTGTTGATTCAGCTCTTCATATGCCTTAGAAGTCTGAATAGGTGCCTTTGAAGATTCTACCTGAGAAGCCTTGTCCTTTTTTTTTGATTTATTTTGAGGTTGTATGCGTTCTTGTAAGTTCTCAAGGTAAGGTAATGTTTGAGGAATTTTAGATAACTGCATTCTAATTTGATCAAATATATTTTGATTAACAGACATTTTGCCAGAATTTACTGTATCCAAAGTTGCTCTTAATTTAGAAGCCGCATCAATATATTTTAATAATGATTCATAATCTGCCTCTGACAACATTTCACCTTTATTAAATTTAGCTCTAGCTTCTTGAGACTCTTGCATAAGTTTTATCAAATCACTCCATCTATTTTTTAGATATTGTGTTGATTTACTTACATTCTTAGGACTTTCAAGTTCTCCTAAAATATCCTCTTTAGTATATAACTCTTCTCTTTTTTTATTTGCGATACTTATAAGTTCTTTTATTTTTGTTTTTAATTCATCTATTTTACTTGCAGCATTAGTTGAAGATTCTGCAATCTCATTAATTACAGCCCCTACAGAATCAGAACCAGTATTTTTAAAATTATATGACTCTTGTACAATATCTTGTAAAACATTTAATAATTTATTAGCTTTCTCCGTAGCATCTCCTGCGCCCTCTAAGAAACTGAAATCAGGAGCATTTTGTCCAAGAGCTTTTGACAAAATAGACATAGTATTTGCAATTTCCTTAAACTCCGCTGCGGTGCCACCTGTGCCCCCTAAAATGTTTTGTAATTTTGAGCCCGTCTGATTTACTACAGTGGACATAAGTTCTTGCATTTCTAAAATAGGCTTTATTGCATTTTTTATATCCGCATCAACATTCCCAAAAATTTGTTTAAATATATTTGGATATTTAGAAGCAAGAGATGATAAAGCCGCATCCATCTGAGATAAATACGCACTTGTTTCTTGTAATTTTTCTAATTTATTTTCCGCTTTATCAATTCCTTGAACAAATTTTGCTAATTGATTTGCACCAGACTTAAATTGTGCTTCTAAGTCCGCTACATCTGCTGATATTCTAAACTTAAACTCTTTCAATTTACCTCACCTTCCTTAAGCCATACGCTTTGTAAAATCTTTAAGAAGGGCTGCGCTCATATATGCGTCAATTTTCTTTGGGACTTCATTATCTATAAACTCATTCATCATTTGAATCTGTGACTTTGAATCTTGAACTGGCGCATATGCATAGCCTGTTGTTGTTCTTGGATGTATACCATTTAAAAAATTATTAAGCACCCATTCTGGATCTGGTATACCATTCCCTTGACCTTGCCAATTAAATGTAGAATCATTTCTGGACACCCAACTTCCACCGCCTTGATGGAACCATGAATTACTACTATATGCATTAAGATACGATGCATCATATATAATTCCAATTTCAATTGATACCGATGACCCATTAGAATTGTCACTATAATATGGTTTAATAGCATTACGCAAATTATAAGTTCTATCATATACATCAGGGTCATAACTATCATAATATTTATTTAAATTATTTAAAGCTTCCTTCTCCATATCTTTAGCAATTTTTTTAGCAGCATTTTTAGTAGCGGCAACCGCAGCTCTTTTCGCATTTTTCATAACAGCTCCATATATTTCGCCAAAATTATTTGATTTCATCGTCACAATTCACCTCGCTTACTTCATAGTAGAAATAAGCTCTGTAATTTTTTGCATATCTTCTGGCTTAATATTTTTAAAAGCATCAGATGCCATATCCGATAATTTATTTACACCATTTGTCATTGCATTTAATAGAATATTAATTTTAGATGTTATACTATTATCCATTAAGACGTAATCACACTGCATTTGAAGTAGAGACAAGATACTTTGATATTCCTCATCAAAAGTTCTTAAAATTTTTGCAAGTAATCCCGTTTCACATAAAGCATCATAATCATCTTCTATATCATCAGAAAGTTCCAAATTGGTATAAGCTTCAATACATTTCATTGTATACACAACATATTGATCTACACCATTAAACTTAAATAAACCATTTTCATAAAGTATGGTATCATCCACAATTGCTTCAATAAGCTTCTTTTTATCTTTAATCTTAAGATAAGGTTTTACTTCCAAATCCTTCTTTAACTTTTCAGTTTGCTGGTCTACAGTTGCAGGCATATAACCTTTAATTGTTGCTTTCTTCACAAATTCGTTAATTTTCATAGTACTTTAAACTCCTTCATATAATTATTTCATACGGCTTTGCCGTTAGATTTCAATGTCAATATCATCTGACTTCTCATTATATGCCAGACTATAAGCAAGGAGGATACTTTCCGCCTCATCATCCGTAACATCCAGTCCAAATTTCTCCTTGACCATCTCAATAGCTTCTTGTTTAAGCTGTTCCCTCTTAATATATTGGTTTTGCATTATACCAACTTTCTTACGCCACGCCGTTGGTAATTGAAACTTAAAAATCGTATTATTCTCATCTGCCCAAGATATAATTGCGCCTGCTATATATGACAATACTTTTACAGTTTTAATATTATTCGTCATAAGACATTCTTCCATCACAATCACATCTGGTTTATATCTATTTAATTGTTGTTTGATGTTCTTCATCATTTTACGAATTCTTTCATCAGTGTCTTTTATCTTATGTAAATCAATTAATACGTGATCTACATACTGATTATCATCAAACAAAGCTATACCAGTACGTTGACTACTCATATCTATACCAATAATCTTCATCTTATTGCGCCTCCTCTTTATCAATAAATTTCCAATGCAATTTTTCACCAGTAACAGGATGCTTTCCAGCGGATTGTTTTAAGCCCTTGCATACCTTCCTCACATCACTTGCATCGATTCCAAGTTTTCTTTTTACATCTTCTGGGCTATAAAATAGTTCTTCTAATTCTATACACCAAACATACATTTTTGTATGAGCTTGTCTTATCTTCTCTATAGTCTCTTCGGAATGATGTTTCCCATACATCGGATGATTCTCCTTAGCTTGCCATTTATGTTTTTCTATTTGATTTTGCCGATAATCTTCATCTTTCCAGCATTCCTTTCTAGCTTCCGATATCCTTTTTCGTGTTTCTTCGGATACAATTTTACCTTTATTACCTTCTGATATTTTTCTTTTTGTATCCTCAGATTTTGGCCCAGTAGATATTCCTTTTTTACTATTACTGATCTTTTGTTTTTGTGCTTCCGACATTAGAAGCCCCTTATTTGGTGACGGTTTGCCTTTCATAATCTCGCTCAATTTAATACGAGTCTCTTCTGATACCTTTCCAACACAATTTCCACCACTTTCAATGTTATAACCAAACTCCTTTTGATTACTTTTATATTGTGAAATTAGTTTTATTTCTATATTCTCTGCTTCATTTTTTGTTAAATTATCATATAAAATCTCATGCTTAAAATTATCCCAACCATATTTTTGTATGGCGCGATAAAAATATTGATTATTTTTATACCCACATCCGTTTCTCCATCTTCTGTTTACTGGCATACTAGTTATACCAATATAAATTTTTTCAGATGGAGATGTATGTTTATAAACACAATATTTTTTATCATTAGTTCCCGTAAAATTACCTCCAATCAAAAAAGGAGGCATTTGCCTCCTCAACTATTTCAAATAATCTTTACAAACATAACCTGTTCTACCCTGAGATGTTTGGACAAGTAACCATCCTTGTGTGAAATAACCATAACACGTTACAATGTCCCCTTGTCCAAGCACCTCAAGACTTCTTTTATCTGTACCAGCACCAGCTCTTAAATGCAACCCTACATCTGGCACAACAGTATATTTACCTGCTTTAGCAGGGTCAAAACTTTGAGCATAATCTATTGATTCATTTGATACTACTGGATAAACTACTTTACCAGCGCTATTAAAAACATAATACCCAGAAGGGCAAGCCTTTTTAGCGTTATCTAAGTTCCTATATGCACCAATTTGAGATTTGGCATCTGCCCAAGACTTTCTTAACCTATACATTTCTGCATTCATACCAAGTCTTTTATTAACTTCACTTGCTATATATGGGCATTTACTTTCTAAATAAGGCCCCGGACAAGTAGTAGCAATAAACATCTTATGTATAGTTAAATTCCCTGAAGCATCCCCAGTATAATTCAACTTAGATATACCATGCCTCTTACAAATATCAACACAAAGGTCAATCAACTTTGCCAGAGCTTTATCGCTCACATGCCAATCTGGAGCGCCACCATCATTTGCCACTTCAATGGTCACAGCCATCATATCATTTGTTTTGTTAGAACTCGCCCAAGAACGATTCTTTTCTTCTACATACAATCCAACCCTACCATCTGAGCCAATCCCATAATTGGCACTTGCTTCTCTTGCACTTGATGCAAAAACATTACCACAAGTTTCAACTGTTAAATTTCCCGCCATATGATGGATTGTAATCTTGGATATTTTTCTATCTCTAGCATTATAGTTGGGAGATAGTTTTGTGTAGTTTACTAAAGAACTATTCATAAATATCACTCCTCACGGGGAAAGGGGCGGTTTCCCGCCCCGACCCAAACTTACTTATTATTTTTAAGCTCTTCAACAAAACGCTCAATTAGATTGTCAATAAAGACATCAAGATTACCATAAGCATATTCGATGATGTCTGCTGATTCAGTAGTAATCTGAGCCATAACTGCATCCTTAGTCTTCTTAAAAGCTTCTTCCTGAGCAGCTTTATCAAATAGATTTTCTGCTTTCAGCTCTTTTACATATGTACTGGTTGTCGTTACAACAGCAGATGCAACCATATTTGTTACATTTTCAACAACGAATCTAACTTTTTCATTCTGGATCTTATTCTTATTTGCTTCAAACATACTCTTGAGCCAATCGCACACAAATTTAGTGAGAATAGGCACAGCCGCCACTATAACTGCATATAAAACATCCTGTAAAAGTTCCATAATATTTCCTCCTTATTATTTAAACATTTTTGTAATGACCGCTTTACCAGCGATACCATTAACAATAAATTTATTATCCTTTTGATACTTCTTTAATGCATCGACAGAATCAGACGCAAAGTTTCCATTTAATTCACATGGATACCCCATACAAATTAACATGGCTTGTACAATTTTTGCTACAGTGCCTTTACTGCCGCGCCTAACAATTGGCCATACATTTCTAACTTCATCCTCTGATTCGAGTTCAAAAACATACTTAACGGCTTCCATAATAGCACCTTTAGGATTAGGCCATAACTTAATACCAAAATCTTCATCTACCCATACTTCTACGTCTTTAATATTAGACACGGATAACACCTGCCTTTTATTTACCAGCATCATTAAGTTGATATCGAATATTTTTAATTTGCTCTTTAAGTACTTTCATGTCACCCTCAAGAACTGGAACGCGCTCCGCAAAATTATTATGTTTTCTGACTTCACGAGTGAGCTCGGCGATCTTTTCTTCTTGCACCGCGTCACTCGATTCCATCCTTGATATAATTTCACGATTAGCACGATTATTTGTTAAAACAACTGCGATTATTGAACCTGCTGCGGTAACTATCGTACCGGCAAATACTAGCCATGGTTCCATAAACAACACTCCTATATTATTTTATTTTTATCCTTTTAACTATATTGTTGCCAAGCAACTCCGTCATCAATATACGGGATGTATAAATCCCATGATGTGCCATTATCAATCCAAATTTCATAAGCTTCCCAACCAGACCCATTATCAATATAAACCAATCCAGTTTTTTCTGCGGTAGCAGCTACAATAACATTCTGAAGAACAGCATAATCTTGATCCGAAGCAGACTCTCCATTAATAGTCTGTGTTAAAAGATCATACCCAAATTCCACATTAAAAGTTATATTTAATATATCGCTATGATAAATAGGGTCTCCGTTAGAAAGTAACCCTAATGAAGCAGATGCTTTAGGGCTTGATGTTCTATTTACCGCAATAATCGTGCCTTCACCTTGATTAATTGTCAGCGTAAATTTTATAGCTGTCGCAATAACCGCGACAGATACATCTCCAGACACGGTATGCGTTGCACCATTTGTAATTGCCTTATTATTTAATAAAGCACTCTCAATACTATAACCAGTTTTTGCACTAAAGGTAAATTTCAAAACATCACTATCATAAATAGTCTCGCCATTTGTCAGTGCGCCGGTATCTGCACCCGCAGGCGAGCTTGTACGTTGACAAACCACTGTTGCGTTTTCTGCGCTAATCGATAAAGTTCGTTCAAGATAGTGTGTGCCAGAGGCAACTGTAACTGAACCAGAACCGGGGACATCTACATAAGTAGAAGAATTGTTACTCAAAATTGCGTGGATAGTGCTGGAACCAGAAATAGTTATTGATTTTTCGCCAGAAGTTGAATTATGTTGAACAGTTATGGCAGTGGGATTTGGGGTTGCTTTGTATTCAGAATCGCCACCATTTGTATTGCCTGCGTAATAGAGGTTTGCTGTAGCCGAATTACCGCTATCCGTTGCAGTGACAGTAATATCAGTATTAGCCTCTGACCAACTGCCAGACTTACCAAAATATTTATAAAGGCTTTCTGAAAAAGTAATTATTGTTTGATTAGTAACCGAGTTATATGAAGTAGTATAATTTATTGTAATGCCACCAGACCAGCCCCAAGCTGAATTAGTAGCGGTATAATAAAGTTGTGACATTTACTTACACCTTCTTCTTAAGAAACAGCCTCCCTGCTGTTCCAGCTTCAGGAAGATTATCTCCATACTGATTAGAACTCAATATAATAGCTCCCGCACTAAATAAATTCTGTAAAGCCGTTGCTCCATTCGAGGCTCCTGTTCCACCATGTGCTATAGATATTACACCGCTATTAATATCTGAGGCAGAATGAGTATGCCCACGTTCTATTAAATCTGTATATTTACCACTTGTAGCTACAGATGCTAAATCTGCACTGTTAGCCTTAGATGCTAATGCAGTATATACCGCTCCTCCTGAAATAGCATTAGATGAACTCTCAATGAGAGCCGTATCAATAGTAGGAGGATTTAAAAGATCATTATAATTACCAGTTTCGGCAACAGTAGACAATTGAGGTTTGTTTTTAATATAAGTGGTATCTTCTGGATCTATCGTATTCCAGTCAGATTGAAAAGCTGTCCCTCCGCTAATAATTTGTAATTTTTTAGTAGCCATTTATTGCACCACCCCTTTAATTGAATGTGCTATATCTAAATACCATTCCCCGTTAAAATCTGTTGCAAAATCAACAACAAGTGGAATAGGATAATAATATTTAGATAAATAATCTATTGAAATTTTATTAATAGGGATATGATATTGATCGTAAATTTTAATAGTGGAATCATACACTGCAAAACATTTACCTATGTCATCAACAATAGCATAATGATATCTCATGACATTTCCTCCTTACATATAAAAAAGTAAAGAAGATATGTATTGCTGGTACTATTTGTAATATTAAAACATACTCTATCATTTTTCCCATCTTTTGTAACATCCGCTATTTTTATTCCAGCGGCATCATATACCGCATCATTAAGAACTACTTTGTCAATAGCATAAGGTGAATTTTTAGGAGCCATCATACATTGTAATTCCGAATAATCCCATTGATCCTTTTCAGGTAATGTAAGCACAAAATCTGCTCCGGGGGAAACTTCTTGTATGCCATTAGTAACATGACAATGAGAAGCATCGTTAGTTCCAATGCCAACGCCGCTCTCACATGCGAATTTTTTACCAGCCACAACATCTTCAGGACAAGCATCAAAAACTTCTTTCTGATCCACTACAACACCAATTAGTTCTGTCCCACCAACTTCAAGAATATATGTTTTTTCGGCACGAGCACCACCAACTTTATTCCCATAAATCATTCCAACACCTTCTTCCCTTAATAATTGAGGCGCACAGAGGATATTCTATGCGCCTTTAAATTTTATACCTTCGTTAGATCACTAACATGAATAGGAGACATAAGTCCATTTTTCTCACCATGCTCAGACTTATTTAATACTGCACGGTCTCCCTTTAACGAATAAACGTACCAATTATATTTTAAAACCCAATTTGGAATATAGCTTCCACTATACCACTTAGCCCCTTTATTAATAGATACTAAAGAGCCTACTTTAATTTCATTTGACTGAACGGGTTGAGACGGAGTACTAGGCTGAGAGGACGCTGCTAAAAGCTTTGCCCACGTATTTGGGCCAATTATACCATCAGCGTCGAGGCTATTCCTCTTCTGGAAGTTGAGAACTGCACCCTTAGTGGAGTTGCCAAATACACCATCAACACCATAAGAGCCAATGTTGTAACCGAGGTTCTTCAAAATCTTTTGAGCTTCTTTGACGTACTCTCCGCTGTCACCAACACCGATTGTTGGGCGGTTAGTGGATGGTGTAGACGGTTGAGCGGGCTCTGCAGGAGTGACAGGTTCTTCCACCTTTTCAGGCTCTTTCTCAAGAGCTTTCCAAGTAGAAGTACCAATTATACCATCAACAGTTAGACCTTTGTCTTTTTGGAATGCCTTAACAGCCTTTAGAGTACCATTACCAAACCAAGAGTCCGCACCAGCAGAACCAACATCATAGCCATGCTTAATTAAGAGCTTTTGTGCTTTACGCACAGACTCATTATGAGCGCCAGAGCGAAGAACAGGATAAGAGTCAGTTGGAGTTGTCGGAGTAACAGGATCAGGAGTTGGATCAACAACAACTTTGCCCATTAATGCGCCTACATCTTTTCTAACATCATCCATGGTTTTGCCAAAACGTTTAAACCACAGGTATACATCCCCATGATTAGAACCAAACCCTAGCTTATAACTATCGTAGTGGCAACAAATAGTAGGAACTTGTTTACCACGATACTCAACCGTTCCAAATGGATCTATATTATAGAGTTGACAGATATATGCAGTAAACTCTACTGCCTGTTGATATGCCTGCTCAAAATATGCTTTACGGCAGGGCTGATTATGTGCATAATCATCACATATCTCAAACTGGATCCAGAACTTATCATTAGGTACATTCTTATCACCATTGAGTGAGCCATATCTACCAGAGCCAACGCCCCAAGGACGTTTCTCCCAAGGGCCAGCCTGAACAGTAGCGACACTACCATCCGCAAGCTGACCAATCCAAGCATTTAATCCTGCCTGATTTGCAGCCATACGATTCCAATGGTTCCCATTATTATTTTTGCCGAGTAAATTTATAAAATAATCATACTGGGGATCATTGGTAGATGGCTGAACATAACGCTTTAATGTAGGATTACCTGCGCCAGTGTCATGCCAACATACACCAACAGGAGTGCCATTAGTGGTCTGATTATACCACGCACCTTGTGTTTGAAAACATTTTATCAAATTCAAACTCATTTTATTTTCCTCCTTTATAATATCCTTGTTATACAAAATATCCACATCTACTGGCCCAAAATAGCCTGTAATAGAACCTTTATCTGATTTTTGCCAAATGTCGCATTCCATACCAGCTTGACTATCATAGGCCGCACACCAAACAGAAGCTCCAGCCGCTTTGAGTACATCAAGATCAAAAAGTTTGAAATGAGCGCGAGATGTATAAATACCCCAACGGTATCCCTCACGAGTCATGACAGCGCCAAAATCAAGTGCCATTTGAGTTAGAGTTGCTTTTGAAGCATTGAGTGTTTCGCCCTCAATGTCATAATAGATAGGAAAATCAACGTGTCGATTGCCCAAAATGTTAAGAGCATATTCGGCTTCCTTTATACTATTGCCTGCGGTTTTATCTGCGCGAGTGTAGACTCCGATATGGAGTCCAGCACTCTTGCAGCCATTGAATTGTTTTTCAAAAAGTGGGTTAGTAAAAGTTGCACCAGTTGCCAGTTTTATGATAGCAAACTCATAACCATCCTTTTTGAGCTGTGCGTAATCGGGTAGATTACGATATTGATTTAGGTCTACACCTGTCATTTGGATTGACCTCCTTTAGTCAATTTCTTCATTTATTGTAATAACAACATTCTTTGCGTCAGTTTCTTGTAAAACAAATGCAACATATGCAGCGTTAGTAGTAATAAGACCGCCAGAAGGGTCAGTTATTGTAAAATCAAGTTTACCATTAGCAAGGTCATATTGAGAGACTGAGTAATATTTCCCTGCATCTGCATCTGTTTTGAGGGTTGAAAACGAAATATAACCTTGTTTTACTTGCGTAAAATCTGACTTATAATATTTCATTTGTTGAGTAGTTGTGCTTGAGCCACCTGACCAACGAATACGAATTGTTGCATTAGCGGGTGTTATTGGTATCAAACCAGTAATCATTGTGCCTGTATTAGCAATTGGATTACCAGAAGATGAATTGAAACGATAATTTGTATACCAGAAAGCTCCATTCAATGATGCGCCGGAAGTATTGACAGCTTTAGACATTAGGTTCGTATAGGTTGTAATGCCATAAGGAACCCATTTTGTCCCATTAGAAATATAAGCTACATATTGGTCGAAGCTTGAGCCATTTGAAATGAAAATTTGATAGGGGTCAAAGCTTGAGCCGTTTGAGAGATAGACAATTCCTTCTTCAACCGAGCCTACAACTTCTGTTTGGCTACCAGAACCATAACTATTCGTATAAGCTGTAGAATTTTGAGTCATAATGCAGCGGATGTGAGAAGAACCTGCAATTGTTATTGACTTTTCCCCAGCCGTCGAATTATGCTGAACAGTTATCGTTGTAGGGCTTGGCGTACCGCTATATGAAGTGCTTTCATTAGCCAGTGGAGCGCCAGACGTTTCTAGCTTTGCGGTAGCAGAATTCCCGCTATCGGTAGCTGTGACTGTAATTGTAGTATCAGCATTAGAGCCGTAATTTTTTCTACTATAATAAGTGTGATTACTTTCTGCAAAAGTAACAGTAGTCTGTTTTGTTTTAGAATCAAATGAGGCAGTATAAACTATATATGCGCCACCAGTCCAATTCGGCCAACCGCTATTAGTTATATAAACATTGAGTTGAGACATTTACTTGCCTCCTTTTTTACATCTTCTTGAAGAAAATAGTGCCCGCCGCTGGAATAGTTGTCGGCAAGGACGCGCCATAATTCGTGCCTGACGTAAGTTTTACCGCTCCAGTAATTGTGCCGCCAGTAGTCTGAAAAATATTCAAATCAGAAACTATATGCGCGGGAGTTCGGTAATAAATCCAACCATCTCCATCAATTGTCGCAATTTTAGACGCGGCTGCACTTTGTTCAGAGACAGAAGTCGTTTGAAGCCAAGTGCCTGCAATATATTTACCAGTAAGGTTTCCTGTCAGGGTTCCACCAGAAAGCGGCAAAGCTCCTAAATTTGTGCAAGCCGCGGCTGCGGTAGTTGCGCCAGTGCCACCTTTTGAGACAGGAACAGTGGAGCTATAAGAAATAGTACCATTAGAAATTGATACGTCCCCACCTGATTTTACCCCACCGAGAGAAGAACCGGCAGCGGGAAGACTATAGTTGTTAGCGTTCTTCGCTATACCACTGAGTTTGTTCTTTTCATCAGTAGTATAATCATTTGTTGATAAACCTTTCCCACTTACAGCACTTACTTTGGCATCAAGCGCGGATTGGAGTCCATCGACGTTAGAAATTACGTGATTGTGCGAATCATCATTAACAGACACATTACCTGACGAGTCAACCGTAATGTCTGTACCAGACTTGACACCACCAAGCACAGAAGACGTTGCGACAGGTAAACTGTAGTTGTTCGCGTTCGCCGCAATGTTAGCAAGTTTATTCTTTTCAGCGGTTGTGTAGTCGTTTGTGGAAAGTCCTTTGCCAGTTACAGTGCTAACTTTACCATCAAGAGCTGTCTGTAATCCATCCACATTGGAAATTACATGATTATGAGAATCATCATTTACAGAAACATTGCCCGATGTATCAACTGTAATATCCGTACCAGATTTTACACCGCCCAGTGCGGTTGAAGTAGCAACTGGCAAAGAATAGTTATTAGCATTTGCCTCGATCCCACCAAGTTTATCTTTTTCTGCTGTTGTATAATCATTAGTGCTAAGTCCCTTTCCAGTCACCTTATCAACCTTTTTACCCAATTCCGTTGCCATTGTAGTGGCAAAATTTGGGTCGTTGCCAAGGGCTTCGGCGAGTTCATTTAGAGTGTCAAGGGTTTCAGGCGCAGAATTTACAATACCAGCTACTTTGGTATTTACATAAGTTTCGGTTGTAAACCCACTATCATTAGTAATATCACTTGTTTTAGTAGGAATCTGACTTATAATCTGCTGGCTTCCAGCTTTGAACCCTGAATAGTCAACAAGATCACTAGTATGTGCGGGCGTGTTAACATTATCTTTTGTAACAATTCCCGTAATTTTATCCAATATATCTTTATTACTATGGCTATGCCTCGCCGTTGTATTATCTGCTACATTTTGCGCCACCGTATTTATGAGGCTTTTCAATACCTCATCACTAAAAGGTAGCTGAGTATAGGTTTTAGTTCCATCACCGATTTTTGCACGAAGCTCACCCTCGGCTGTATCCACCAAAATTATTTCACCGTTTAAAATGACTGGATTATTTTTTGTCCAATTCGCACTTGTATCACGCTTATTTTGAACTCTAGTTAAAAATTCACGAGCCATTGAAAAACCTCCTTAACATAAAGGTCTACCCCGTTATATAACGAGGCAGACCCTTTCAAATTTCTTATATTACAGTAGAACTTGAACCGCAATTAAATACAATATACTCAGACTGAGTTAGATCCTTTATATCATGAGTATGAACTGCAGCAGCAAAGTCAGCAGCATCATGAGAAATAATATCTCCGCAAGCCGAAGTATTTACCTTGCCCTCAATTTCTTCCTTTAGAGCATCTGCTAAATCAGTCTTAGCAACCTTATCCTTAGCGGATAACGCACCAGTAGGAACGCTAATATTAACTGTCTTACCAGAAGGAGTAACCTTAGCACCATTAACCTGAATCTCTTCAATAACGTTAACCTGTGCGCCCTCAGCAATATCTTTTAGCTTATTCTTCTCAGCGGTGGTATAGTCATTAGTAGAAAGACCCTTACCAGTCTCCTTGGATACCTTCTCATCAATAGATGCCTGAAGTGTGGTCTGAGCATCAGACACTGCCTTTGAAACAGATCCCGCACCAGTACCATTAAGTGTATCAATGGCATTCTTATTAGCGGTAATCTGAGAGTTCATAGTAGCAGCACTATCAGTGTGAGTACTAATCCAATCAGAAATTTCCTTTAGAGTGTCGTAAGCATCAGGAGCATCCGCAACAATACCAGCAACTGCATCAGCAACCTGCTTCTTAACAGAACCTTCCTTAGTTGCATCACCATTCAAGGTCTCAATAGCACTCTTATTCGCTGCAATATCAGCCTTAATAGTTGTGTCATCATAAGTAGCAGCATCCTGAGCATCCTTAATCATCTGAACAACGGTCTTACCCTCGGGAACAGTACCGACCTTATTGCCTAGAGTAGCTAGGTCAGTAGATGCAGCTTTAGCATCTAGAGCAGTCTGAAGACCAGTAACACTAGCAATTTCATGGAGATGGTCTTTTGATGCAAAATTTTCAAAGGTATAACCACTATCTGCGGCGTTACCATCATCATCAAGCATTACAAAATGATTCGCAGTACCATCAACAACTTTGGTCATTAAACCAGAAACATCTGTTTTGGGAACGGTAAAATCGCCTACATCAGCCCAGTTACCACCAATCTCTTTAGCCTGTAGATGGAACTTATAGGAATCAGTCTTATCCTGAACAATCTGATACGTAGTATTAGTATCTTTAACCTTACCACTAATATAATCAGCTAGGCCAGTAATCTCACTTGCAGAATATTCAGGTTTAGTTGCAGCCTTAGCCCAACCATAAACATCAGCCGCCTTACCACTGAGAAAAGGAAGTTGACTAAACTTTTTAGTACCATCACCAATCTTAATAAGAACGGCAGGCTCACCCTGAACAGCACCGGTATCAGCAGGAATTACGCATACAGCAGCTTCACCCTCAAGTAAAACAGGGTCATTGGTAGTCCAGTTTGTATAACTATCATATTTAAGTCTTAGACGTGCATTAAATTCTTTAGCCATATTAATCATTCTCCTTAATTATTTTAATTTATTAAGCATTGCCACCATTAATAACTAGCTCTTCCTGACCCTGAGTTAATAGATCAGTAGAAACAGCCTTAACACTAAATACACCATTAGCAGATTCAATAGTAGTACCATCACCTTTTGCTAGACCAAGTGCATCAGCAGTTGCAGCAGGAATATTTACAGACTTATCTTCTCCAATTGCAAGTGCAACACCAGCAGCCTTAATAGACTCAATAGTATTAGCCTGTGCAGCATCCCATGCAGTAATCTTTGCCTCAGTAATACCATCAAGAACTGCCTTATTAGCATGCTCGTGGGCCTTTGCTTCTAGATCAGCAACAGTACTCTGTAGAGCTTCAACATCAGCAGATGCAGCCTTACCATCAAGAATACCCTGAAGGCCATTTACATTAGCAATCTCATGAGTATGAGAAGCTAGTGCGTATTTTTCAGCACCATCAACTTTTAGAGCCGCATCAATCTGATCTGCTACAGAAGTTTCACCTACAAGAGTCTTAATGCCAGAAACTTCAGTAGAAAGAGATGCTAAGTCAGCAGCAAGAGCATATTTATCAGCTTCTCCAGATTTTAGAGCTGTATCAATAGCCTCGGAAATCTGAGTCGCAACAGCCTCATCACCAACAAGTGCCTTTAGTGAAGCAATGTCAGTCTTATTTGTATCAATCTGAGATTTCATTGCAGTGGCATCAGTACCATGGCTCTTAATCCAATCAGCAATCTCTTTGAGAGTATCATAGCTTGTGTCTGCACCAGCAACAATTTGTGCAATCTGATAAGCAACAGAACCCTCAGTAGTATCATCACCATTTAGTTTAGTAATAGCTGCAGTGTTATCATTAACTTGCTTAACAAGACCTTTTGTTTCATCACCAACAGCCTCTTGTAGAGCGGCAACAGTAGTTTGTAGACCCTCAACAGTTGTAGCATCAGGTTTAACCCATGAAATCTTGCCATCTGCACCCTTTACGGCTTGCGCACCAGCAACGGCGTTAGCAAAACCGAGTAGATTTAGAGCACCATTTTCATCCTTAGCAAAAACATTCTCATTAATAACAATGTTTCCACCAACCTCTTTCAAGGTCTTATCAGGCTGAATAACATAAAGAGTAGCCTTGCTGTCCTCAACAACAGCAATTGTTTGGCCATAATAGTAAACAGTTTCAGAACTGCCAGCTTCTTGGGCGATTGCCGCAGCAGCCTGAGCAAGTTCTAAACTCTCAAAGTAGCTTTTAGCATCCAGAGGAAATGCCGTCTGACGATTAAAAGCTACAGCAAAATCAAGTGTACCAAAAGTCATAGCCATAATTTATTTCCTCCTTCATTAAATTGTAACAGTATAAGAGTTAGCCGCTTCAACAGCATTAGCGAAGTCGGTTACATATACTTTATATGCAATACCCGTATCTGCACCAGCACCAGCAACAGTGACGGTAGACTGAGTAAATGCGCTCTTTATCTCTGCATTTAGACCATTAACGTCCTTTACAGAACTAACATCTCGTAAAGTAGCAGGGTAAGCAAAAATTACACGAACTGCACCAGCAGGAATAGTAATAGTAAAGCCGTTACCATTTGCAAGTGCCTTGTTGGATTTAGTTAATCCACGAATAATAGTGCTAGTAATTTCAGCTTTTTCAGTCACAGAACCATAAAAGCTATTACGATAACCAGTAATTGCTCCAGATACCTTAGTTGCAGAGCCTGCGGCAATCTTCACTACAGGATCAGAGTTAGCCCCTAAGTTGTCCTTAGCAATTGCACCTTCGCCATAATTAGCTTTTGCAGTAATCTTATAATTAGTATTGTCAGCCACAACAACATCATCAAAAGAACCGCTTGCTGTAGTAGCAGTATGACCAGCAGTATCAGTAACTTCCCAAGAAGTCGCAGTAATGCCGGTAGCAGGGCCATAAGTATAAGAACCAGCACTTAAAGAAGCAGAATAAGTAGGCTTTACAGTAGTACCAACTTCATAAGCTTTAGCCTGACCAAAAGTAAGAGTTACCGCAGGAGCCGTAGGAGCACCGGGTTGTAGACGCTTAGAGAAAATCTCAGTTAAAGCATCAGCTACAGATTTGCCTTTAGTAGCAAAAGTAGCAGTACCAGTCTGAGTTTTCGTTAAGTTACCAACCTGAGTGTAATTACCTGCCATAGTAATATCTGTATCAAGATAAACATTAGATGCATTATAGTTGCCATCCATAGCAGACCAAGCAGTACCACTGTACACATAAGCAGTATAAGACTTATGAGTATCATCAATAGCCTTACGCACAATTGCAGTATCACCCTGTTTGGGATTTGCAAGAGCAGCTAGACCATCCGTATCGTCTTGTCCCTCAGTTAAATCAACATAAGAGCAAGTATCACGATTTTCATTAATAATAGATTTAATGACAGATTCATCTGCACCAGCATAAGGTAGGTCTGCCCATGCCTTTGTTCCATCACCAATCTTAAACTTGTTAGTATCGGTTTCGACACCGAATTCACCTTTCATCAGAACTGAATTTTTCTCAGTCCAATTTGCAGCGGTGTCATTGCGCATAACAATTTTTGTGTTTAGAGTTGCCATTGAATAAAACCCTCCTTAAAAATTAAGCATTTCCACCAAAAACAATTAGATCTTCTTTTTCGTCTTGTACTATTTTATTAACATTAAGAGAATTCACTTCCATAGTGTTATCCTCATTAATTTTTATTTTATTTTCTTCTGTTGAACTTTGTACAATACCTGTTGGCATATCAACAGCTTCCCATTCCGTAGGAGCTCCATTTTCATCCACAGTTTTAATTTTTGCGATTTTACCGCTCGTCGCATTAGTAAGACCTAATGAAATATCTGTAGACTCGCTTGCCCCGTTGCTAATATTAACTACAGATTTAAAAGTTACAGCATAATTCTCAGGATCTGACCTATCCCCAAATACAGCATTAACAGTTCCGTCACAAATATAAACCCAGTGTTCATCTGAACTCTCATGATTTGTAACAATAACAATAGCCTTTTCATCTTCAGATGCGACCCTATTAAAATCAGCGGCATCTATTGCATATGCAAAATTAGCCTGTGGACGATTATAAAATTTTTGAATATTAATAAAAAGAGGAGATGTGGTTCCTATTTCCTTTTCAACCCATTCAACAGAGCCATCTGCTTGTTTTGTCAGTAAAGAACCCACTGCGGCCTCTTCAATACCAGCGATGCTCATTATACCATTACTATTGGTAACAAGGCTCTTATTGTCGCATGCGACATGAGTGCCTGATGCATCAAAAACAGGGCTAACAATAAATTCGCCGTTGTCATCAGTTAAAACCAAATATAATTGATAGCAACCCGTATCATTTCTAATAGCCACAGGCTGTCCGTCATATGTATCTGGAGAAGAAATTAATTCAGCCAATGCCGCATCTTCAGACTCAAATCTTTTCAATCTTGTCTGAAGGACTTGTTTTGTCTTATCATTTGTAATATAAACCAATTCTGAGGTATCTTTTGTAATAACAAGGTCTTTCCCATCAAGTAAACCCTTTGCTATGGCACTATCAATATCCGAATAATTACCATAACCAATCTTAGAATATTTTGCCATCAATCCCCCTCCTTCCTTAAATTATTATTTTATTCATTTTAAAATTCTACAACTTTAATATTGCCATCCGCGCTATCATCAATAAGCTGATCATGCGCCTCATCTAAAGAGACTGGATCTCCAATTGGTTTGCCATTAGCCACTAATTGAATCTTATTAGTATTAAAGACTATGTTATCTGCTTTATTGTCATAAATTTCTTGACTTAAATCATTTAAAGCATTTATCATAGCCTCAGTTTGAATTAATCTCTGGTCGATAATACCCAATGCACTGTCAGCAACAATATCACTCCACGCACTAATAGGTACAATAGTAATGCTTGCTGGGCTAGTTTTTCGGACATACTGAGTGGCTTTACCTTCTTCGTCCATCTCAATTTTTGTAAAAGTTAATTGGACTTCAATTTTACCAGCCTCTTTTGTAAGGGTAGTATCAAAAGGTAATTTATACTCAAGTTTTTCTTTGTATAATTCATCAGATAAAGTAAGTTGCTCCGTATGAAGCTCTTTACTTACAGGCAAAAGATATTCCATTGTAGCCGTAAACTCAGACATATCATGCTCTTTATATATTGGGTCAACGAGAAAATGTAAGTTGTCCACCAATTTACTACGTTGCATAATACGCTCTTTCACCGAAGTGATCAATTCATTTGTTTCATTCAGCAAAATAGTATACATCTTATTGCACCTCCTTATTGCTTAATCTGCTCGGCAGAAATAATATAATCATATTCCTGCCGAGTTATTTTCTTAGATGAAAGTAATTCATCTAATTTTTCCTTTTTAACTTGTTTATTCCTATACAACCTAAATAGGCTTTCTACAAATTGTGTCATAGCACACCTCCGTCAATTAATGACTTAGTATATGCATCAATAATCTCTTCTGGAGTTTTTAAATTTAGTATCTTTAATTGATTATATTCATATACATCAATTTCTTCTAAGTTTACAGTATCATATCCCTCAACAGGAATATCATACAAACCCGGAACATGCCAAATATAATCTCCATCAGAAGATATAATTGCCTGTGCATCTGCATTACTGCAAATAACCATTACTTGATGTTTTTCCTGATATTTTACAAAAGTCAGGTGATCTAAAACATCAATGACTTTATTATTTTTTAAAACCTTATAATACATTAAAGACCACCTTCCTTTATATAGAAATTAACAGTCTGACACCTGTTGCTTCATTAGCTTGCCCATAGCCCGATAATCCACCGTTATTATTAACATAATAATAATACATGGTATAATCAATAGCAGGAGAACGAAGCCCATATTGTGTAATTAGTCCATCCGTATCTTTACAGATTCTAGTAGAATTTGTTGTGAAATAACTAATAGCGGAACCTTCATAGCAATATGGTTCACTGGTCATGGTGGAGTCAACTTCAATTGCGGCTGGAATAGCAAAATAACAATCCGAAGATGAAAGTTCTTTTGACTTATTACCAATAGAAGAACTAATTTTTACTTGTTTCAGCAATTGCTTCCATTGAGTAGGAACGGCTGCATACAATCTATCATTAAGATAAGTATTTAAATGTGCCGCTGCCCATCCACCAGTATTATCTGCTCCCGAAGCTATTGGTATTTTATTAGACAAAAGATTGGATGCTAAGAAAGACATAGAGCAACGACTTGAAGAATTATTACTTAAATAATAACGCTTAAATCCGCACATCTCAAAATCTATCTTCTCATGAGTCCATGCAACCAACTTTTTACATGCCTCGTCACCTAAATCAACATACCATAGTTTACTCCAATAAACCGAACCAGTTGCATAATGTTCATATGCACCATCATCAGCCTTACTACAACCAAAGACCAAAGTGGCTTCATTAATAGGAGAACGAGTACCCTCTAAATTAATATAACTAGAAGTGTCTGCTCCTAAATTAGACATGTATACATGTAATCCAGTTTCGCCCTTAACATGTCTTAGGACAATCATTTCTCTATTATTAACATTAGCAGGAGTTGTGCCAGAAGTTCCCCAACCAATTTTAATTCCACTATTATACCAAAGCCTAAATCCGCTCATACCATTACTAGCAAAGCATTGTGCTAAAACATTATTATGTGTATTTGCACCATCAAATTTATAATCAATAGCCACAACGAAATTTCTATCTTCTTCAAATAGTTTTTCCTGTGTATCAATATAATTTGAACCATTAAATACTGTTTTTTCAGAAACAAGGATCTTCTCTTCAATATCATCATAATGAAAATCATTACCAAATTCTAAAGAGAGTGAATCTTTCTCTGTTATATAAGTATTTTCTTTGCCAAGCTGCATCATAGCATAAATCTCAACTGGACGTAGAGTAGACAAATCTTTACCATCAAAATATCCATCAGTATATTCACAAGAATCATAAACGGCATTGATGGTTTTATCTCCATCTACATATCCACTCTTATCCCATCTAGTAAAGAGATAATATTTATATGCTGATTCCTCCGCAGTGTATTTCGGATCGTCCCCTGTATACAAAACCATAGAACCATACTTTGCCTGAGTTTCTTGCAATACAGTTCCCTTAGAGGCATACTTAACCGTATACTCTCTTAAAGCTCCAGTATATGTAGCTGTGATAACTTGATTGGAGAATGCTTCAACAAAATCAGAGTCCCATCCAGCAAATGTATAATCAGTGCTTACAGTGCTTGCTTTTGTAGGTGTAGCAATTGGATTTTCTGCCCTAGTAATTGGGTCTACTGCCTTTGAGCCTTTATCAACATATTGAACATCAAGGATATCTCCATTATCATTCTTGAAGGTTACAGTAAATTGTTGAACCAAAGTGTTATAAGTAAGCTCAAGATCGGGCCAAACTTCATTATACTGAGCGAGTAGTTTCTCTCTCATAACAGGGACATGAACCTTACCAGTAACGATAGATTGGTCAGTATTATAACCATTCTTATCAATACCTCTCATGTTATAGAGCCTTGTCAACAAGTCCGTAGATTCCAATTCCCAATCAACGCCAATAAGACGAACACGATTAGTCTTAGAAGCCTTTTCTAGCAAGTCTACACAATCAATAGTATTGCAATTCTCAACAATCATAGTTGTAATCTGATCATATCCAGCAAAAGCAATAGTGCTAAGATATTTTAGATTACGCATATTAATTGAAGTCAATGTAGAAGGTAATAATGCCGTCTGAATCTTTCCACCATTAGCAAACAGAACACCAGTAAGACCTGAACCTGTCGCATATAGCTCTTGCAAGTTTCCACACTTAGACAAATCTAAACTACTCACAAGACTAGGAGTATTTCTAACATCTAACTTTTCAAGTAGTCTATTGTTACCAATAACAAGATTTGTCAAGAATGTATTAGAATAACCTTCTGTAGTATTACCAATAATTAACTCCTTTAGCTTTTCAGCCTTAGAGAAGTCATTATCATGAATATAACATGCAGAAACGTCTCCCATAGATTGAATTCTTGAGGCAGCATAAATGAGAACGGCAGTATCATCCATTGTTGTATAGGGGCAAGGAATGTTATACTGCTGTCCAGCTTTTGCACGAACCTGTGTAACAGAAGAATTACCAAACATTACTGATAGATACATATCAGAGAATGGAGTCAGATGAAGTGTATAATCTGGCTTAACGACAGCAGAAACAGGAGTATTGCATCTAAACATAATTTGATCAGATGCGGCTGTGTTTCCAACAAACTTCGTTGCCATATATATTTCTTGGTCACGCTCAAACTGTCTGCGTTGATATTTCTTCTTACCATTCATCATCTGTTCTAAGAAACGGGTGTTACCACTTCTATATGGACGCTCATACTTTCTTACATAGTCAATTCTCCAAAGCTCTTCTGGCCATTCGTTTTGTTTCTCATCGAACTGATTAATTAAAGATGTGGAACTCCAACAGTTTTTGCTCTCGCAAGATGCATATAATGTGCGCAATTGGCTCTTCATCAAATCACGAATACGGCAGAAGAATACAGAGTCTGCGGCATTAAAGATATAGCCAGAAGAAGGATCTCCCTCTGTACGATAATCGGTATCTTCTTTGCCGTAGGTCATTGTTAATTCGCCGCTGTTATTGATTCCCAAAGCTGTATCGTTGTCATAGTCCCACAGATCAAATCTATAACCATTATTAATAGCGGCAGCATCGTTGTCAATTATATAATAAGCAGCCTTATTTCCAAGAGTTTCTGCTTCGCTTGTACTAATATAATGTTTTGCCCAATGCCAGAAAGTATTTTTAGCTCTGTTATCAATCATCGTATAACGAGTAGTAAAAAGATACCAATATAGAGCAGATTCAGAAATAAACCAATTCTTAAGATTGCTTACAAATTCATCGTCACTTGATGTAATAACGAACTCATAGAAGTCTCTCCAAATTTGACGATTATTTGCCCTAATTTGTTCTTTGGCCTCATCGGTTGAGATAGATTCTCCATCTTTAGAGTCTCCACAGCAATCATATCTAAATTCAAAGGAACCATCCCAATTATTATATAGAGAATCATAAGCTTCATTTCCCGCAACCCACTCAGCCTTGGTAATTGGATATTTCATACTGCCATCAGAATTCTTAACTCCAGTTTGGAATGTAGAGTTTGGCAGAGTATTATCACTTACTTCAATACAGAATTCATTCATATCATCTGGGTCATAAGCTCTGGAAACGTCTGTCTTTTTAGAGTCGCCAATATTACCGAGCGCATAATAGTGCCAGTCTGTATCTTGAAACTCTCTATGCGTAGTTACATCTGGGTCACTTTCCTTAATGAAAACAACACAGTTTACAAACTCCATATCATTTTTAATTCTTGGGTCTCTCCTTGTTGCAGGAGTGGAATAGGGGATATAATCGTTGTATCTCTTCTGTAGATATGCATTGTTGACCATCTCAGAAGAAGCGACATTCACTTTTATATTAAACCACGAATTTGGTATAGAATTTCTGGTCAAAGACACCTTACCAGTACCGTCAGTAACTTTAGTCCCATCACCAAGTGTAAGTTCAGTAATATAAGTTGGATCTAGCTCTACTTTGCTTGTTACTTGATGTGCTCCATCAAAACCACCAATAATATCAATATTACGACCCGAAGCACCATATTCATTAGAAGTAGTACCTTGTCCGCTATGATACATATTAGTAAATTTCCAGTTATCTAAAATTGCATCGCCATTTTTATAAATACATTCAACAGAAGTATTCTTCACGAAGTCCTTCTTGTTGTTTGTAAAATATGGTGCTTCAATCTTAATGACTCTCATATTCGGACAAGCTTCTGCAACAGACTCAGGAGTTAAAAGATTATTCTCATCATAAATTTGATTTCTCTTATAACGATCAATCATTTCTGTAGCAGTTCTTGCATCCGCAATAAAGTTAGACAAAATAGCACTAGAAGAAAGACTTGTATTGTATGCTTTCATACGATAAATCATTACATCACAATCAGCAGAACCAATTATAATAGGAGCTGGTGATTCTTGCGTAAATGAATAATCAGACGTATAACTCATTGGTCTGCAAGGAGTACCATCTTCATAAGACATAACAATAGGAATATCAGTATCTTTTGCAATATTGAATTCCCACTCAATAATGTCTCCCTCACTATATGGAACATATAGAGATTTTGCACTAGATTTAATATAAGCTTCATGTACGTTCATTTGTAATCCAATTTGTGCCGTATCTCCTGACTGACAAGTTAAGAAAGTCGCATCGCTCTTTGCAACATTATCAGTCTTAAAAATAAGTTTAAATTCTTTACCATTTTTTCTTGCATCATCTGAAAATAGATTATAAGAAATAGTAGCAGTTGTTCCAGCTTTGATACCAAAATACTGATCACCATTCTCATCAATTTGATATCCACCATTTTCCCAGTCAAAATTATCAGATACAGTCATTTTAATATCTGCATTCTCACTATAAGACCACAATCTATTTGCGTCGTTATTAGAACGTCCAACTGGATTAAAGTCAAACTGCAAACCAGCAGTTATTGGCTCGACATTAATATCCAATTTTTCAACCGTTACATTGATAGTCTTAACAGTATCTCGACAAGTAATTGTTAAAACATGTGAACCAATGTCTGTGGGCTTATATTGCCACGTTTGAGTATTTGAATCCAATTGTAGAGTAGAGACAATATTACCATCAATGGCCAGAGTTACTGTTGGAGTTTCAGTCTTTGGATCGTATACTGTATAAACAATATTTTCAGTATCATATTGTTTAACAGTAAGAGTTGTTTGAACACAACCAATAACCGCATCCTCAGATTCTGGATTATACCACATAATATCTTTAAAAATGTGGTTAGACTCAACAGTTGCATTATTAATCTCTGCAATAATATAAGCCTCTAGCAAATGTGCTCCATGGGTCTGTACAGGGATTGAATATGCCATTGGAATGCCAGAAGAAGCAGTGGTAACTTTTGTAAGTTCAGTACCATCCAACTTGAAATGAATATCTTTAGAAATTGCACCATAAGGCGTATAATCAAAAGATACTGGGCCAATATTATATGTCAGTTTGTCATTAAAAGAAGACTCTAATCTGACATCTATCTTTTGTACTGTCCAAGTTTTAGTTACTAAGCTTCCAGCACTATCTGTAATGGTAAGTAGTAACTTCTGAGTACCAAGACTAATATAATCTGTTGCATCAAAAGTATTTTCTCCACTTACAGCAATTCCAGTAGCAATAATTTGATTACCAATTTTCCATACCGCTGTACCTTCAGTAACTTCATCACCAGAAGAGTCCTTGCCAGAGAAATTATACTTAATAAGAGCTTTATCATTGGTTGTCACAATTAATGGAGATTTAGTCACGTATTCAATTTTTAATGTACTACTTGTGCCTCCACCACCACTACCGCCAACAATTTTAAATTGGCTCTTAGCAGTACGAACTTCATTGTCTTCGCCCTCATTTTCAATTTCCCATAACGTATAAATATTATTGTCTTCCCCAACAGTTCCATATGTGGCATTATATGTTTTACCGGGATCTGTATTAATCTTTCCAATGGTATCTTCAAGACTTGCTACCTTAGTGCCAATAGCAGTAATACTTTCTTTATCAGTATTGACAGTTTGTTCAATAGCATTTACTTTGCTTGATAAATTAGTCACATCAGACTGTTTGGCATAATCTTTTAATTGATCAGAAACATCTACTTTAGCAATCTCAGCCTGAACATCTTCTTTGGTAGCATAATTATCAAGACTTTGATGCTCAGTTAAATAGCCTTTATCGTTTTCGAGTTCTGATACTTTTGCTGGAATAATTGGCTTATTTGTTAAATCATTATAATCTTTACTAAATAATTCATCCTTTTTAGCATAATCCTTTAACTGTTCAGAAACATCTACTGCTGCAACTTTTTCATCAACATAGGTTTCAGTAGCATAACCAGTCAAATCAACCTGAACATTTTCAAGCTTCCCATCAACCTCAGATTTAGTGTAATAATTGTCGCCAATGGCAGTTTTTACTTCATCTGCGATACCATCTTGTAAATCCGATGCAGCCTTTTCAGCAGCCACCGCTGCAGCTTCTGCCTTATTACTCGCAACTTCTGCTCTATCTGCTTGGGCAGAAACTTTTGCAATAAAGGTTTCCTGCCATGTATCATCAGGTTCAATAAATGACTTGATTTCTAATGCTTGTATAACACTAATTCCATCATTAGATTTAGTCTTCCATAAATACTCGTATCCCTTAGAATTCGTACCTGATGCTTGAATTTCAAATTTAATTTTGCCAGCTCTTGCAGTAACATCATTATCCACTAACCAAGCAAAACGAATTTTACTCTCATTATAATAAACATCAACAGGAACGGATACGCTACCGCTGCCACTTTCGTTAACCCAATAAATTGAAAGTGCCGTTTTTGATAAATCGAAGCCATCATAATATCTTGGAATCTCAAATGGAATATATTGAGAATTCTTTTCTTGCGTTAAATTAATTTGATTAGTACTTAAAGTAATCTTCTTATTTCCATCAACAGTGGACAAATCATCGTCATGATATTCATTATTATAATATTCATAATTCGAAGCATTTTCAGGCTTCTTCCAATTATTGTCCGAATCTATTATTACTTCATTAGACACCGACATTAACATAGGAGCAGCCGCTTGTTTTAACGCTTGTTTCTTAGATTCTTCAAACGAAAGTGCCATTTTCCAACCTCCTTCTTAATTAAAATCAAAAAAGTCCTCGTCGGGAAAATCCAACGGGGCTGTATCTATTACATGCTTTATTTGCTTTTCTTTCCATTTATCTATAATCTCAGGCCAATAATCATAAAATACAAGCTGGGGCAGTTCAATGAAAGGGGAGAACTCATCTCTCGCCTTATCATCTTTATTGATCCGTGGTTTCCATTTATTTATCTCATAAATTTCATATAAATACATATCTGCCTGAGTATTTAAGATTGCATATTCAATTTTTGTAGTTGCGAATAAATCAATCTTCTTGACCATTGGATGCCCGAAAAAATGTTGTCTTAATCTATCTTTTAAGTCCTGCGATGTACGCCCAATATAAACAAGCTCATCGCCATAATAAATTCTATAAAGTATATATGTTTTAGAGTTCATGATTTTGCCATTTTCTATAACATTCTACCGTCTCTGGACACTTTTTAAATACAAATACAAGACAATCATTCTTAGTATTACAATATAAAATATCCATTAAATAATCTGGGCCAATAGCATTTAAATATTTAAATGCTTGAATCATATTTGCTAAATAAACAACATCACCAGAGTCATATTGCTTCCCAGTAATTGGGCTTATTACATTCATATTCTTTCTCCTTTTAGTCCAAAAAAAATAAGGCGTTGAATTCACATGAAGTCAACACCTTATTGTTTTTTAATTTTGTAACTACTTCATGTCGGGCTTTGCAGCCTCTTTCTTTTTACTTTGCTCCTCAACAGCAGGTTTATTTTCACCTAGAATGACCTTAAGATCGCGCTGAACACATGCAGAGAAATTAGCGCGATTAGATAAATCGCATTTAGAAAGCATTTCCTTAGCTTGCTCTTTAGTTAGGAGCTTAAAATTGTAATCTGTACAAATTTGGAATATATCTTTGCAATTTTCATCGTGGAAAGAGTTCATCCATAAGGGGAAGTTCCTGAAGTCATAGCAATTATTACAATAACTGTATTTTTCACCACAGCATATGCACTTGCGTTCATATCTCATAGCTATCACTCCTTTATAATTAATTTTGTATTGTTAAAGATAATATTTCAGGATGTGTTTCAAAAATATCAATATTAGATTTATTTAAAATATATTCACGAAGTTGTTCTGGAGTATTATTGTGAGTTCCATATATATTGTGGAAAGAACCAGCCTTGGCCGCATCATGGCACTCCTCACATAAAGTAAGTCCATTATCAACACAAAAACGCAATGCCTCATAATCCGAGAAAGGATAAACATGGTGAACGTTAAGTCTCCCACCAACTTTACCACAACATTGACATGTGTAATTATCACGTCCATATACCAAAGTGCGCCAATTTTTATACTCTCTATGATGACGAGCGGTATCATTTTTACCATTTACTCCGCCATTCCAAAAATAATTATTCTCACCACATTTATTAATACTCATACTATCTTTTACACATTCATAGCATCGAAAGTCACAATTCACCTCAGTAGTAATCGAGCGATAAAAATCTTTATGCTTACCATTAGGGCATTTAAACCACGCACTCTTATTAGAATGAGGAAGAAAATCATAAGGAGATTTTTCATTTTTATCAGACCACAGCTCTACAGCTTTAGGATACAAAGCCCCCAAACTATCATATGGATGTATCTTTTTGCTATTGCAATAAGAGCAGCCACATCCATTTATAAAATTTTGTGGATATTGTCGGTAAATATGATAATCTTTTTTATCACACTGCAATAATACTTCTATTTTAGCATTACCCGCAATATCCCATGGAGAAGCATCATTTTGATCACTCCATTTTTCCCATAAATAATCTTCTCCAAATTTATCAATAATAATTTGAGCGACACTTTTACACTTACTACATGCAGCTACTGCATATTTACTATTCATAAAACTCGATATATAAAATAATTCGCTATTATGTAATCCTCTTGCACATTTAAAATAATATTTTTTATTACTTTTGCAAGAAACATCTTTCGCGGAACATTGATTTTTCTCCGCATCAAATCTTTTTAATAAATCTTGACGATTATTTTCTATACACCAATCATAAAATGTTTTAATAATTTTACGTCCCATAAAATATTACCTCCATAATAACATCTCCACTTTTAAATATCACAAGAAGACGAGGTGTGGAGGCACCTCGCCTTATCAAAAGAGCCAATTACCTCTCTTTCTATCTTGTATGCTTATTATAACACATTAATTTTGTTTTGTCAAGCTTTTACAAAATTAATCTTTTTCCTCTGGAATAATAATTGAGAATAACTTTTTCTCCTTATCGCAGTATGCCTGTTGTGCCTTACCGCTGAAGGGATGCGCCCCATCCGTAGCTACAGACCAGTCAAAGTCTGGGGAAAGCTTAAAGTTGGGGAAAATTAGGTAGCAGTGAATTAAGGTTGTCTGGTCGCAAACGTCACAGCCAAGAACCTCCATAATAAATTTGCAACCCACAGGGAACTTAGTAGCAGAGTTAACAACTTCAACGGCGCTATCAGTCTCGTAATCATACATTACAAAGAGCTCATCATCAGCATTAAGACCAGTAGGTAGAGCTAGAGTCTTATTAGTGATTGCGAACTCAGTAGCAGAAGCAGCAGAAGTAGCCTTAGTAAACTTCTTACCAAAAGTGCTGTCGCCATTTAGAATATAAATTTCATTAGGAGCAACTTTAGGGGTATGCTTTAGTTCATAAGAACCATTACCATAAACAAAGCTCTCCATGGCAGGAGCAACGATCTTGGCATCAGCACTTGCAACCTTCTTATCAGCACCAAGCTGGGTAGCCATTAGATTCATATCAAATATTGCGTTCTCAGCAGAGAATTCTGCGCTCTTTGCACGATAGAAAGTCGCAATAGGAGTACCAAGAGCGTCAACAGCATCAGTAGACTCAGAAGCGCAGTTTAGAGAAACATTCTGCATCTGGTTAATAGAGAATAGGACGGAATCGTCCTTCTGAGATAGAGCAACACCACGGATAACTCTATCAATGACAAAATTGTTAATATCAAAAGCCATAGTAATTTCCTCCTATAAAATAATTTTAATATTAAAAGAGATTAATTAATCTCTTTCATCCAATTCAATTCATTTTTATTTATTTTCTTCATATCTATTGTCCCAGCATAACATCCTGCAAGTAAATGATCCGCATTATGAATAATTTGAAGCCTTGATACATCATCAAAAAATTCTACGAACCCTTCATTTCTCACATAATCTTTCGTATATCCCATACGAACTTTCACAGATGAAATTAATGGTAATAAATATGATTTAAAAGGTTTATCTTTATTTGTTTGGATTCTCAATCTATCTTCATCAATGAGAATCTGTTTGGTTATTTTATTTGCTGCACGTTCAATTTTAGGTGTAATATTATGGACTTTTCTTAAATAATTTACAATCCTTAGATAAATTAATTTATCAATTTTTACACCAGACTCTAAATCTGCCAATAAAATATCGCCATTTTCACGATTTTTATATACTTTAAATTTTGTAAAATCTAAATCTCCAAATAGCAATTTTGTTCTTTCAACTGGCAAAGTTGGAGCTAACATCATGAATAATTCAAAATCGTCAATTTCCATCCAATCAATACCAAGATCCCATAATTGAGACTTCATATCTGACGGAATAGCAGTTATAGTATGTATAACGCTAAAATATTGAGCTTCACCAAAATCTACAATATCACCAATTGTTGGCTGAGAAATTTTAATCTTATCATTTATGATATAATCATCTCCAAAATATAATTGGAGTTGGTCTATATCAAATATATCAGAACTCATATTTATTCCTCGTTACAGCCTTATTTAAAGAATTAGTTCTAGTAAGCTCAAATTTTAAGGTTCGACAAGAGTAATTTGTGTCAGTGACACTTTCTCTGTCATATATAAGTTTAGCCTGCATACCAAACATATTTGACCATCCAAAAATGTCCCTTATTAAATATCCTAATAAATCATGCCGTTCAATCCCATATGGGGTTTTAATATCATCTGCATGACAGAATACAACAAATTGGACATATTGAATTTTCATTACTGAATTATCACGATGGTCTTCCATATCATCTACGCTAAAGCAAATAAAATTTTTAGCAACATCTTGCACACCCGGGATACGAATATAAGCAAAAATATTATTATTTAAATAATCATCTGGACTAGATGGATCTAATTCGTGGTTATTTAAAACCTCAATGACATCAGGATCTGATGTAAGCTTTTGCCGAATTATCCGTTTCATAGCAGAAACGTCATCATCAATATTCTGTATATCTCGAATCATTAACTAACCACCTCCATCTTTAAATCAACAGTATATTGCTCCAAAGCATCCTGTGCAGAAACTAAAATTATCTTTCCAACCATGTTATATAATTGTAAACATCTTAATTTCAAAGCATCAAGGTTATCATCCGCAGGAGCGACATGTATTTGAAATATCTCTTTATTATCAGATAAACAAGTAATCTCACATCCATCAACCTTACTCGAAGTTGCTATGTCATCATCAAACTTCAATGGGTTTAATACAATATTACTTGGGCAATCATCTGCCAAAGCTACATCCCAAGTAATACCAGTAAAACTCAGAACCATCGAGCATAATAATTTATCATTATCCATATACGATAACTTCCAAGTAGGCTTTTTAGTTACATATTCTTGTTTATTAACATCCCAAAACATTGCAGTTAAGGTCTTTGATCCACCACCGACACGTAACGTAGCGTCTTTGCCATTATAAATAATTTTACCGCGTGGCAGTTCGGGTTTAGGCATCTCAATACCTGCATCAATATATTCAGGTTCCTTAAGAGGACATGTCATACATGCTTCTGGTTTTGGTAACACACGATCTGCTACCGTACACCAATTTGCTAGGCCATATTTGCCGCAATCCTCCTGAAGAGTAGCAAGCTGTTGTGCAAAGGTTAATTTTGTTATTCCTCTAGGTTGCACATCCTCAACCTTTGAAACTCTCCACGCAAGAGGAATCTCTCGTCCTGTATCATTGATAAGAACACGCTGACCATAATTAAGAGTCTGAGTATAAGGGGTTGTTGGCATCCAAAATTTATTCTGATTCTCAACACTAGTAGTAAGATAATCTGTCCATTCACCACTATTGTAAGAGTTTTGATTTCTTAATGCTCCCAATACTTTATACACTTTCCCGTTATAAATCCATTTCAAAGTCCAATTACACTTGAGGATATAATAAAGCGGGAATTGTGGTCTATCATCATAAGCCACAATTAACCATCGCTCTAAAACATCATTATCATCAGGGATATCCACATAAGATCCAATTGGAACCTGCACATGAGGACGAAACTGAAGATAATAAGAAACCTCATCCTTTGTAATATTATAATATGATTCAACTAAATACTTAGCATCAAACTCTTCATTATATATATCACTCGGAGCATGTGTAATAATTACTCTTCGATAGGCTGGATCACGCATAAATGTTGCATCAATCACCATATCAGATTGCTTTAAATAAGCCTTATTTTGAGAGCCCCCTTGACGAGCCATACGAGCTTTAAAAGTATCCAACATTACCTATCACCATCCCCTAAAGAATTTACTAAATTAGCTGCATCAAGTATAGCCTTTCTAAACTGTACAGGTTCAGAACGTGCCGTCTCTAAACAACTAATAATAGATAATACCTCGGGTTGATAATTAAATAATTTATTTGACCCGCCAACTTGATTAATTAAAGTCTGCAGATGTGCATCTAAAAAGGGGTCATTATTTTCCTTTTGATATAAACATGAAATAATGGCCCCATAAAAATACCTCTTTTGCGCTTGAATTTGATCAGAAGGGATTTCTCCATAAATACTATTCATTGATCATCCCTCCAAATATGAATTGTTGCCATAAGTATAATCACGATGAAGTTTTTGAGCTTCAAGTTTCAATTTTTCATCTCTAGTTTCAAGGCTAGATAAATGCGCCGCTTGAGAATAATATTTTTCCTCTTTCCCACCAAAAACTTGTTTTGTTATTAAGGCAGAATTTAATTGAGGAGCTAACCATTCACGAGCCATCATTACAGCCAATATCTCTTTCTCGATGTCTAGCAAATCAACATTGAATACTCTTAACTCATCATCCCTATCGGACAAATCATTCTTACATTTCCTGAATTTAGAGATAGCACCTACCATCCACTCATGAAACATAGCATCTGCATCTTCCTGTGAAATCTCGGCTAATTCAAAATCCGTCAAATATCTAGCGCAACGATTATAAATTTCATCATAGGTGGTCATGCTACTACCTCCTATTATTCAATCATTAGTCTTAGTTCTGTTCCAAGAGCTTCATCAATTGCTTTAATCTTAGCGATACTATCTAAAGAACCGTCACGAATCTTTTCCCCAGCAATATTCTTAACTGGTTCTCTAAAACCAATAGGCATATCACGAAGTTTCTTCTTAAATTGATTAATTGGGAGAGAGAACAGCCCGTCTATATCAAGTGCCATAGTCTTATCATATACTGCTTTTAACTCAGGCCACTGATCAAGCAATCCCTCATCTTCAATGACAAAGTATGGATTCATAAGATAAGTAGACCTAGTAGATCTAAGAGCCTGAAGGTCTTGGAACTCTACTTCGGTAGTATCACCATAATTTGACCAAATATAAAGAAGCTTTGACTTCTTACCGGGTAATAGCAATTCGCCATATGTAACAGATTTACACAAAATTAAATCATCTTGTGCAAACTTACGTAGTTCTTTTTTCTGAGGCTTCTCAACAGCCGCATCAGTTTCTGTCTTTTTAGTTCTTGTATTCGCCATATTAAATTTCTCCTTTTAATCCTTTTATAATTAATTTTGTATTGTAAATTAAGCAGTGAGAATCTTCCAATAACCAAACTTCTGGTTGGTGATAACGCCAACACCCATCTTGGTCTGAACCTCGTAATCATATGTCATATCCATATGCTCACCAGCATCCTGAACCTGATACATCTGAGTGTCACCTTCGTACACCAATTTAATCATGGGTTCAATACCAACAGGCATAATGAATAGAACATCATTGGCAATTAGATACTGAGTAGTGTCATTAAGCTTGAAGCCCTGCTTAAGCTCAACAAGACGGATGCCTTCCCAATAGCCGAAACGACCAGTGGTGTACTTCTCGTTCTTCATATCGCCAGAAGCCCAAGAAACATTGGTAAGGTCATAAACCTTAGATAGAGCAGCATAAGTACCCATGATAACAACTTCCTTACCAGTAGCCATACCAACATCCATAACTAAAGTACGTAGGGTTTCCTTAGTAGTATCATTAAGAACAGAAGACTTATACCACTGAGCACCTAGGCCAGAACCAACACCTATTAGAGCCTCATATAGAGCCTGATTGACGTAACGGTCAAATGCCTCAGTAATCTTACCAACTAGAGTTGCGAAATCTTCAACACCAGTTAGAAGTCTCTCAAACTCAGCATAAACCTTAACGGCATACCAGCTAGTCTCAACGGAGAAGGTCTTACCAGCACCGAGTCTCTGTCTGATTATATCGTGGTGATTACCACTAACCTTCATAACAGAAAGAACACTGTCATCAGGAACATAGAATTCATTCTTATCGCCAAGAGCCATGTTCTTAGTATCAACATACTCTCTGAAGAAAGGATTCTCCTGCCAGCCGCTGATTAGGGCATCATCAATAACCTCTTCGATTAGGTCGAAAAGGACTGCCTGATTTCTACGAATACCTCTACGAACTTCTGCCTTAGTGGACTTCTCGTCGCAACCAATAACATTACGGAAAATTTCTACTATCTTCTTATTCGCTTCCTTAGCACTAACACCATCAAGAGCATCATGAGCATAATCAAGCATTAGCTGATTGAAAGCAGTATAATCACTTTCATTATTTTCAAAAACGTCTCTAACGTTCATATCAAACTGCATAAATTTCTTCATAATTATTTCCTCCTTCCTTAATCCTTCAATTATACACCGGTCTTAACGACAAAAATTCTGTAAGAAACAGAATTAGTATAGCTGACCTTTTCAATAATCTGACCAACAAAACCAGAAGTACCTGCAGTAGCAGCTTCCTTATAAAGACCGCTATCCACACTAACATAGTTGCCAACAACAGGAGCCTCTGCAAGAGCAGTAATAGCTTCAGAAGAAACAGTGAAAATATCGCCCTCACAAAGCTCGTAAGCTCTCATGACCTCGCCAGTCTTATTGTAGAAATAGCACTCATCCTGATAGCTTCTACGATCAGAATTATAGCCAATAGGAGGAGTTAGGACAAAGAGGGGCTGCTCTCCTGCAGCATAAGCCTTTGCCTTAAAAATCTGTTCCTCTTCAAAAGCACCTCTAGAAACGATGGAGCCATTATCGGTATTAGCAATTGCTCTTAAGCTATAAATATGTCCAGTACTAGTAGCCTTAATTAAGCTAGATTCTGCCACTACATGCTTAGCAACATTAATTTCGTCAAAAACGTTCATACTTTTCATTTCCTTTCATAATTAAAATTTTTATTTAAATATAACAAAAACAGGTATCAACAACCTGTTCTTTACAAAATTTGGCATTATTTATCGAATAATGTGCCATATGCAGAAGATTTTTTATCTTCCTTTTTACTAAAGTTAAATCCAAGACTATGAGATTTCTTATCCTTTGCAGCAAACTTAGCTTTCTTTACACTTGCAGCAAATAGTAAATCACACTTATTTTGAATCTCTTCAACAGAATACTTTTCAGCATCACTCATAAGAGCTTTAAATTCATCAGATTCTCTAATGCTCTCATATGCCTCATCAGCAAAAATAGTATCCTTAGCGGCCTTTTGCTCTGCAGCATCGTAATTATCCTTAAAGGTCTTCAATTCATTATACTTTGCTTCTAACTCAGCATAATCACCACGTAGCTTATCAACAGCCAACTTCTCAGATTCAGTTAATAGCATCTGGAATAGTTCTGTGCGCTCACCCTCAAGAGATACATTCTCACCATCAATAGCATAACCTTGCTTATAGAATTTTCCATAAATCCAACCCTGCATTATAAAATAGTTATCAAAAACAGCATAAATCCCATACCATTCATTATCATTCTCTTCATACTCCCCAAGAAGATTATAAAGAGCATATCTAATATCCTCATGAGAAATTTCAACCTTAAAAGTCTTTACAAAATTTTCGCCCTTCTTTTTAGACTCATCGTCATCTTCGGGTTCATCTTCCTCGGGGTCTTCTTCAGGATCTTTTTCATCATCAGTCGGATCAGTTTCATCTGTGGGATCAGTCCCCTCTGCAGGATCAGTACCATCACCAGCATCGGGATCGTCATCATCATACTTCTTATTCTTAAACTCTTCAAACGCCGCATCAAGCTCTTCATCTGACATATTTGCATAATCAAAATCTATCTCTTCTGCGGTAAAACCATACTTTTCTAGAAGCTCCTCAAAATGTCCCATTTCTTCTTTCACTCCTTTCGTATTGTTTTTATTGAAATTAGACAATGTACTATCAAGTTTGCCTAGTATTTCAACCAATTTTTCTTGATAATTAAATACAGGTTCCTGCTGACAGAAATCTGCAATATCAGCTCTTGCGCCTAACATGCCTTCCCCTATGGGATTACCATGTTCATCACAACCCAATAGAGTACAACCGCCAAAATAAAAATCAGTTATATCAAGATATTTTTCTTTAGCATTATAAGCAAGTTCGTTGATAACTAACTCACAACTTACCTTTGTACCATTCTTTCTACGAATAATATTCGCCGCCTCAGTATATTCTTCAGGAATAACGGCATATGCATTAACATATGTTTTATCATTCTTTTCATCATATTCAAGCCATGGCTCATCAACCGTAAAACATCCAACTTGCTTCTCTGTATAAACTATCTTTTCATCACCATATTCATCCTCTTCTATTTCCATATTGTGAGCATAAAAGTCATATGTCCCATCATCAAGCTGATGAATATAAGCTAAAACTGGTCTATACTTCAAAGTAGGCATAGCAGTTTCCATATTCTCTTTAGAAATATGGCTCCCATTTCTATTGGTTTCAGTATGACAAACCTTGAATTTTAATTTAAGCATACCCGGCATATCATTATCTGATACTTCAAAATTTGCAGGAGTAGAAACAACAATTGGCTGTCCTTTTTCTTTAGAGCTAAAATTAACAGACTTATTTTGTTCTACAAAGAACTGATATAAATTATCAAGCGTTAAAATTTTATGCATGTAATTTCCTCCTTTCTTGCAGAATAACTATAAACTCTAAAAAGAGATTACAGACATAAAATATTAGTAAATGCTATTTTTTTGCCATATTCGGCAAAATTAAAATTCGTAGGTGCATTTATAAAAACCCACGAACCATTATTATCACTTATTTGCTTAAAAATAGAAGCAAGCTTCTTTGCCACTTCAGGATCTTTTGTAACAATAAATTTCTTAGAATTCATGGCAATTCCTCCTTACTTTGCATTTTTCTCGCCATCTTTTGTGGCTTCGCCTTCATCACTCAAAGGCCCATCACTTGGAGGTCTTCCATCAGAACCATCACCATTCTCTGATAAACCAGACTGAACATTTGAAGATACAAGTGGAGCAACCCACTTTGTTTTAGCTAATCCAAGTTTGTCTTCAAGATATTCTAAAGCACGACACTGAGCAGGATTAACCCCTAATAACGAAATCATCTGCATTTTAACTGGTAAACCATATTGTCCAAGTTTTAATAATTGCTCAATCTTGTCATCTTTAAAATATTTACTTACATCAGAAAATTCAACAATAACATCTTCTACCCCAAGATTCTGTTTAATATAAAAGTTAACCCATACATTAAACTGAGAAACAACTGCCATTGCAGACATGCTCTCGGCCATCATAGCATATTTAAAGCTTGTACTATTAGTAATCTTATTTGAATTTAATACAATATCTCCATTAGCTTCAATAAGATTTGCGTATGCCTTATTAACGATATTAGTGTCCTCAGCAGCATTCTGGTTAAAGTCAATACTATCCAAATCCATTGGAGATAAACCCATAGCAATACCTTCTGGAATAATACCTAATAACTTTTCGTAAAATTGATTAGCAAGCTCCAAATCTATTGCAAAATCATCAACTTCATTTGATCCTTGAATCGTAGGAATCTTCGCCCAAATTAATTTATATGCACTTAGCTCATCCTTAACTGCTTGAATTTGAGATAAATCAACAAGATCAATTAAAGAATTGAACATGCCTGAAAATGGAGGTACAGGATAATTTAAGTTATCTTCATTAATCTTTAAACAAAACGTTTGTTCGGGAGGTAATTCTTGCCAACGCAATTTACTATCAGATTTATAAGAATTATACATCTTCTTAAAAACAGGGTCATACACATCAAGATAAAAACTATTAGAACCATCAAAAAATGAAAAGTTAAATGCAAAATTTATTTTTCCACTATAATAATCTACACTTGAAATTTTACAATAATCAGGGTCTAATATATGTATAAAAAACATATCTTCTTCTGGGTTGCCATAACAAAATCCAAATACAACATCGTCCAACCATGCTTTAATTAAGCATTTACGAATCTGTGTATCTAAATGCATCCCTTGAACATAATTGCTGGTCTTAATATAATTCTGATAAGAAGATTCTTCGACTTCGCCATTATCATTTAATTTAGGATAAACAATATAACTTTTTGCATCAAATTGGTTTGCCTTATTTAATACCAATCTTCTATATACATGACTAACAGTATATAAAAATTCAGATAAATTCCTTAAGTTTTTCTGGTTCGCTTCCGTGGAAGGATTCTGCAAATAAGATCTTAAATTTTCCTTAGAATATACTGTATAAGACCTAGATTGATTTTGAGTTAAATCAATTAGCTGCAAAATATCTTTTACCGCAGCAAATTTTGCTCTAGCTTTTTCATCTTTCTGGAGAGCCTCAATGCGCTCTTGTTCTGTTAATTTTTTCTTCTTTTGCTCAAACGTTTCCAAAGGCATCGGCCTCCTTTCTTATCCAAATAATTTTTTAACTTGTTTCCCTTGTCTAACTGGGAGCATATCTATTATGCTATGATCTGGGGTACGTTTCTTATTACGAATACGCTCTGCACGTTTTTCTGATAAAAATAATCCAGCTAACGCAAGACAATAGGCACGGTCATCATGCATAGTTGCATCACTTGCTCCTGTGTCTGCATCCTTATGAGAGGGGAGCTTAAATGCATCCTTACCAGAATCACGTTTTGTTCTACAAATATTAACAATCTCTTCTTTCATTGCATCAATTTGCTTAAGCGCAATTTCTTCATCTATGCTTAATCTATACATTTTAACCTTACCAAGGTCAATCTTGTCTAATTCATCTTGAAGCTTTTCTTCATATTCAGCTTGAGAGATAGTTAATTTATCCAATTTTGCCTTAATTTCATCAGTTTTTCTTTTTTTTGTTTTCTCATCAACTTCAAATAAATTGATGTATCCCTTGCCATCATATTCCGCTGGGAATGTTATTAAATCCGCTTCTACCATCTTAATAAGAGCCTCATAAGCCTCAGATTTCCATGCACTTGGATTTAATAATCTTAATTTATTTACCGCATTTGGGAATCTTTTTACATATTCTTCGGAATACTCTTTATCAATAAGCCCACGATGTACCTTACCAGATTTATCAGTCCAATCTTCCATCAATGAGTCTCCGACCCAAGAGTTACCACCACCACCAGCACCAGCATCTGCCATAAAAATTTCTATATTATCATAATCAAGAGCGTCCCCATTATAATTAACCAAAATATCATGGATCTCTTTCATTTGCTCTTGATAACGCATCGGTGTTTTTCTCCTCAACCCTATATCAACAAAGCTAATACAATTAAGTACATCTAACATATAGCCCTTTTCTTCATCATCTCTAAGTTCACAAATCAACATAATAGAGTTATCCGAGCTTCTAGCAGGGTCATAAAAGACCGCAATTTTTCTTTCATTCGTATCATTAGATAATATAGGCTTTCTCGCGTATGAATTTCTTGTAATCCATGCTCTTTTAATAATTTGTCCAACTCCACCATCTTGCGTAAATCTGTTATAATACTCACGCAATGCTTTCTCAGGATTATTTCTCATTTCTGAGTCAACAGTTTCTTGAGTCAACAAAGAAGCAGGATAAATTTTACCACCAACAGTTCCTTTAATAACAACATCACAATTTATATCTGCAACAAAATAATCCTTATTTCCAAGTATCATTTGCTTAGAAAAATCTCGATACTTTTCATAAAATGGAGTATCTACAGAAGATGCAGAAGATATATAAAATAATTGGTTAGGCACTTCTTTTGGTAATGTCTTAATAGTATCTTGGTCAACGTCACCACCAAGTTTCAAATCTTTATTAACAATAGTAAAAGCAGCGTAAACTTGCATCATATTTTGATCAAGCCATCCACACTCATCGAAAACAACCATATTACCACGAGCGCCTCTTCGCTTATCAACATTACTATTTAAAGTTTTAGTGAAAGAACCATTATATAAAGAATAAAAGTGGCCAGAAGGATTATGCACAAATCCATCACCCGCAGCATTTTTAACTTCAATTTCTTGCTTAAAAATACCAGTCAAACCAGTCATAGATTCAATATTCTGATTTGCAATATTCTCAAGAGTCTTAAATGTTAAAATTGCTTGGTCTCCAGAACCAGAAGCTATATAACTCCAATAGTTATTAAACAACATACCTTTTGACATAAGAATAAGGTCTACTATGGTCGATTTACCATAACCTCTTGAACACACCCAAAGAGTATATGGAGTTGTCCAACTCTTCGCAATACAATATGCCTGTGCATCAAATAATTCCGCACCAAGAATATCCCTCATAAATTTAATTGGATTTCTTTGATAATACGCTTTAATCTCTGCAAGTTTTCTATATCCTTCTAACTTTCTTTCACTCATTTGATACTCTGTTGGCTTAACAAAGACAGAATACTTTGGTGGAACCCAAATTGTTTTCTCTGGGACTACAATTTCGCTCATTCAACCACCTCAGTTTCATCTTCATACAAAATAGTATCATTTGAACACATACCACTAATATCAATACCTTGTTCTTCTATATATTTCTTTAAATCTAAATTCTCACGAAGTAAAATCCTTGCTTTTTCTTCATTAGAATCTGCTTTTTCTTGAAGTTTAGTAATCATCTCTCTCTGTGTTGCCAGCATTTCAGTATAATCATTTTCATCAAGAGCAATTTGTTTCATAATAGAAGCATTGCTAATATCAGCAACCTGTCTCATACCCTCGGCTGTTCCAATATCAAATGCATTAACTTCTGCCTCTCTTAAATTAATTTCCTTAAGCTTTTTAACTTTACCTGTAAAGGTATTTTCTCCTTTACTAGCATTTTTATTATGCTTAAGACTAAGGCAGCTCTGTTCTGCAAGCTGAGAAATAGTAGCACTAACTTTTTGTTTAGAATCCAAATAGGATTTAATTTCGCCAGATTTATTAGAAACATTTGGGGAAGCCATTGCCTTGGCAATCATATCATCAAGCTTTGCTTGTTGAGAAAATCCTCTAACAATAGTAATAGCAGAAGATGTTCTCATCATATCTTCATTGTCTCCCCCTAAATCCAAATAGCCAATTAATTGAGAGTAGAGTAATGGTTTATCTTCTTCTTGCTCATGCTCGAATGGATCATAACCAAGCAACCTTATTACATCAGCTCTATTTTTTTCATACTCTTCACTAATTTCTTGTGACTTAGGAACATCATCATTTTGCACTTCCTGACGAGCCTGTTTAAGAGCTGACTCTTTATAAGACGTAAACAAGTCTCCATCTCTCCAGCGCAAGCCAATATATTGTTTCATTCCAATATTTTTAATATATGCAGCCCATATATTAGTACGTTTCAGGCCAGAATCATCGTTAATATACTCAAAATAACTAGAATCCCATATTTTATCTAAAAATGGTTTATCCAAACGTTCAAGTGCTTCTTGCACAGAAGCTTTAGTACAATCATGATATTCTTTGGTACGGGAATCCCAATTTCTGGCTATTTTCTCTGCACAATCTTTACACATTGTAGTTTTGCCAGTCATTACAAGTGGATCTGAGCTCATATAAAACTCAGTTTCTACCTTTTCCTTATTGCAATATGGGCATAAATATTTTTTCTTTTCTTCTCTTTTAGGAGTAGCCCTTTTACTAGGATTTCTTGGTGCCATCGCTCTTCCTCCCTTCGTTTAGTATTTTTTAAAGAGGCATTATTCTGCCTCTTTAGCCTTTAATTCATCATTAATTTCTGCAAATGCCTTTTCAAAAGTTTCATTTCTCTCAAAGACAAAAACACTCTTAACAGGGTTATCCCTATCTGGTTTTATATCAATAAGATTACAATTACGCTTCAGAAGGGCTCTACATAGCCCAGCATTAAATATCAATTTTGCTTTCTTTTCTTCCATTTGTCTTTTTCTTCCTTTCAATATAACAAAACGGCAGTAAAGTATAATTACTGCCGAATAAATAATTTTGTATTGTATTAAAATGCTATGTTATAAGTACAAACCTTACCATCTTCCTGATTAAAAATACATAAAGTTTGTCCAGCTTTAGAGTATAGTCTCTTATTATTTGCATAATTATCAGTACCACATAATGATCTGACCAACACATTCTCTATGCCATAAGGGTCATTTGAGTCAAGATGATGCTTATCTCCACTAAATGTATATTCAACATCAAACCCATATTGCTTATGGAATAATGTATGCATATCCATGCCTATCTTTTCAAACCTATCTAAATCACCATGAACACCAATAATATCATGTCCAAGAACATTCAAATAAATAAACTCATAAAAATCATTGCTTTGTATAAATACCTTTTTGCTATTTATAAATCTTTGATTAAGCCACCAAGGAATGACTTTCTCCATATTATCTGAATGAATACTATCGTCTTTCTTCTGCACAGTTCTTGCATGATTGCCATAAGTAGAATAGACATGAACTTCATTAACTTTAGTCGAAACTTCATCAATAAATTCTGCAATCAATTCAGTAACATGAATCAACTGGTCACAACAATCTTCCTCAGAAGCAACCCTAACCGTTGAATGAATTGCCCCTGAAATAAAATCTCCAAGCAATAGAACATGAAGCCTATTCACATTATGTAAGCTTAAATACTCCTTGCACTTCGCACACAACGTATTAACTCTTTCAACACATGTAGCCACATCAAATTTATTCCAAATATTATCAGTCACCATTCCATAGTGCCAATCCGTCAAGCAAAGAACTGCATCATTCTCAGAATTCATATAAAAACTTACATTATCCATCCCGAGTTGCTTTTCAGAATTTAATCTATTCGCAGCCTTGATAAGCTCTTCCGTTAAATGGTCAGAACGTGCGTCCATGGCAAGAATCTTATTATATTCACGCCTTTGGTCTTGAAACTGTTTCTTGGCTTTATATAATTCATCTTTTTCTTCACGAATTTTCTTCAGGTATTCATCATCAGTAAAAATCTTGTCCTCATTAGCCTCAAGCATTTTAGAGTAAGATTGATACTGCTTTCTATATCTGCTCTCATCAAAATTATGTCCAAGAGCATCATTCAAAATATCCGCGATGTCTTGCCACGTCCAGCCCTGAGTTTGCTTCATCTCACATATCCTTAAAATATACGAATCTTCTGCTTCATTCTCAAATCTCTTATATTCCATATTTATACCTCTCACTCGTTTATTTTTTGCTTAAAGGTATCTGTAAATCTTGCGTAGGGGAGGACTCTCTCAGGAACAATAACATCATCCTGATTTCTAGGATCTTTTGCCTCATGCTCAGGAACTCTACGTGACCCTATTATTAACCCCTTAGCAATTTGAATTTCAACATTATCATCTACCTCTGCCTGATTAAGATATTCAATAATCATATCTTCAAGAGCACTTACAAAACGTTCTGTTGAGTTCTTATAAAATTTAGTTCTCTTGCTTAACTCATCAACAATATCTTTCTTTTTTAGGATCATCTATGTACACCGCCTTACTCATAGTCTTCATCATAATTCAGACTGAGTTTACAAGTCTTGTCTTTAAAATCAGCCATTAAATCAGATAGAGGTATGAGTTCTCCAGTATCAGGATTCTCTATTGCGACAATATCATCTTCTATTGAAAGAATGCCCGTGGCATTCAAAGTATATTTACGACTAAATGCTGCTTTACTCATTTTCTTGTTCCTCCTATTTATTCCAATTCATCCGCTTTAGTACTCACAATGCCTCTATGATTTATAGTTAGATTGCATATCTGAGCATAAGGTTCATTTCTATAATGTTCTATATATCTAACAAACCCACTATTTTCAGGGTGATAATATAGATCGCATTGCCCACTATGTCCAATAACAATTGTCTTAGAAGTATCAGAAATTCTTGTTAACACTTTCTTTAATTCATCAAGATACATATTCTGACTTTCTTCAATTATAATCACCTTATTTTCTAAATTACAACCTCTTAAATAAACATGAGAAATGCAATCAATATAAGCGGTTCCATTCTTTTGATTTTCTACGCCCTCTTGAATAACCGTAGTATAGGGATTAATCCCAAGCTTTACTAAAGCATCATACAATGGAGCGGTATAAATAGAAATTTTTTCATCCACACTACCGGGAAGGAATCCAAGTTTAGCCTCCTGTACAGGACTAACTATATATACTATTCCATCATATTCTCCATGCTGAACCAAAAGATTCGCTGCCGCTACTGCCATAAGTGTCTTACCAGTACCAGCTCTTGCATTTGCAAAAACAATTAATTTATCTGGATTTAAAATAGCATTTACAAATTCTTTTTGTTCATCATCTAACATTAATCCATAAAACGGATGTTCATTTATATTCTTTGGTGCTTCGCCATGCTCATTTGTAACAGCCTTTTTCTTTGTAGCCATACAAACCCTCCCTTGCATTAAAATAGTTCATCGAATGACTTAATAATTCCATCGATTACCCCATTAGTTAATGCATCTTCTTCATTCATATAAACGTCATCCTTCTTAAGCTTATTCTTCATCTTCGTATCAAAATTTGTCCTACTATAGACGTACTCATTAATACTCTTATTCATCTTATCAAAAAAGTTCTTAGCTGATTCAATCTGTGCCTGAGTACCTTCGTACCTTCCAGAACCCGCATGAAACATTACAGCAGTACCGGGAAGAGCTAAACGCTTATGTCCACATGTAAGTATATCTGCTGCAGCAGAATATGCTGTGCAATATACGCATGTCCAAACAGGAGTCTGACTAATTCTCATTGCTCCAATTATTGACTGTTCACACTCGACTGAACCACCGGGGGAATCTATCATAACAAGAATACGTTTTCTTTCTTCCGCAGATTTACCAGCATCTTCTTTGTTGCATTTCATAATAAATTCTACAAGATCAAGACTATTATCAGAAATCTGACTATCTAGCCAATAAATTCTATCTTGCTCATCCCTATAGTAATCCCTGAGATTTGGATCAGGTAATTGTAGATTCGCAATAGGTTCAGGAACTCCCACCAATACATTACTTAATAGTTCGTCCATTCTTTGTACCTCCGTTATTGTTTTTATTAGTTTAATACAAGGCATATCCTTATATCATTACTATTTTGCCCCAACTTTAGTTAGCTAAAGTGCCAAAAATGCAAGAGAATACCTTGCATTTTTGACATTAATTTTGTGCTGTCGAATTGACAAATCACTTCACATTTTTATTGTACCATCGCTTTTGTCTCTCTCTATTAATCAATTTGTTATGCTCCGTTTGACATTTTTCACATCTACAAGTTGCTGTTGCCAATGGATTAATAACTACATCAATTCCACAATCAATGCAAACAATCACTTTATTTTGAGCTGGCACACACTTTCTGCAATCTTCACATTTTTTAATTTTATTAGAATATGGAATCATCTTAGTATGAAGTTTGTTCCACTTTAATTTAATTTCAAATAATGCTCCGCATTGTGAACACTTTCTTATGGCAGGATCTCCATTATTAAATCTTTCTTGATATTTTTCAAAAGACTGCTCTTTATGTCTTCTTCTTATTGTATTTTGCATAGAAGAAATTTGCTTTAATATAGAAGACTCAGAACGAATATGATTCTCTCCACCAGATTTTAAATTATATCCCTTATCTGGATTTGTAGTTTCTAATTTTTCTATTAATAATTCTTCAAAATGATTAGCTTCTTCCTGAGTTAAATTTGAAGCAATGACTTCATGCTCAAAATTATCCCAACCATATTTTTGAATAGCATGATAAAAATATGAAGATAATTCATACCCTAATCCATTACGCCAACGTTTATTTGGATCGTCTCCATATTTCGTTTGTCCCACATATTTTTTACCATTGATTTTATTGGTATGCATATAAACACAATAGGTGTCATTATAAATTTCCATTATCACTCATTGCAACCTTTCTATTTTTCATCATTGCATTTCTCTGATACTCTAACTGCTTTTGATGCTGACATTCTTCACATCTACAGCTTCTCTTATTAGAAGATGCTACAATAAAATGAGTTCCACATTCAATACATTCAATTTCTTTAATACCCATTGGCTCATAATTTTCTCTATGAATACTACAATATTGCATTGCATTATTTCTTACCCTAAACCATCTTCCACAAGTTTTGCACCTCTTATAGCCACCATTCTTATAATTCAAAAAGGCATAAGCAAGCTCTAAATAATCATATTCATCAAGGGTAAGAACAACTTCTTCCTCCTCATGATCCACAAAAGCGGCAGTCAAGGCATTATATCCAATACTAAAATTCTGTTTAAGGATTCCTTCTCTATATGCAAATCCAAAATATAGATCTCTTTCTTTCGCAGGTATTGAGACTCTTGCAAATTTAAAAATTTCAGAGGTCTTTGCATAAAAGGTATCATTATCTCTTTGACTCTCAGCATTTTGATACTTAGCTAAAGCTAATACTACAAATGCAATTTTTTCTTTTTTAATATCACCAAGGGACATAATTTTATCCATTTCCTTTTTAGTAATATTAATCAGATTGACATCCTTGATTCTATATTTATAAGCCTTATTAATATCCTTATTAATAATATTTACATATCCCTGATACATAAACCCTTGATAATGCTTTTCCATAAATTTAACAATTTCCCAGAACACGTCCTGCGGATCAACCGGATTTAATTGTGTATAATAAATTGCGGCATTCCAAATAGCTTTATTTTCACTTAACCCTTCAACATTACCATCTTCTATAATGTTATAAATTCTACTTTTTTCATTAAAATTAAACTTCATCTATACCGTCACCTCCAATTTTTATAGTTTTATTAGAAAATTTAGTACCGCAACACCAAAAATCTGCTTCTCCACATTTTTCAGGATATGTCAAAGTATAATCATGCTTTTCTAACATATTTTTAATAATTTGTCCTCCACAAATATCCCAAACTATACTTTTACTCATCTTGCCGCTATAACAAATGTCTAAAAGTATATCACATAGAGATTCTTCATTAGGACAAACAGAGGTAACATCTTCTACAAGAGTTTCAAGAAGTCTATCTTTATCCGCTAAAAGTACTTTTCTTTCTTCTTCATTATTAACTTTTCTACTATTCAAGGTCTTTAAATCCATTAAATAATGTTCGCACAAGGATTTTATTTCAGCATACGAAGCTCTTTTTACATCATTTTTTGATTTATAAATTGTATAATCAAATTCAACATCCTCACACGAAAAATTTTCTTTAAATTCACTCTCTATTTTATGACATATACGATTCATAGTAGAAGGGGACATATCAATTGGGCATTTTGCAGAACAATAATTAACAAATTTCTCAGTTTCACCATCTAAATCGCCCAATTTTAACATTTCCTCAAACGAAATTCCATATAAACTGGTTGATTTTGAGTTCGCTTCTTCAATAAATTTTTGATAATTAATTCTTTCTGCATCATAGTTATATATGAAGAAATAAGGCTTTTTATGAGCACAAATCCTCTGATTAAAGCGTTTTTGTTCTTGAATTTCCTCAGAATCATCAGATTGAATAATATTTGCTCCATAATTATGCCATTCTTTAGGCATCGGGATAGGTAAAATTCCTTTTGCCTTGTCAATCTCTCTTTGTTGCAATGCCTGCCCACATTGAGTTCTATATCTAAGAGCTTCGTACTCTTTGCTGCCGGGAGCATAATTTGCCATTAAACTTGTCATTTGAGTAATTTTATTTGTTATAGAACCAATTTTGCTACCAAATCCAGCCTTATTAGATGCAATTACATCATCTTCTGTCACAATCTTTTTGGGAGCCTTAGTCTGTATACAATTTAAAGCAGGAAGATTAGTTTGTCTTCTCATTAAAGGAGCATTATTTGTTGTAAATAAAAGATCTCCATCAAAATCAAAGCCATTTAGCGCCGCTGGCATAGTGTCCCAACCATTAACAACTATACAGGTATCAATATATTGAAACCAGTAAAGAGCTTTTTGTTTTTTACAAATATTCTGAGCCACTATTGAGTGAGCATTGCTCATTGGAGCTCTAAAACAAAGCACTCTATCAACACCCTCATCATACCAATATTTGCTATAAATTTCTCCTGCATCTAAAATCCCATGAGGTTCTAACCCGAACATACTCTCACAAAGAGCATATAAGTCCCCTGAAAGAATTTGAAAGTTGCCATGTAAGTCCAAAACCCCAATTTTAGCATCTTTTATGCGCCTATTAATCATTTTTTTGATTTTTGAGCGAATATAAGGGTCATTTATCGTATTTTTATCAATCATAAGTGCTTTTGCAATATTATCCGCACTCATAACATTATTTTCATTCAAACCTTTGCCGCATAAATAAGCTATACTTTTTCGAGGGTCTAACCCCATAATGTCTTTTATTTCATTAACAGTAGGGGAGACAAGCTCATCAATATCCTCATCTGTAAGGTTTAAAGATTGGATAAATTGATAATTTAATTGTCTTATATCATCATTTTCTTCTTCAGAAGTCTTTGTAACTCTTAAAGTATATTTATTTTCAATACATTTTTGATAATAATCTTCCCATGAAGAATAACTTCCGCATAATTTAAGCTGACTTTCAGTCAATATTAAATCTGCATCTCTGATGTCTCTTTCTTGCCCCCAATAATCCTTAATTAAATATTTTTCAGGACAATTTTCAGAAGCACCAACAACTTCTTCCGCAAATTTTATAAAATCAAAAGTCAAAGCCATACCTTTTGTGAATGCGCAACGCATATTACATCCACTCATTGTATGCTCTGGATCTCCATTCAGTTCACCATTCCATCTTTTTGACAAATGGGGGAGCATCATTGAACACCCATCAGACATATTATTTTCAAAATCTTCATTATGCTTTTCAGTAACTTTTGGTTCTTTTGTAGGATCGCTATCATCAATCTCTATAAAATCAGTTTTAAAATGGACAATGCAATCCTTAACTACGATTATACCTCCGGGAATTTTATTATCCCCAGTTCTCGGCCAACTAACGGGTATAGAAGCACTTGCAGCCAGAGATTCGTAGGCCCCATATTTAGCAGGAGACAATTTAACTGATGTATTTCTACCATTTTCTATGCGCCTTTTTAGTTCATCATGAATATTAATCATGCTACCATTATATTCAACAAATCTATCTGCAGCATAAACAACACTAGATGTTTTTACACCATTTGTCGTACAAATAAGGCGTTTATATGGAATGCCATTTATTTTAAACCCCTGATTAGCTCTATCATAATCACCTTTTTTATCTATTACTAAGCACAAATAGTCTTTTTTAAACTGTAGTTCATATAAATCCTTATATTTTTTTGAAACTTCTTCTTTATTTTCTGTACTATTTGGCTGTTTTTTAATCTCTTTTATTTCTTTTTTGATCTGTTTTGCTTTAAAATCATAATCTTCTGTTCCATTTAATTCATTAATCCAAGTCAAAATTTGTGAGTCAGCTAAAGAAACAACCACTCCGGGAATCTTTCTTGCATCTGATAAGGGCAAATTTAAGTCCCAATTATTTTGTTTTAATAAGCTTGAATTAATTTTATATATAAATTGCTGTGTTTTTTGCGCTTTCGCCAATAATCATCACTCCAATCTTGTGGATTGTATGATAATCAATCCTCGATATCTTTCATAATAAAACAATTTTCACAATACACTTCATGCTCAGGGAATATTTCAACGTATTCTCCTGTGATAGGTTCTCCACAGCCATCACAAAGCATTGCCTCTACATAAGTACCTCCACAATAAGGGCATCCCCTCCATGTTTCATAAGGAGGAGAGTCCAAACCATGTTTGTCCATCCAATATTTAGGGGTTTCAAATGTCTTTTGACAATCTAAACATACATACATAAGTGATCACCTCATATTTCAATTTGCTTATCTGAAGCATAAAAAGCACTCCACTTGTTTATATTCGCTTCTGCCTCTTTTATAGTACGATAGCAATTACCAAGCTTATATCTCATCCGGTCTACATCATTATTGATCCACTCTTCTTCCCACGTCAGTCCATCTTCGGCAACATAATAATATGCACCATATTTTATAGGTTTCCAAGGCTTACGCCTAATTTTTAGCTCTCCAGTAAGTAACAAAGTAAGTATCAACCCTTGTACAGCCCCATCTTTTCGCATAAGCCCTTTCCAAGTCAATACATAAGTACCGTAATCCTCTATTATGAATTCTTCATCAAGCTCTATGCCTAATAATACAGCAATTTCATTCATGTGATTTTTCTCCATTTTGTGGCTCCTCCTTTATATCAACGTCATATCCAAATGTTGCAAACCAATATAATAATTTTGTTTTACTCACATATTCCCCAGAACTTTGAGTAAGTTGTTGCATCAATGCATTCTTTGAAATAACTCTCATTCCATCACCTCAATTATGCATAACTCTTTATTTTCACCTGATGGGATTGCCTGAAAGCTAATGTTTGTTGTCAAAGTCTGGTTCTGTACAAATGAACAAAGCCGACTTCCACCCATCCCTATTACATTTGTAGTCTCCATACTAAATTCCATATTCATATCTCGCATAGGTCTAACAAGCTGTGTAATATAACAAGGCATGCCATTAATATTACTTTTAATTTTCAAATAAAATGGTTCCTGAGCATCTATATCAAGAGCAGATAAATCATAATAACTAGTTCCACAATATGGGCACTTATTTAATTCAATGTCATATGGGGCCCCACAATTTGGACAATTTCTTTGATTCATATTGCACCTCAAATATACTGATAATCTATATGTCCACACTTGTTGCACTGATATTGATATTTAGGAAGATAGGAAGCAAGTTCATACATCTCATTACGACACATACCCCCACCACATTCAGGGCAAATATACTTTGGTTCAGACCATTCTTTTTGCTGAAGCGTGTCCTCAGCAAATTTACGATATTCTTCCTCAGTAGGCAGATTTGCATCCAATCCAGTCACAAACACATCCCCTGTATTCTTACCAGAATGTATAGTAACTGTTTTTCCACCAGTCGTTGTTACAGTATTGCAACGATAAGTCCCAATCATATTATTTGGACAACTTTGGCATGGACTTACAATACTCCAATAAGGTTTGCTAATCCACTCACAATGTCTACAAAAATCATACATCTTACATACCTCCTATTGGTTCCGCAGCTTCCCAGCTCTCATATACTTTACCATCACTACGAAAAACATAATAACGTCCCTCAGCCTGCTGACACGTGGTATCTACTCTAACAGAGAGAGTACTACCATTACGACTTTCCATAATTTCATAAAAATTATCTATATTACCGGGACGATGATTAGCAATCCAAGCATTTATTCTATCATCTTCTCCCTCATTCAATGCCTTAAACGTAACCTGATCAAACCCCATAGGGGAGAAATTATCCTTATTGAGGAATCCAAAGCCATCGCGCAATATCATTACCATTCGATTAGTACACCAAGTAGGCTTAGTATAACGCCACGCACTTAGATATTCACGAGGATTCGTAATTGAATAACTGAGCACTTTAATTGAACGAGGAAGATCCCGCTCCTTCAACGATAGATTATGAGTCTGAAATTCTACCTTGCACCCAAGATCAGAACACTCATTGGCTACTTTAGTTGCCCATCGCATATTCTGGGACGGGTCGCACTCTCCTGTAATTATAACAGTCGGATATCCGTCAATCTTCTTGCTGTACTCAATAAGAAAATCACGAAGCTTTTTGAAATAGCGCTGCTCATCAGTGCCATAAAGGTCATCAAACTTATACTCATGCTTATGCCCACGCGCCACACAGAAAGGGCAATGATACACGCAAGGCTGATACGGTGCAGAAATCTGTATATTCATTTATTCTTCTCCTTTCATACAACCAATTGGGAACACAAAATATTTACATTCCCAGCAAGGATTAGATACATCATCGTCATCTCCATTACAAACCAAAGAGCCGTCTATTTTCTCAATCATTAGAACTCTCCTTTCATCCAACCATCAATGATAGTAAAATTACCCATACCATCACTATGAAAATGTCTATATTCATCCCAGTCAAGAAGATGCCTATCATAACACGGACTCTCATAATTACGAAACTGTTTGAGAAGCTCCGCATCTGAAAGCTGCCGTTCAATACGCTTCTTGTTGTTTTTCTCCAGAATGTCATAATTAGTATCTATCTGAATAAGAATATGCTCATCAAAGTCGCGGAACCACTCAAGGTACTGTGTGCGCGAACACTCAGTCGGCGCATTGGCATCAACAATTGTATTGACACCCACCGTCATATTCCCCATAATATGGCACCAAATCTGAAGCCAGATGGCATCTCTATTGAAACGGTCACTCGCACTGCCATTTAAGAGTTCATAAAAGTCTTCAGGGCAAACGATGTCATATCCTTCAAGCTCGCCACGCTTTTCCATCTGGCGAACGAACTCTGACTTACCCACACAACACGGGCCAGTCATAACTATTAGCTTACTCATCTATTGCCCTCCTTAGCTTTCTGTCGAGCCATCGACATACGTTCTGCAAGTGCCGCCCTCTGCTCATCAGTATAATTAACCTGTTTAGGAGGGGAGAGCTTCATCCAGCTCTTAGGTACATGCACCAATATATACCCATCATTGTCTTCTGGCTTTTTCATAATCTGAACCTCATTCTGATGCTTTTCTGCTAATTTATAAATCTTATTAATCCATTTTTGCTCATTAGAACAAAAGGTAGCTATATTTCTATCATTAGTACACTCCATACATGTTTCTTTTAGTTCTACCATAAATGCCTCCTATTGTATTCTATTGATTTTTTGAAGCTATTTTTAATTTTATATGTTCCTAATGAAATTGCCTTGCTTAAAGAATTGGGTGCGAAATTCACGCCGTTTTTCAATAGTCACTATTGGATTTTAACTTATCCTGTCTCCATTCGTGGTTTGAGTGGAGCTTATCTTGTGTCCACTGCTGATTTTTTCTTTCTTCTTCAGCAATGACCTTTTTCATTTCATCAATGAGCTTCTGCTGAGACCGCATCGCCTTTTGTTGCTCTTGATTTTTCTCAACCTTTCTTCTAAAGCGTTTATATCTTAAACAATCAATAAAAGAACGAAATTCATATGTTTCACCAATAAGTTGCCCCGTAATACGCAAGCTAACATGCTTATCGCCTAAATACCATTTATTAGGCGAAATAGTATAAAATGAATAAAATTGCTTAAAAGAAAATTTATATGTATCTTCTTCCAATTCTATCCACCATGTAAACCACCATACTCCATACAGTATGCTCCCTGTTACCAACAAAGCAATTAAAAACTCTAAAAGCATAGTCTTCCCTCTTTTAACTCAAACTCTTCACATCCCCGTCCACTATTGCAATCTTTTTTGCAAAAACGGCAAGGGTTCGCATCGAGAACCAATCTACGAATCACATAAGCTTGATATTCATTCTTTCTGCGCAACTCCTGAATAATAAGATCTTTCTCAGTCATATTATCCCCCTCTCAGTCCCATAAATAATAGAAATACTTTTTAAATAGTTTAAAAAATTCTTCACTAGCCATTTCGCGCATCTCATATATCTTTTTCCAATCATCTGGCTCGAAGTTATCATACATGTCATTTCTTTCATCCATTAGAACAAGAAGTTCAAGCATTCTATCAAGTCCATCATTATAAACCTTTATGCTGCGCTTAGACTGTTCGTCATTATCAAACTCAGGCGGTTCATCAAGAATATAGCCCGTCCCCATGCGATGATGCCGATGCCAAAGTAAAATTTCATGCATTGTATCTATAAACCATTGGTAAGTTTCCCACTGAGCTTGAGGGGCATATCCATGTTGAAGCGTAAAGAAAATACGCTTAATAAAAATTGGTATATCTTTTATATTGCGCCAAAAATAACGACCACGAAAATTAAATAGGCCCCAAGATAAATTATTAGTTCTTTTCATTGACTTCTCCTTAATAAGCAGTTAGTAAGGTTTTCAGTTTGCAATTAAAAGCTTCTTCTAACATATTCTTAATTTCAGCTACACAGCCTCTACAATACATCGAGGTCTTCCCCTCGACATCCACTGTACAAATTAAATTCCAACTCCCATTATAAGCCAGCTCCACACTAATATCATGAGCATTAGCAAAATCCATAAGATTCTTAGCGTCAGCGAGAATATCTTCGTCTTTATCAGGGTGCTTGGTAATTACAAAAATACTTTTTGCAAAGTTCATTTTAATACCTCCATTAATTTTGTATTGTTTCTAGTGTTATTATATCAGATTTTTCAGATTTGTCAAGAGGGTAGGCGTTAGATTTAGGCTCTACACCATACTTTTCTCGTATTGTACGAATAATTTTATTCACTGCACCATTAGCTCCATAACGTACACGAAACTGAATTGCTTCCTCATCTTGACCATAATATATATCATAAATAATCTTTATAATATCTTCGGCAACCGCATTAGGTGTCTGCATTATTCTTTTCCTTCTTTCGTTTAGTTTCTTTCTTAAAAAGTTGAGCCAAAGCTTGTTCTATACATTCAAAGCATTTACCCGACTCAGACCAATCAGGTAGCTTTTTACCACAAGCGCTACAATGTCTATTTTCCATTTACATCACCTCGATACATTTTCCGTTATCATACAAAGTACATGATTCAAACGGCTCCCTTGACTGACGAAGTTTTAATATAAAATTATATCTTTCTTCATATGATGCAATATAATTCTTATTTAGTTCAACAATATGACTAGCCGATTCCTCAGCCTCATTGCGGGAATAGCCAAAATTAGCCATACAAAGTTTAATAAATTTCTTACGTGTCATTTATTTGCCTCCCTAATTAATCTAGTTTTAGCGCAGTCTTTGCAATAGTAGAATATGTCACCATAAGAGTTCTTATGTCTTACCATCTTATCTAACCAAATCCAATCTCCACAGTTAATGCATTCATGGGGGAGAATAGTGAACATTGGTTTATTGCTTTTATACTTAAATCTCATCTTCTTCCTCCGTTTTAATTATTATCATAGCAGTATAGGTTATGTGATATGTCGTTGCAACAGTAGAAAACTTGATGTCAATAATATCTGAAGAGTTATAATTTCTTAGCTGATTATTAATACTCTTTTCAAATTCATACTTATCATATAAAGTGATTATCTTAACTTTCATTTATAATTCCTCCTTACCACCACATAGCAAAGCACACTATAGCCCAAATTTCCTCAATCTCACACACATACTCAACTTGTTCTTCGTCCCAATCATTATATTCTTCTGAGAAGCTAAATTTAAGACGTTCTAGCATGAGGTCTATCATTTCTTGCTGTGTATATTCTTTTTCTTTAAATTTAAACTTATGGAAGTCTAAGTCGATGTTAGTTATATCAACAAACATTTTAAGTCTTTCATATAGCCATAGATGCCAACTATAGTTAAGATCCCAAGTTTCACGACTATCAAACCCATATTCTTTTCTTTGTAGCGCCCATTTCTCTTCTCGACCATCATTGAATTCCCATGTGTCTGGGCGATCAGTTACGCCAATGTCATCTAAATATTTTCTATTCATAATTCCTCCTGTGATGTTTCATAAAAATCAATTTTGTCTTCACTTTCAATAATATAACCTTGCTCTTTAAGTTCATTCATAGCTCTATAATAAGCGCTACGAGATAGGCCAGTGAAATCTAAAACATGTTTTTCCCGTAGTAACCATGTAACTGAGTCTTGATTTTTACACAAATATATATAAAGTTTAAATCCTGCCCCAGTTAAAGATATCATAGCGTTATTTAATTCTTCGTTGTCTACCATACAATATGGCATATCCGCACTTTTTATATTCTTATGAATGGTAATGTTTTTTGCCAAAACTTAGCCTCCCTTCGCTTTAATTTTGTACTGTAGCTAATATAGCATATAAAGATTAATTTGTCAAGAGGTTTTGTGTCAAAAAGATACGACTATATTAAAAAAGAGACTACTTGTCTCAAAATGATACTTTATGTGTCAAAAAGAGATATAATGTCTCAAAATGAGAATGTCTCAAAATGACACTACATATGTCTCAAAAAGAGACTTTTTATGTCTCAAAATGATAACGCTTAATAATATAATATTAATAATAAAATTTTAATATATATTTTCTTTTAGTTTAAAAATTAGGGTATGTGTTGGGGCATACATTTTTCTAGGCTAATAGAGGGGCAAGGGTTATATATATTGATCTTATATTGTTTAACCTTCTAGCGCGTTTTATTATTCGCGTTGCTCATAATAAAAACGTCCCATTTCATTGGGACTCTTGCTTTTTGTTTAGCTGACGCTAACCAAAAGATTGTTATTCTGTTATGTTGTAGGGTATATTTTTAGTTGAATGTACCGGGGGATGGTAGATGGAGACTAGGATTTTTAAAGATGAGGTTTGAAAAATGGGTGATTTGGTGGATTTTTGATACGTTTGTGGGCTAAAAGATGGGGAATAGGAGGGGATGACTTGAGATTTTGAACTGTATTAATCGTATTAGTACAGTTGATATGGTTAATTATATGGTATATTTTGGTGGAATAATAGTAGGGGAAGACTAGTAAAAGGCGAAGGAGTTAGAATGAATAGAATGGTAGGGGATTGCTAGGGTTTTAAAAATAAGGGGATCAGAAGAGATGAATTATTGTTTTCTTACATTTTATTAAGCATTATGCGCTATTTTCAGTCAGTGTATGGAACAATGACCTTTCAAAAAAGCGTGTATTTTCAATGGTTTGACCGGTTTTATGTACCCCCGTACAAATAACTATTTGTTTGACTTTTTAGTGTGTCCGTTGTATTATAAGAGTGTCCCAAGGGACAGGGCAAAAATGGCTGAGGTTCTAGCGATAATCGGTTAATGTTCTGTCACTTTAGACAAATCTAATTGAATATTGAACAGACCAAACCAAAAACATATACTTCGAGGTGGTATATTTTGGGCATGGGTAAACCCCATGTAATAGACGAAAATCGGGTCTCAAAAAATAGGATTTACAGTGCTATCCTTGGGAGTAGTATACCCTTGGATAAGTGGAGCTATGACATAGTTGGGGGTACTATACCCTTCTGTCGGGCTGATGTGGGTAACTGCATTAGGTACAACTATGCCAGTAATTAAGCCGTCAAGCTCACAGTGTGGTCTGCTACGTGATAATTCTATCTTGTAGCTTTTCAACGGCAATGACGCCGTAGCACACAGCCGATAAACATTATTACTATGTTTACAATACTTGCATAGTTGGGTAGGGTGGATTATATCTACTCTACATATGGTAGGGTGGGTAATGTTTATCAATGAATATACAATAATAAGGCTCTGTTACTTCATGTAATAGGGTCTTTTTTGTGTGTTCATTAGTGCCACTTAATAAGTGGTAGTAATGAGCATACAAGCTCAATATATTAGGGTAGCGACCTACGCTTAAAGCCCTATGGGGCAGAAGGAGTTATTATGAATACAAATACCATGGGTAGCAAGATTGTTGACAATCGTTACATTGGCAAAATTCAGCTCAATGCTGATGACATGGGAGGAGTTGGTTGTTCTACATGGGAGCAGTATATCAAGCTCTGCGACAATATCGTGTTTGAGAGCTGGAAGCGTCTGCATGGTAAGGGTGTTGACATCAATGCCCTTGGACTCTCTGTAACCGGTCTGTTTTCTCTCTTTGGGGTAGATGTCAAGCCTACGCCTGAATACCAGCACCGTCTTATGGTTGCAGTTATCAACCGTAAAGCTCAGCGTTCCGACAAGCTCAAGAGTGCGACTAAAGCCAAGCGTGAAGCCAAGGAAGCCTATGAAGCTGCCCTTGCCAACGGTGAAGCCGACAATGCAACAGCTCTCAAGACTGTCTTTGACGAAAAGACTAAAGCTCTGGAGGCTCTCTATCTTGAGTCTGGTAACTATTGGTTTGAGCTTCAGCCCATGCTGGATAACACTCGTAAGCACGCTTCGGCTAATGCTCGTAAAGCCATAGAAGATACGATAGCTGATATCATTGCAGAGCGTGACCTGATGACCATTGAAGAGCTTCAGGCAGAAGCACAGCGTCTTGCAGATGAGCGTAAAGGTCGTTTGCTTCGTAAGCGTGAAGAGGAAAAGGCTCGTCAGCAGGCTAAAGATGCTGCTACTATCTAAAATAGGACAGCACAAAATTAACGATAAACCTATAACCTATGCCCTTGAGTTAATCTCAAGGGTATAATTATGGGCTTATTGTCCATAGGAAGCGAGGACATATTATGCAAAAAATGATATTAAAGCGACTTGAGTCAAATTGCTATGGCTCAAGGTCTATTGAAATCTATGGGGGTGCATACCATTTGTATAACCATGGTGAGCCTACACTTGACGATAAAATCAAGTGCATTAACAATGCAGTGCGTAACGCTCAATTCTTTGAACCTGAAACACCTGCAAAAACTGTGGCACTGAATATGTGTCATCTATTGCTGACAGACCCGATGCTTATTCAAGCCTATGTAGGGGTACGTATATGGTAGAGGTGTAAAATGTATCAGATACGATTACCAGAGATAGGAGTAGTTTCATTTCACATTGACGATATGAGTCATGCTCGTCATGCAACTATTCTCAAGGTCAAAGATGAATATGGGATAGAGTACACAGTAGAGTGTTTACGCATTGTATTTCCTGCTGACCGTACTACTGAATATGGGTGGACGAAAATTCAAGGATATATTGCTAATGGCAATTATATCAAATGTGAGAAATATCTAACAATATCATAAACCCAGATTAAAGCTCTTGAATACTTCAAGGGCTTTTGTATGGGCTTATTTAAGTTCATAGAAAGGGGAATATTATGTACAAATTTGAACAGGTCGGTGTCAACAAACAGTATGCCGCAAATAGCAAGGCAGAAGCACAAAAGGCATTTGCTTATAGTTGTGACTGTTGTTGCAACAAGGGAATGCGTCTTGACTGTGACACTTGTGCAATCGCAAATGTTCACAGCCTTGTCATGGCGTGTTTTGACAGCACAAAATTAACGGGAAAGGAGTAAAAATGCCTCTCATAAGGGATAAAAAGCAAGTCTTTAATGACTTGCGTATTCCTTGGAATTCATCTATCAAGGATGAGTTCAAAAAGGAAATGTCGGCTCATCCCGATAAAGATCCAGAGCTTGTGCTCGATAGAATATGCAAACCCTATATGGAGTATGCATTTGAGCATGAAGCAGAAACCTATCATGCATAGCTCAAAGAGAAATATGGAGACCATGCAACAGAAAGAGTAGTCAAGTCGGCAATAGGCGAGGAAGGGATTTCTTTACTCATAAAAGCTGGCTTAATCCGTAAAATTCCAAAGGAAAAGAGGTATATCATCAATGGATAGCGTATTATCATGGTTTGTCTTTGCCGTCATCGGCTTTGGCGTTGCTGTTAAGGTTCTCAAGGAAGTTCTCAAGGGAACTGGTGATGAGTGGCAAACATGGAAAAGGGAAACGCAGGAAGATGACTATCTCACATGGTGTGAAGTCAACGACTACGGAAAGAGAGGTAAGAGAAATTAAGCAAATCTCAATCATAATCATAGCGTTAATCCTTGGCTTCCTTATTGGCTGGCGTATGACAGTCACTAAGGGAATCATTGAAATAGACAAGGCAAATAACCACATTGGTTACTTCACAGTGTTCGGGCAGACCGACGAATATTACATTGATTAAGAAAGGAAATCATCATGTATCTTTGCATTGTTTATGGTGTAGGGGAACCTCAAGAGGGAGAAACTGACTTTGTAAGCGAAGTTCGCAGTTTCACTACTCTTGAAGCAGCAAAACGTTTTGCGGAAGAGAATTCAGATTACTGTTGTTATACAACTGTCTATAAAGCAGAAAGAGTATAGTAAAACCTTTATCGGGCTTGCAAGATTTCTCTTGCAAGTCTCATTAAGGGCTTTACCTAAATTAAATTATGAAAGGAAATTATCATGAAAATTCAATGGCGGCGTGTCATTATCACAAGTCATAAGGAAAGAGCAATTGCACATAGAACCTGTATGTCGAATGAAAGATTCCAGAAATGGTGCAACAAGTACGGGCATCAGATTATAAAATGGATTGACAATGAGGGAATTTGCCACAATGGTTATTGCTATTGTGGATAAGAAAGGAGATGATAATCATGATAGCATTGTTGATTATTGGAGCCATACTCGTGGTAACAGTTGAAATTGCCCATTAAAATTAAGAAAGGAAAAGAAATTATGAAAAAAATCATTTGCATCATCCTCGCCCTGTGTGCCCTGTTTATGTGTGCTTGTGGAAGCGAAAGCGAAACCTATACCACAGAAGAGAAAATCCAGATAGCAGACCAGATTATTTATGAAAATCTTGGTGACTTAGTGCTGGAAACAGATTATGATGAAGGGATGTATTATGTCCTTTTCACTTTCGACGGTGCAACAATGGGATACGGAAGTTCAGAATTTGTTGAGCTGTGCGATGCAGTTGATACCTTAAGCATAACATTGGACAAGGCAGGAATTGATAATGTAATTATCTTTGCAAGCGATATCAGCTATGATATTCCCCTGTATATCACACATAACGGAAGGGATATCACAGACATATATTATAGTTAAACCTATATTAAGCCCTCAAGGGAAACTTTGAGGGTTTGCTTATGGGCTTAATAAAAAAGGAGGTAATATAAATGGAAGAACAGAAAGCAAATGAGGCATATGCCAAGCTCATTGCCCGATATCCCAAAGGAAATGGTGTTTATGCTGACGCTATCATTGACCTGATAGGTGTCAAGGCAATGGATTTGCTCATCAAATATCACAAAATAGAAATGGCAGGAGTGCTGGAAGGGAGAAAAGTATATGCGATATAAAGCGAGTGCATATTTATGCACAAACTTTGCTGGTCTCATGGATAGTCTGGAAACAGATAACTTCTATGAGGTACAGGATTTTGTGCATGAACAATGCATGAAGGGATTTAATTGCGAACTCTATGATACGGAAACGGGAGACCGAGGTTTCGTATATGAAAGCGAGGTAATGTTCAACGACAACTAAAGAAGCCTATTTCAAACTCTGCGAAGCACTATCCCAGCTACCCCATGAATATCGTGAAGCAATGGAAATTGCGTTAGATATCCTACAACAAAAAATTGAAGAAGAATCAAAGCCATAAGGCAGAAAGGGAATTAAATCTATGAAAAACGTCATTGTTAACCGTGCGAAGTTCGACATCATGCCCGACAATATGCAGGTGCATAAAGGCAAAGCAGTTCTGTGCATTATCACTGGCGAAGTATTCAAGTCTGCAAAGGAAGCAGCAAATTATTACAACCTTAATTATAATTCCCTTATAGGGCATCTTGCTGGGAAATATAAAACTGTTGGTGGTGGTGTTGGCCGAGGGAGAAAAAAGAATGGTCTTAAGTTCTGCTACATTGCAGAAATGGGCTACAAGGCAAATGACATTTCTAAGTATATTATAGAACTCAAGAAAACAGCAGACGAAAGCATTAGTCGAGAAAAAATGAGTCGTATAGTATATGAGGTTCTGAAGCTCGTTGAAGCAGACAGAGAAGCAAAACAAGAATATGTAAAACAGGCAAATGAACGAGCAGAAAAGATAGATGCACAGATTCAGAGCATCCTTGCAATCATGCCTAATCTGCAGGTGATAGGGTAAGGCAAATGAAATATCTTGGTTTGTTCTCTGGCAAAATCTATGAAGAAAGCGAAAAGTCTAGCATGGAGGAATGTGGTCATCAGATAAGTGATGAAGATGCTTCGAATGATGAAGTCATTGGAAATATGCACGTTAGGGATTTGATGAATTGCGTCACATGTTTTGGATGCCCTATGGCACAAAGGAGATAGTTAAGAAATGTTCGATTATTATGACGAATGGGAGTTGGGCGCACTTATGTTCCCTCCCATTCCCAAACCGAACCTTATCACAGGTGAGGGACATGGGCATGTCCGAGCTTCCGACAGAGAGAAGCCCAAGAAAAATCACAAGCAGCTCAAGCGAAATAAGCGAAAGCAGGCAAAGAAAAGCAAACAGCGCAATAGAAAGTGAGAGGGTAAATGAAAAACTGGCTTGTTAAAGTAAAATGTTTCTGGAGTGCCGATCACATAGAACCTATTTATGTTCGAGCCAATACAGAACGCAAAGCAGAAACCCTTGCAATCAAGAAAATAAAGCAGCTTTTCCCTAATATAGGGGACATGATACAAATTGTGGAGGTGAAGGAAATTGACGAATAAGGAAAGAGCGGCAATAATTCGTCAGTATTTCGACGAGAAAGGGTGTTGCCGTCCTTGTGAGGAATGCCCATCTTCTGGAGTAATTTGTAGTGTCTCTGATATATATCTGGCAAAACAGAAATTCTTCAATGAAGTAGCCGACATCCTTGAGAACAAACCTATTAAAGTGAAAGTGAGGAAACATAATGAAAATAGAAATTAACACTGGCAACGCAGCTTTTCATGCCCCATATGGGTATGATGAAAGCATGGACAATTATGCCACAGCAAGAGAATTGAAAGACATCTTCTCATCTATTTGCAATCATATCAAGGCAGGTAGAACTGAGGGAGTTTGCATGGATTACAATGGTAATCAGGTTGGTACATGGGAGCTGTAAAATGAAAATAATTCCTTATCATGGACACTACGTTATCCTTGATGATAACGGAAATTTCTGCGGCAGTGCTGACACATATTTCGAAGCTGAAAGAGATATGGAGTTGACAACACAAAATTAAAGTGAAATAATGAAAGGAGAAATATGCTTTTTATAATCATCGGGAGTATATCAATAGTTGCTTTTTCCATATTTCTGGTTTGGCTTTCTGAGGAAATCCCGCGAAAAAATATAATTGAAAATTTATATCAGTTTAGTCAGCCGTTAACATTCACTTTTAAGGGTGTTGACTTTACGGTTTCGAAAAGAGAATTATATTCAGATTTCAATGTCTGTATAACCGAAGTCTGCATTAATGATGAAGCAGTGCTTAAAGCGTATAAGCTTGAAACGCTCTGGCTCAAACACAGATATATCAGGTATTCAAGGGATAGGTCAGAGATGGAAGTAAAAGAAATCCTTAAACAGGCAAGAAAAGTTTACTATAAGAATCTGAGTAAGGGATGTAAAGAGGAATGGCAGTCAAAATCTTATTTTAATGAAGTGGATATGAAAGAGTTACTTGAGGAACTGAAAAAGAAAGTTGAGGAGAAGTAATATGAGAAAAAGAATTACTCCATGTGACGGAGATGACGGAATGTGCCCCTTCGATGCAATGTATGCAGAAGATTGCAGAGTGTGTTGTGGTCTGGGCGTAGATGAAGACGAAGATGAATATATTCCCTCATCTGAAAATGGAGACTATTCCCCAAGCAATCCTTGGGATGCTCCGGGGATGTCAATAAGGGATTTCATTTAAATCTAGATTTGGTGCATGAGCTTATCATGCATCAAGATGTGGATTTAACCACGAATAAGGAGGAAAAGTAAAATGACTAATGATGAAATGAGAGCGTTCAAGACTTTGTTTGGAAAGTATTGCCGAAATGAAATAAACCTTGGACATTGTACTGGAGATACTTGTGAATGGTGTCCAATTCAAAAGGCATACGAAGAAGTTGCAAGTTTTGAGAATATGGAAAGCCAAATTAAGGTTCTCATTTATGACATTAAGTGGGACACAGACGGAGAAAAAGTTAATCTTCCCAAGAAAGTAGAACACATTTTTGTTGGATATAACGACATCAATGATGACGATTTACTTGACGAGATTGCAGATTGGCTTACTGACGAATATGAATATTGTCATGACGGTTTCAATGTAAAAGAAATTAAGGAGGAATAAATTATGAACGTATCAAGAGAAATCAAAAAGGCAGAAGCAATCAAGCGAATGAAGGCAATGGGTATTATCTCGGATGCAATCAAGCAGTTTGCCGAAGAAGATGTAATCATGGTAAGCGAACCGCCGCTTGGAGGTTTGTTCTGGCTTAACGATGAAGAGAAGAAAATGGTGCAGGACTTTGAGCAGAAGTACAATGCTCTTGTGTATCTTGTCGTGCGTAGCTACACAAATATAGGGAAAATGGATAACATCTTCTATGTAAGTGACTATCAGTCTGAATGGTTCATGGATCATACTGACATTGATGAGGGCTATGCTTGTGTCTATGTAGTGAATTACGATATGCTTGATTGTAGTGAGTTTGGCGAGATCCAATGGAAGAGCATTGGTGGCGGCGTGTTGAGGACGTTCTAAAATGGATATTAATGCAAATGATATTCATTATGAATGTAATACCAGAGGTTATATGCTTTATTACAAAGATGAGCCTATTGGCGGGGCCGGAATTGATAAATATGCCAAAGGATGTGGATCAAACTTGAAGTTGTTTAAGGAAGCGGCGGCGTATGATAAACGACGTATATTATCTGGCTATGGTGGAAAACGATATATGGATTACATTGAGGCAATTAATAAAAGGAGTGTATCAAAATGAATAAAGAGAAACTTATGTATGCCCTTAATCATCCTGATGAACTGCCTGAACGTGCTGCAGTTCTGTTGCCCAGTGATAAAACGCAGGTAATAATACTGGCTAAGGGAGAGACTGGTTATTATCCTTATCAGTCATATCCGACAAAGGAAATGGCAGAAGAGACCTGTGAATATATGAATCAGCTTTATAATTGTACCAAAGAAGAAGCTGAGGCAATGCAAATATTATCAATGAGGAGCGTGTAAATATGGACATTTATCACGATAGCAAAGGGAATCTAAGAGACTTTCCATGGATTGAAGCAGAAGAATTAGGAGGAATAAGGGAGCACATCTTTAGTGTTCCCACAAATAGAAAGACAAAGGATGGAAGAACTATTTGGCGACAGTTTCGTAACGTCCCGCAAGACAAGGCAAAAGAAATGTTTGTGGCTTTCGAGCTCCAAAATGGAACAAGGAAATATGGTTGGCTCACCAGAAATGAGGTGACAGATAAATTTACTAAGTATCTTTTTCAGGAGAACGCTTTCAATCAGCATATACACTTTATTGAATGGGATGATCGCTTCAATTGTGTAGTTGAAGATGGCATTTATATTTCGCAGGAACATTTCTGGATGTCAAAGGAAGAGGTACTTAATCTTCTTGCAAGAATGGAACCAGCATCGGAGGTGAGACCGCATTGAACAAAGTAGAACTTGAAAAAGAATTAAGAAGGCATGATAAAGAAGCCTTTTGTAAAGAGAATGGAATCAAATTCACATATGATTCCTTCGGAGTCTTCATTGCATGGGCAGAAGATGGCATTGTAGAACTAGGGAAAGGTAAAAGATATTATGGCGAAAAGTAATGTAATCCCAAGAAGATTCAATTATATAGCCGGGGAAATGTTGGTTGACACAAATTTGAGTAAAGCAGGTGATATAATCCATATTTACAAGAATGATTGTGGCACAGGATATTTAGCATTGAATATGCGAACCCAAAAGTATGCATATATCTTTGCAGCCATGTTGCGAAATGGAGACGTATTTAAAATAATAGAAATTAATTAAAGGAGATTAAAAGTATGGCACATTGTATTGAAGCAAATGACAGCATGTTCAGCGTTAGACTTAAGCCTTGGCATTACGCAGAAACTGCAGACCGTTGTAGGATAATTCAGGAAGCACCGAACAGTAAAGAAGCACTTATTGCCGCAGGTCTTGATTGGAATGTCGAGCAGACTCCTGTCTTCATGGAGGACGGAACAGAGATAAAGAACTACAAAGCAAATGTCCGAAGTGATGATAAGTCTGTTCTTGGTATTGTAAGTGACAGATATAAGATTGTGCAGAATAATGAAGCATTCTCATTCACAGATAATATTGTGGGGGAAACGGAGAATGGCATTGTCAGATATGAAACTGCTGGTTCTCTGAATGGAGGCAAGAGAGTTTGGCTTCTGGCTAGAATGCCCGAGACCAAGATTCTTGGAGATGAGGTTGAGCCGTATATGTGCTTTACTAATGCTCATGACGGAACTGGTGCAATCAAAGTCGTAACCACAGCAATTCGAGTAGTGTGCAATAACACTTTGTCACTTGCTTTGAGCGGTGCAAGACGTTCTTGGAGTACAAAACACATAGGCAATTTGGATGAGAAACTTGTGGAAGCAAAATATTGTCTGGGGATGGCAAATAAATATATGAGTGCTCTTGAAGAAGAAGCAGATAGATTGGCAAATACGCCTATTTCTAGAGAGCAACTTGATGCAATTCTCAATGAATTGTTCCCTATTGACGAGAATGATTCGGATCGTAAAAAGGCAAATGTACAGTCTATGAAGGACGGGTTCTATATTTGTTATGCAATGCCTGATATTGCTCAGTATAGGGATACTGCATATGGAGTTATCAATGCCATGTCGGATTATGCATGGCATACTGCCCCTAAGAGAAACAGCCCTACTTTTGAAGAGAAGAGATTTGAGAAAGTTCTCGATGGCAATATAATATTTGATAAGTTTTATGAGCTTATACAGAATAGGGTATGTGTTTAAGGAAGAAGTGAAATAAATTGGGCTATGGGAAACTTACAAAAGAAGAAGGAATAAGACGAGAAGAACTTTTTAAACAAGGCATTATAATATGTAGTCATTGCAAAAAGGAACTTCCAACAGATATGTTTACTAAGGAATCATCTAAGAAAAATGGATTTTCATCTTTATGCAAAGACTGTCAGAAAGAACAAAGAAAAAGAAGAAAAGATAAAATTCAGCAATGGTTTGATAATAATGCTGATCACGTTAAAGAATATCACACCAAATATTCTAGGGAACATGCTGAAGAAAAAAGAGCTTATAATCAAAAACATAAAGAGTATTTTAAACAGAAAAGAAAGGAATATGAAAGTCAAAATGTAGAAAAGATGCGAGAACAAAGACGTAGAGATAGACATAAGCTTAATGCAAGATATTTAAAATATAAATTAGGAGCGGAAGAAAGGAATTTATCTTTTGAATTAACTTTAGAAGATTTTGATAGAATTACAAGTTATCCATGCTTTTATTGTGGAGAACTTCCAGAGGATGAATTTGGACATAAATTTGTTGGAATTGACAGAGTTAATTCAGATGAAGGTTATGTTATAGCCAATGTGATACCTTGTTGTGCAATTTGTAATCGCATGAAATCAAATTATACAATGTATGATTGGTTTAAAAAACTAAAACAAATAGTAACACATTTGGAAGAGCAGGGGATTCCCTTGCCTTAAAGGTAAGGGCTGGGGTCTAATCCCCACCCCTTACAGAAAGGAGATTTTATGTATCTTAACAATACAGATCGTCCAAAGCTCGGTAAGAAGATGGATGATTATCTGAGAAGCAACATCGAAGATGAGGAAATCTTTTGGAGTGTCTGGGCAACAATGGGCATACCGGATGGCGCAAGTAAAGAAGATTATGAAGACCTAAAAGATAGTGATGAATTCTGGACTGATTGTCTGGAAGCGTTCATGAGATGTGTATTGCTTGACGCAAAGAACCATTAAGGAGATGATAAAGTGAAAACTTATAAAATTATCCATAAGGAAGAGCTAATCGGGTGGTTTTATGTAGAAGCAAATAGTCCAGATGAGGCACTTGAAGAATATCGTTATCAAGTAGATAATGGGAAAATTGATTTTAGCGACATGGAGCTTATTGATAGTGAAGATGTTGCGGAGGAGATGGAAGAATGAAGCATGTAATATGGCAAAATTATGATTTGAATCCAGAAGATTGGGCAGAAGGGTATAAAGAATTTCTTGAAATCAATGAAATGGAAGTTCCAGAGAAAATCAATGAGGATGATCTTTGCACTTGGATGTATGAGACAAATGACATGTATCTTGAAGATGAACGCATGAATCTCAATATTGATACAGAAGGCAGGATCATCTGTATAGCAGACCTTGGTTTCTGGAATGGACGCAGAAGTGCCTATAAGCTTTATGACCACAATATAGGTGAATGTTTGTATCTAGCGACACATTGTGAATATGGTGAATTTTATGTAGATGAACATAACAATCTACGTTCGCGTCAGAGTCATCATGATGAAACTCATTATATGCTTTTCAGAGAATTCAAACCGGAAATCACAAGCGACCAAGCAGATAACTTCTGTCACAAAATTTATAATGGCAAGGCAACTGCCAAAGATATTACTCGCTACACTCGTAGCTTGGGCAAGAGAATTAAGAAAGTATATGGGTGGTAAACAATGGCAAATATATGTAGTTTTATAATGTGTGTAAAAGGTGAACATGAAAATATTGAAAGCTTTTATAATGCATTGATTCAAAAGGGAACAATCTATATGGGCAGAGGTGCTGAGGCAGAAATTGATTATGAAGATGAAGAAGGAAAAGCATTCATAGAGGGTTATTGCAAATGGAGTATGCAGTCTGCATTAATTGATAATGCAATTTCCATGAGAACAGAACCTGATAAATGGTGGTTTGGAAATGAATTTGATGCAGCACAGCATGAATTTATTACTCTTTGGGAAGCCTGCAAAAAATGGAATTTAGATATGGAAGTTTACTCCGAAGAATGTGGATGTTGCTTCCAAGAGCATTATCTGTACATTAATGGTGAAATTATTTGTGAGGAGTGTGTTGATTATTATGAATATTGTATAGGGGATTACGATACAAAAGAAGAAGCAGAAAAAGAGTTTAAAATTGAAATTACTGACGAAGAATGGAATAGTGGAGAAGATTTTATTAGTCGTGGCGGCTTCGAGAATTGGGACTTTGAAATTTAACAACACAAAATTAAAGGAGGAACTTTAATATGGGTACAAGAGGACTTTACGGATTTCGTAAGAATGGAGTAGACAAGACAACTTATAATCACTTTGACAGCTATCCCGATGGACTTGGTGCAGATGTGATTAATTTCATCAAAAAGCATTCCGTTGATGAGCTTGAAAAGTTCTATGACAGAATTCAGATGGTGCAGGAGCTTGCGACTCCCACCAAGGAGGAAATAAAGACCTGTGTAGATGCAGGTCTGTGTGACCTCAGTGTATCAAAACAGTCTACGAATGATTGGTATTGTCTGCTGAGGAAGATACAGGGAGATTTGGATGCTCTCTATAATAGTCCAGTCGCATATATGATAGATAATAGTGATTTTATTAAAGATTCACTGTTCTGTGAGTATGCATATATCATTAATCTTGATGAGAATGTACTGGAATACTATGAGGGATTTCAGGTAACTCCTGATAAGGATAATAGATATGGGCAGGAGAAAACTGATGGTTATTATCCTTGCAAACTCACATCTACAATACCACTGGATTATATAATGGAAACAGAAACTGGTAAAATCATTGAAATATTTATGAATATGTAAGGAGGAATTAACAGTGGGACTTGATATGTATCTTAATAAGTATCCTCGTTATAAGAATGCAAAACCGGAGGACATTTATACGCTTGAGGAATACTTTAGCTGGAAAGGAACTGAAAACGAAAAGAAATATAGCTTTGAAAATTGGTGTGGCCATTCAGAAAGTGAGATAAGACCTGACTTCCTGAAGTTCTATACTCCGTATTATACACACAGATATTCCACTTGGGATACTAAGCATGAATATGGATATGGTTCTATTGTACAGCAGGTTGGCTATTGGCGTAAAGCAAATCAGATTCATAACTGGTTCGTTGAGAATGTCCAGAATGGAGTTGATGATTGCGGAGCTTATGAAGTTAATGAGTATCAGCTTCAGGAACTGCTTGACTTGTGCAAAGAAGTCGTAGATAAGGCAGAAATCGCACATGGACAGATAAAGAATGGTGAAAGACTTGTCAATGGAAAGTGGGAGCCTTGTTATGAAGAAGGTGATTATATTGTAAACGCTGATGAGATTGCAGAATTGCTTCCGTCTTGCGAGGGTTTCTTCTTTGGAGGGACAGGTTATGATGAATATTATATGAATGATATCAAGGAAACCATTGAAATCCTTGAGAAAGTTCTGAAGGAAACTGACTTTGAAAAGGAAGCAGTTTTCTATCATGCAAGCTGGTAAAGCGGGGAGCTTCGGCTCCCCTTAAAATAAAACTGGAGGTGAAATAAATGTCCGATATATTATTGCAAAAGTTTTTTGAAATCAAGCGTTGGGAGAGTGCATTGGAAATCGGAGTTGATAAACATATCGACAAGGGAGAACTGAGGAAGCTAACATCTCCAGAAGTAAGAATGGCATTGTATCAGGCAATTATAAATGATTGTTATGAGATAGCGCCTCCACATGAGGTACAGATCCCGAAAGATAATGGAGATATGAGAATCGTATTCGTAAATGAAAACATTGACCGTATCTTCTTGTCCATTGCAAATAATTTGTTCTTTGAAATGTTTCCTGAATTCATTCATAAGAGTTGCAAATCTTATCAGACCGGGCTAGGTTGCGGTAAGGTTGTGCAGGAGTTGTCAAGGCACATGGTTAAGGTTTCTGGTATGGAAGTGGGAGTGAAGCTGGATTTGTCAAAGTATTTTGATTCAGTTCCTATCAGATATATTGATGAGATATTTGATAGAATGGAAAAGAAAGTTGGCAAATCAAAGGTCATTGATATTGTAAGAAAATATTATCATACAGATTGGTGCTTTGATGTTGAGAGAAATCTCATAGAGCATTATCAATCATTAAAGCAGGGCTGTAGTGTGGCAAGTTTTCTGGCGGATGCAGTTCTATATCATATAGATAATACAATCAGCCAAATGAATGTTTACTATGTACGTTATTCCGATGATTTGATGATTCTTGGCAATCATTGGAAAGAAGGATTTACAGTCATTAAACAAATGCTTGAGGAAATGGAAATGACTTTGAATTCTAAGAAAGTTGAAATTGTATATAAAAACAAATGGATTAAATTCCTTGGTTTTAATATAAAAGGAGACAAGATTACATTATCTAAGTCTCGTGTAAAGAGTTTCCAGAAAGAGATTGAAACTCGTACAATAAAACAGCGTAAGACATCTGAAACAAAGGCGGTCAATCAGGTAAATTCTTATCTCTACAAGGGAGATGGAACTTACTCATGGGCAACTTCAGTACTTCCAATTATTAATGTAGATAAAGATATTGATACTTTAAATACATTTGTAATGGACTGTATAAGAGCTTGTGCAACTGGAAAGACAAAGGTTGGAGGTCTTGGAAGTGTGAATGATAAAGATGACTTCACAATTATGAGAGGAGTTGGCAAGAATGTGACCGCAAATAGAAATAAAACTTCAACAATACAAAATTATTATAGCATTCGTTGTATGCAGAATGCATTAATGACAAGGAGGGCGGTATTTGAAACATTAGTAAGGCAAATGTAAAAATGATTGCAGCGTAGCAAGTGATTACAAGGTAGCAATATTCAATCATGAAGCCCTTTAACCTGTATGAGATGGAGATTATGCTGGTTATCTCCAGCACATTCCCCATCTATTACAGGCATAGGCTTCCTAATATGAAGCAAATAGAGAAATACGTCGGTGTTATGAGTAATTGTGGACGCAGTACAGCGATGGATTGCAAGGTAACAGAATTCAATAGAAGGCGTGCTTGACCTGCAATAAGCGACGATGTTGCCCGGTCTATCGACCGGCTACATCGCGCCGATGTGCAGGCACACGCCTCTTATATGAAACCAATAAAGAAATGTACCACTGTTATGAGTAATTCAAATGGAACATGCCAATAGATTGCAAGGTAGTTAAAATTTAATTTCCTGATATTCAATAAGCTCGATGATGCTTAAATGCGTCTATCTGACGCCCTCACAGCATCTTCCAGCTTCCGCTATCAGGATATATGAAACACGTAAAGAAACATGTCGAGATTACGAGCGTCTAAAAGAAAGGAGAATGTATGACAATATATGATGAGTTAATAAAAAGAGTAAGCGAGGGTGAAAATTTTTATATTGATTTTGAAACTCGCACAATGAAGGTTGGAAACACAAAGCTGATTGATAATGGAAAGTATGATAAGAACAGGTATCTCATTTATGAGTACAATATCTACAGCTTACAAACGCTTTTGCACATGATTAGGGAGCTTTATAGAAATTATAAAACCTCTATTCCAAGTGAACGTAGTAGTAAGAAACGAAAATGCTATTTTAAAGCGTTGCCTGCGGAAGAATTGACTGATGAACAGTTGATGCGTGGAGAGCGTAGGGAAGTAGCACAAGCGGTGCTGGAAGGATTTGTCCTTTGCATGATTCTTAATGGAGAACTTGTATGGGATGAAGATATTATGAGCAAATGGTTTTGGCAATCAAGAAGTGATAGTGACTTAGTAATTTTAAGAACATGGGTAGATGGAAATAAAAAATAAAGGAGAATGAATTATGAATAAAAACGAGAGAATGAATAAATTAGGTAACGCTGGTATTGATACTAGTAAATATTTTACATTGAATATAAGCGAAAGCATTCCAGCAGGAACTAAAGTTCACATTGTGATTGATGATAACGGAAATTATGTCCCTCAAATTGTAAAAGAAAATGATGTTATTGCAAACCAAATTATCTCTGATGGATATGTGCGCAATACTAAACTCCACAGAAGGTTTGTATGTGCTCAAATGTTTCAAATGCTGAATTATGTGTCTTATGATGGACAGGAATCTGGTTTTAATGCTGCACTTAGCCATTATGGTTATGATTATCAGTTCAAGATGATGCTTGAAGAGGTTAAAGTTCTTAGTAAGTTGGAAGTAAGGGATGCGGAAACCTTTGATGAGAGAGCAACATTCTTTACTAGAGAAGTGGTCGCAAAAACTTGTCTTGATTATATTGATGAGCTTAAAAGGCATATTGAGAATTCTAAAACTTATAAGTGTAAGGGAATTCCTTATAAGAAGGTTCGTGGCGTGAATATCTTCTGTGCGGATTTGAACAAGAAGGTTTATAATCCTATGGTTATTGAGTGTAACAAAATTAAGTATGCAAGTAATTATGCAGTAATGTATGCTGCATTGAGGAGATTTAATGGCAAGATGATTAGGCTTCCTTATAACACTCCTAAGTCCAAGGTATGGATTGACGCTTATAAGGGAGAGGGTGCATATTACACTCTTAAGAATCTTATCATGTTCCATAATTGTGGTGTTGGGGATTGTTACGGGATACGTTTCATTTATGATAGTGAAGCAATAAATGAACTTAATATGAGACGTAAGGAATATCAGGGTGAAGGTTGGAGAATGTTTGCTCTTATGAAGAAGGTAATCAAGGACAACAACTTTGACTTTAATAGGAGAATGAGCGAAATCTATAGCGACTAATTAAATGCAGATAGATACTGCCAATGTACAAGGTATTTCAATTCAATTATGATCCTTCATAAGAATAAAGATACAGCTAACCGCAGGGCTATCGCCACTGCCGATCGCTGTATCCTAATTCCAGAAGGATCAGAATATGAAACAGTTAAAGAAATATCTACGGAAATGCAGAGTACATTTTGGTATAAGCACCAATATGCACAAGGTAATTCAATTCAATGCTACGGCAGTAAGTCCTGAATAGATGGATACGATCACCCCGTCCTATCAGACGGGGCACTCGGCGCATCCATTCAGGATACTGTCGTATTATATGAAGCCATTAAAGAGAGCTTACAAAATTATTGAGTGCGTAAAATGGTATAAGCGCCATTATATACAAGGGAACTAAACTTCAATTATGCTGCCGAAATATGAGGCATACGATCACTATGACCTGCTATCACAGGTCATCGTAATCCTTGTCCTCATCTTCCGCAGCATTATATGAAACTGATAAAGGAAGCTTACAAAGTTCATGAGTATATAACATAAAAATATTAAGGAGTGATGTTAAATGATAACAAGATATTGGGTAAATTGTTTTGAAAGAGAATTATGTATAGAGTGGGATGATGCATACAAGAGTCTTGAAAAGGAAATTCTTGATATGCTTGATGAATATTATCTTGAATGGCACAGTACCGAGGATATGGAAGAGGGAGAATATAGAGATTATGTAGAAGACTCTTGCTGCGAAGAGTTTATGGTAGAGAGATTGAGCGAAACCTACAATATGTGGGAGTCTTGGTGGGTTGAAGGCGACGAAGATGAAGACGGAAATGCAATTCCGCCAGATAAAACAATGAATATTAAGGAGGAAATGTAAATGAATAATATTGAAATTAATGACAAAGGTTTTATTGCTCTTGGTGATAAGATAATGGTTTCTGATCCATGTTATGGAATGAATACTTGGTGTCAAGGTGTGATTGATAATGTACTCAAAGGCAACTATAAGTGTACGGTAGAAACTTCTGATGAAGGTGAATGGGGTAATCGAGTTTCTGCAATTCAGGTTGTGCATGAAGATTATGTCAAGAAATCCCTTGAATACAGCAAGGAGAACTTTGAGGTTGGCGTTGATAGTGGTCAGGCTGGTATCTTTGATTATGAATATTATAAAAAATATCATAGTGACAGTAGTGAAATTGAACATGTAAATAAAGCTTGGTATTGGGAAGTATGCGAACTTACTGTAACGACTAAGAAAAATCCAAATTATGTAAAGTTTGTTTGGAATTATGATGCCGAAAATATGGTTGAACAGTTTGAAAGATACAGCGAATGGAGCAGAAACGCAAATGTAAACTGGCCAACGATTCAAATTAGTGATGGAAACACTATTGATGGTCTTGGATTTGTATCTTCTTCGGGCTACGGAGACGGAGGCTATGATTGTTGGACTGCACATAATGATGAGGGGAAGATTGTTGCAATTCGAGTAGAGTATATTACAGAAGACGATGAGGAGGAAATGTAAATGATACATTTAATGGGATATGACAAAGACAATGATGTGTATGATGAGCTAAATAAAGGTGATAAACCGGATATGGAATCTCTTGCAAAAAAAGTAGTTGAAAGGCATAAGATAACGGAATTTAGAAGCAGTTGCGGAGACCCATATGATTGGTTTGAATTATGGGACGATGAAGATGAAGATTATATCAAATATATTACAACAGAGGAGGATGAGTAAATGACAATTTATGATTTTATAAGTGCTTGTTGTTCTCTTGATAATGTAGAGTTCTCAATATTTGATTGCAATAGCGAAAAAACATTCAATATTTCAGAGGAAGAATATTCTGAGTGGGAAAATTATGAAATTGGGGGTATGGATATATGGTATGACGAGAAAAAGAAATGTATTCATATTGAATTTAATATAGAAATTGATGAGGAGGATGAATAAATGAATAATTATACAGAAACCAAAAAGGCAATCGATGATATTCGTCGCAAATATACTTCTGCATGGGATGTTATTTTTCGTGCAGCAATCGGCTATATGATTGAGTGTGGACAGGAAACTCTAAAAGATACTGAATGGTTCAATAAACAGATACAGCATATAGATGAGAGTCATAATAAGGCAGAAGCAGAGAATAAGATTCTCCTTGTAGGTAGAGATGTTGAAAAGGGAGTTTGTGAGTGTGCAAGAGAACTTGCTGAGTTTGAGTCAAATGATATCCTTATGTATATGCAGAGAGAAATTTGGCTTTCCGCAGAATTTGGAGATCTAAGTTACCAGAGGGCAATCTCACTTCTACAGAGTACAATTAATTATGCATTGATTTTTACTGAAACTGATTCTGTAAAGGATGAGCTTCACGATATTGGCTTTGAGGATGAGGAGCTATGTGCTCTTGGATATGAAGATGTATTTTTTAAGGAGGAAGAGTAATGAAAGTTTATAACGTAATGTCAATGTCCCAATATGATTATGATTTTAATGTAAATTTACACCAAAATGGGTGTTATTCAAATAAACAGGATGCAATAAAGCAAAAAGAAAAGGAGGTAGCATTTTACAAAAATATTTTCTCAGAAGAGATTGAAAAATATGGTGATAAAGAGCTTTATCCAGAGGGAGATGTGGCAGCTCTTTATATAGAAGATGATGAAATTTATTTTGAAATGTCATATGGAAGCGATGAATATCACACAATTCATCAGGTATGGATTGATGAATTAGAGGTAAAGTAAACAATACAAAATTAATGTAATATGAAGGAGATAATAAAATGGAAGAGAAAATAATGATACCGAGAGATGAATATATTTGGGAACTTGCTTGTAAGACAAATGAGATTAATCTTAGTTGTCACAATTCTAAGACAGGCCCTATGTGCAATACACTTGCATTTCCTACTAGTACTTGCAGAGAGGACGCACCTTGTAAGGCAACAGGATGCTACTGCATGAAAGGGACGCAGAATATGGCTACTGTGGTTGGCGCATATACAAGGAATCTGAGACTTTATAATGAAAATCCTGAAGACTTTTGGGCACAGGTTAAGTTTAAGCTTGAGCATCGTCCGTTCCCGCTGTTCAGATGGTACGATAGCGGAGATATTCCTGATGCAGCTTTTTTTGAGGGAATGGTAAATCTGGCTCTGGAGTTCCCGAAGATTAAGTTTATGGCATTTACTAAGAAGTATTACATTGTAAATGATTGGCTTGATAAGCATGGAAAGCTACCAGATAATTTCAATGTAATGTTTTCTGCTTGGCATCTGGGCTGGAAGGTAGAGAACCCTCACAATCTACCTGTGGCTTATGTAGATTTTACTGATAAGACTCTTAATCCTGAATTCCCGAAGGGAATCACTGGTTGTCCGAATCAGAAAGACAAGCTGATAACTTGCAGTATCTGTCAGAAGTGCTGGAAGAAAAATGTAAAGGCAGTCAAGTTTATTCAGCATTAAAATTTGGAGGTGTATGTAATGAGAAAGATAACGATATTAAATTTATGTGGTTATGAGCTGGTTAAAAGCCAGCTCCATAGAATGGGAATTGATGTAGCGGAAACAAAACATAAGGGAACCAATTATAAAATGTTTGATGCAGAGAGCAGACTTGTGGCAGATATTGACTGTGGCAGAAATAAAGCTCAGATTTATGATTATGGGAGAGTGTAAATGAAACTTTTTGTAGTGAGCGATACTCATTCATACTTTGATGAAATGATTAAGGCATTGGATGAAGCAGGATTTGATAAAGAGAATCCTAATCACATGCTTATACATTGTGGAGATACAGTTGACAGAGGGCCTAAACCTGCAGAAATGATTGATTATCTGATGGAACTTCCCAATAAGGTTTTGGTGCGAGGTAATCATGAATCTCTCATGCTTGATATGATGCAGAGAGGATCTCCGCATTTAAATGATTTCCACAATGGAACTTATCAAACAGTGCTTGATCTTGCTCCTAATACGGAGAGCTTTAGAGTGGCATGTTCTGTTGCGTATTTCAAAATGAAACCGATGCTTGATATTATGGTGGATTATTTTGAAACCCAGCATTACATCTTCACTCATGGATATATTCCCTTCTTGGAGGATTGGCGTAATGCATCTTATGCTGAATGGGAAAAGGCAAGATGGCTTAATGGATTTGCTGAGTCTGAGTATTACACCGTAGGAGGGAAACAGATAGTTGTAGGGCATTGGCATTGCAGCTATGCAAACCATAGAGCATATGGAACTCCTGAATGGGGTGAGGGTGCTAATTTTGAGCCGTATATTGATAACGATATCATTTGTATCGATGCCTGTACTGCCTACAGTAAGAAAGTCAATGTACTTGTGCTTGAAGACAATTTAATTTAGGGAGGAAAAGAAATGACTAATGTAGATAAAGCAATTGAATTTTGTAGAGAGCTTATTGATAAATATGATGCAAATGAAGAGATTGATGACCTTGACATTTCTCATATTATTGAAATCTTGAAAGGAAGAGAATAATGCTTATTTATAAAACCAGATATCAGGCTAAGAAACATGCCAGAGGGGATGAGATTGTTGTTAAAATAGATGGTGGGTACACCATCATGGATGCTGGTTATTATTATAATGTATGGAGGAAACAGAAATAAAATGAATAAATATCAGTATTTTGTGAATGGAAATTCAGTTTCCAAGAAAGAACTGACTAGTAAGCTTAAGGAGTGTTGCCTGAAATGGGTAAGCACTATGGAAAGTCCTTTGGAGGGCATTGATATAATGGACTATGATGATATGCTTTTTAAGAAGAAACTTAGAGATGTGGAAAAGGGAACAATTATAGTAATGGGACGTGATATATTCCGTCGCACGAAGGTGATAAAATGATTTATACAAGCGCTGATTTTCAGTGCCCTGTTACTGGGGTGCCGGTTGTTCTTATATGGGATGAAGATACTTGTTTTGTAACAGCAAAGATTTGTGATTTTGTATGGGACATGTGGAAGAATGATAACCCTCAAAATGATTATGAAAATTTAGAGAAGGAAACTAATAAATGGTGTCAGCGACTTTATGGTTCTGCTGCTTCTTTTGAGGAGGTAAATGATATTGCGGAAAAGTATAATTGCTGGTTTAGCTGAGGTGTAGGATGGAATATTATATTAAACAAATTGATAACTCAACAGACATTGATGAGTTAACGGAAATTGTTGAAGAACGTGCAGCGTTTGATGATGCAATCACTAATGAAGAATATTGTAAGATTATGGATTATGCGCTAAGAAAAATTAGGAGGAATTGAAATGGATAAATATATTTACATGACAGTAGATCAGTTTGCAGACGCAATAGCTTCTGCACCTTGGGATACGTTATTTGATTTCACATATGACTCAAAACAGTGTGAAGACGATATCCCTGACCCTACGGGCTGGTATGGTATAAAAATCACGCAACTGTTTGATGAAGAGGGCGGGGTACTCTGCTATGGTTATTATGGGGGTGGATGCAATCAAGCTGTAGAATTAGATATGATTTCTGATGATATTTACGATGTAAGAGAAAATCAGAAGGCAATCGCAAGGCAGTTTAAAGAGTGGAGCGAGTATGCTTATAACAAACTTAAGGAAACTGTGTGTGTTGAAGTGACAGACGATAATAGACGGTGGATCGAAGAGATTATATAAAGGGATTTAATTATGAAAGATTCAGATTATCAGATGATAGTTCAAACCCTTGCCAATCAAATTAATCAATGTGAATCCGCTTTATCTTGGTACAATCTGTACTCACAAGACATCAGCAAAATGATGATTGAGCAGATCAACTTGACTATTTCTTCTTGTCGGGAAGCGCAAGGAAAAATGGATAAATTTGTTACAAGCGATTTGTACCATCTTATTGGTATGGCAGATTTGAATGCCGCGCAAACAGCAAAAATTATCAAACTTACCAAAACATTGCTAGAATATAGAAGCGACATTAAATTCTTTGCACATCAGAATAAAATACCCATACCCCAAAGAAAGGCATCGAGCTACAAATTGTTATCTGGAATAACACTTGTAAATGAAAAGGGAGGATAATTATGAAACACATTGATATCTCAAGCAAAGACGGAAGATTTATTAAAATTAGTGATGATGAAACATATCAGGAAATTGGAATCTATTGTGACAACATAGATCAGGCAAATGACTATGTAATTAAACTTGTTACAGAATTGCTCAAGGGGGATTAATCATGAAAAACTATGCGGTAATATTCGAATATTCGTTTGATGCTGAAATTCCAGTATATTTGTTTGAAACTTTTAAGCAAGCGCAGAAATTTCTTAGAGATTCATTTAATGAAGAAGTCCGTATTGATAAGGAAGAGAATGGCTGGGATACTAATGCATTCATTGATGAAGAGGAAGGCATTGCAGTAATTTTTAATAGATTTAATGATAGAATTGATACGACATATATGAAAATTGGAATCATTTATAATTAAGGAGATTAATTATGAAAAACTGGTGGAGAATTCCTGTAACTGAGGGAGCTGAATATGATGAATATGATTACTTCTATACAGAACTTCCACAGAACTCTCGTGAGTGGAGTACTTGGGATTATAAGTGTAGCGAATGCGGAAAGTGGCACAAACTAAATGTCGTGTATACGGAGTATTTTTATACACTTGATGGTTATGATAGCCTATCTACAGAAGTTTGTTGGCTGTGTGAGATGAAGAACATTATTTGGAAGCCATTTCGTAAAATAAAGAGAAATTGGAAAATTCTTAAAGAAATGATTGACCTTAAAAAAGATCTTCCTAAGAAATCATGGAAGAAATATTATGAATTTGCAAAGATTTTGCAGAAATGAGGAGATATAAAATGGAAAAGAAAACTCTTGAAGTCGAAACACCTTTTGGTATGCTTTGTGCAGAAATTGGGGGAGACCCGAAAGATTATCCTGAAATCTTTTTGTATATAAGAAGACCTGATGGGATTGAAATCGATCTTTGTTGCGCAAGTGCTGATATTGTGAATGAACAAATGAATGCATTTCTTTATGGAGACCCACATAGAGTAGATTGGACTAAAAAGCATATTTGGAATAAAGAAGATTTCGAAATTAATTATGAGGAAGAATAAAAATGGAAAAGTGGCGCATTTGGTTTAAGAGATTTGATGAAAATGGGAAGTGTTATGCCGCTGGTGTGACAATGGAAGAATATCTTCACAAGAGTAGCGCAGTGAGAATAGCCAAAAAGAGATTTAAGGGCAGTTCAGTTGAATGGATTGTGAGTCGGGAAAATCCTTGGTGTATAAGCGAATATTATACAGATAGAGATAGATTTCCTATTCTGCGTTTAAATTGAAAATGCTCGTTTTTTGTGTCCTTTAGTAGATATAATATAAAGGAGATTTAAAATGGAAAAGAAATTTTCACAATATGAGATTTATTCTATTATTGATACAAAAATTGAAAAGGAAAAAGAATTGAAAACTGCGTATATCCAGAAGAATGGGTATGAGCACAAAGATGTGTTGAACCTTTTTGATGCAAGGATCTTTGCACTATCAGAGTTATATAAAGAATTTGACTCTAATGGAACATTTTAAGATTAATAAAAAGGAGATTTAAAATGGAAATTAAAAAAGGATATAAATTGTTTGAGATGAGGGATGACAATAAGTTGTTCCCTCTTTTTATTGGAAAAACTGAGGAAACCCCTATGAATGAATGGGTTATGGCTGAGATTATTGATCATCATCCGGGCTTTGCACATAGACCCGGCTGGCATTTGGGTGCTACCATCCCTTCTGCCCCTTGGCTTATGTCTGCAGATGGAACTTATAAAAGTCAGAGAGGGAAACGTTTCCGTAGAGTTTGGTGCGAGGTAGAATATGTTGCCGATGTTGATTATACTTCTGTTGTCGAGCAGCTTCCGAAAAAGTGTTTTGTGGATAGATTGCCTGATGGCGGGTTCTATAATTTTAGAGAATCTGGAAATAGACTTTGGGTAATCACAGACCGTATTAGAGTGACAAGAATTTTAACAGAAAATGAACGTATGCAAATTCTTAATGATATTAATTATGATGAGGTTGCAGAGTTTGAACCGTATCGCAAAGCTATGGCAAAGCGCATGAAAATAGCTTAAATTTAGACTTGACAAGACAAAATTAATTTGGTATAATCCAAGAAAGGAAGATGATATATGGAAAATACGCTTTATGGGACGTGCAGTAATAACTGCGCTGGGTATTGCAAAAGACATGGGTGTTACATGACCCCAAAACAAATTACAGGGAAAGAATGCCTTAAAAAACAATGTTGGCACCTTGATAAAAATCTTGAGCATGAATGGTGGGCCCAGCGTGCTCGTGCTAAACAGAAAAGAAAAGACCGTAAGATGGAAATTGAAAAGAAGATAAGGGGAGTTGTGTAATGAATAATAAAAGACGTAAAGAAATAGCAAACGCAATTAGACAAATTGAAAACGTTGTGTCATCTATATTGGCAGACGAGGAAGAAGCATTTGATAATATGCCTGAGAGTTTGCAGGGTTCAGAACGTGGAGATATGTCACAGGAAGCGCAGGATAATTTGAGTAGTGCGGTTGATGCACTTGAAGAAGCTATTATTTGTTTGGAGGATGCTAGTGAATAAGGAAGCATATTTCGAGTATAACGGTGTCAGATATTATTCTGGCACCAAATTTACAATGAAAGAGCCGAAGTATGGCAAAGTAGTTAATGCTGTCTTTTGGGGTGTTTGTGGATGTGACGGACACCCATTAGATATAATGTACGAGGATTTTAATTTTAGCGGCGGGATATGTCAGAATCATATTGGAGTTAAACCTGAAGATGTCCCTAATAAGATTATTGAAATTACAGAAGGCAATTATTACACTGAACTTGAAGCGCGGAAACGCTATGTAAAGGACAGCAAGATTCCGGAACTGTTTTTCGGCTGGATTGCTTATATATTTATCATGCTTGGGCTTTTGCTTTTCAAGGACTGGTGGATGGGTTGGATAGCGGCGAGTATTTATTTCTTTAATAAGAGAAAGAAAATTAAAGAGGAGAATTATTATTATGAGTAATGGACGTTTAGAAAAAGAAACTATAGAATTTGCAAAGATTGAAAATAAACTTAAATCATTACCTGAAATCTTTACAGAATATTATTACACCCTTCGTGCAGAAAAAAAGTCCTATAGGACTATTGGAGAGTATATCAATTCCATGAAAAATTTTATGGAATTTACAACAAATGGAAATGATAGTAGAAATTTTTATAAAAATGTTTCAACTATGGATGTTAATAAATATATGATTAGTCTTGAAACAAAAACGATTAAGGGAAGAACAAAGGCAACTTCAAGTTCATTTAGAGCAAGTCATTGGTATGCACTAAATTCGTTTTTTGATTTTTTGGTTGATACAAAGCAAATAACAATAAATCCTGTTTCAAAAAAGAGCAGACCTAAAATTACTGATAAGCCTTCTGCGACTTATTTAACAGAGGATGAAATTACAGGAATTATTGAGTGTATTGAGGATGAAGCAAAAGAAACTATGGTAAATAGGGATCTTTTGCTGTTCATGCTTGGTGTAACTACAGGCATTCGTGTCGCTGCGCTTGAGCAGATTAATATTGAAGATATAAACTTGGAGAATAATACTATCCATGTAATTGAAAAAAGAAATAAAGAATTTGATATATTGATTAGTAAAAAGGTTAAGAAAGTTCTTGTTGCATGGTTAAAGGATAGGGAAAAATATTTTGGCAAGGCTAATACTAATGCTCTGTTTGTATCTCAGTATGGGCAGCGTATTAGTTATGATGCGATAAGAAAGCTGTTAATTAAATATGCGGAGGGTGTAACTAATAAAAAAATTACTCCGCATGTACTAAGGCATTCATGCGCGACTGCAATTTATGAAAAGACAGGAGATCTTTATTTGGCCTCTGCACAATTGCATCATAGCAATATTTCTACAACTATGCGTTACGCCGATATGTCTAATAAGAAACTTAAACAGGCAATAAATATTATGGATGATATGGTTTGACAAATTAAAATTGTATTGTTACAATTAAATTGAGGAGTGAAGAAGGAGATGTATAATCAAGAACAAAAAGAAAAGTTTGCGAAAGAATATTTAAGAAGTAAAGTTATTGCAAAGACCAGCCTTTATGCAATATTAAAAAAGACCGAACCTTTTGAAGAAAAGTATAATAAGGATGTTTCAGATTTTACTAAAGATGAGATACTTGATATGTTCGCAAAATTTAAGGCGAAATCTATAAATTCATTATTGAATTATTGCGTAGTGTTAAAGCATTATTCTCGTTGGGTAACTGGAAATATTGAGAATAATGCTTTTGAAACAATAGAAAAAGCAGATCTTGCCAAGTTAATAAGTAAAGATGCAATTCTTTTATTAACAAGAGAAGAGTTGGATGATATCGAATCCCAATTGCTTAATTGGTCTGATAAAGCAATTGTAGAATTATTATGGGAGGGTGTTGCGGGGAAAAGTATGGTTGATTTACTGGCTGTTTCTGTTGAATGTGTAAGAGGGGATGTTTTATACATTAATGGAAAAGAATATGCAATAACCGATAGGTTGAAAGAAATTCTTCCAAAGGCATTTGCAGAAGAAGAAATTATGTCATACGGAGAAACTGCAAAGATTATTGAAGTTAACGGCAAAGGAAGAATTTATAAGGAAAGATTTAATATGAGGGGCGTAAGTACCGAGGATTCACGTTTTAGATATGTTTATCGTCGAATACAAATGTTTAGAGATTATTTAGATATTCCGGGACTTACCATGAAAAATATTGCAGCATCAGGATTATGGCATTATCTTCAACTAGGTATGGAAGAGAAAAAATTAGGGTTAAGAGAATTTCTAAAGACAAAACAAGGTGAGATATTAGCAAAACGTTATGATTTTGGTAACTATTGGGTAGATAATGTGGCCCAAAAGTATGAGCAATATATATAATATTGCTCCTTTGTCAATATGACACAGTACAAAATTAATTAGAAAATTGTAACAGGGGGCACATATGTTCTTGCAAGATACAGGAAATTGTGGTAATATACTTGTATAAACTTACGTAAAAGGGGCGAATTTAGGCATGATAAAATTAAAAGAAGCACTAGAAGAGATGAGAGGAGAATATGTTGAGATCTATACAAAGCATAGATTTTTTGGTAGTCAACATATTCAAATGAAGTTTGACCCAGAAACAGAAATTGGTTATGGGTTCCATTGTAAGGAACAAACTATTTATATACGCGAGGGTGAAATTGTAGATTATGTCGTAGGGGACAATGAGATAATTATTAACGGAAAGGACATGGAAATTAAAATTGTCAAAAGGGGTTGACAACATTAATTTTGTATGGTATAATAGGCACATAGTAGAAAGGCTGTGTGCCTAAAACCGGAAAGGAGGGAGCTGAAATGTCGCGTGACATCAGGCGAAATTATGAAAAAGAAATCCTATTGGCAATGTTCCGAATGTGGAGAAGTTCATTATATGGAAATATTTTATCAGGTTGATTCTGATGACATATATAAAACGTTTTATTGTGAACAGTGTGGAACAGAAACGAAGCAATTATGGTGCGGGGAAAGCATATTAGATTATTATGAATTATACGACGTGACAAAAGATTCGAGATATTATTAACAATACAAAATTAAAGAAAGAATGCAATAAAATTAGGATATATTATTGATAATGTTAATGGAGGTAAATCACAATGAATACATTTAGTTATGTGGGTTATCTGAGGCCCATTAAAGACTCAGAAAATAGAAAGAGTTTTTCAGTAACTCATTACGATAGCGGATGGATGTCAGAAAGACTACGTTTTATAGTGCAGGCAGGTGATAATACACAATTTGTGGAAATTAATGCAGGACGTTGGGCAGATGAAAATAAGAATGTTATATATGGAATGACTAAGGCAGAAAACGGAAAGAAGGGGGAATCCTTCCAAGTGCCTTGGAGTCAGAGAAACGATCCAACAATTATAAATAGAATGGCAGGATGGAAAATATATACTGTAGATCTTGACACTAAGAGCCATCGTAGTGCAATAGAAAATAGTGGAGATGCGGAGGCCCTTGCTGCATCAAAGAAGAAAGAACATCATTTTCTTGCTCCTACTGAATTCTGTGAATATGTAAACAGGGTAGTTAATTCAGATAAAATGAAGAATATAAAATTTAGAGTTAATGGAAATATCAATTATACATATAGTTCAAAAGACGATAGATATTATTCAACATATGAAGTTACTAAGATATATAAAGTTGACGATGATGTAGATACAGATAGCAGTGTTAATATTGATTTCTTTTATACTGAAAATGCAATGGATTGCGAAGATTATAGCGAAACTGGTAAGGCAATTGTATCAGGATATACTCAATTTTATGATAACAATACAAAGAAATCTTGGTTCTGTCCTATAACTCTTGCAATGAGATGTGGTACAGATGAAGCTGGTAAAAAGAAGATTAAGGGATGGAAGAAAGTTTTTAGTAAGTTTGAAGATGACGAGGTTCGTAAGATGGGTCTTGCATGTCAGCAGATTAATGGTAGCTCAAGGGTTGCTGTAACATATGAAGATCTAAGCGAAGATACAAAAGAATATATAGATCTTGGTCTCATTTCTCTTGAAGATGCTATTCGTGATGTTGGAGGTAGTAAAGTCGAAGACAAAATTCAGGAAATTAGGATTGAAAAGCCGGGACGTGGATTTTCTACAGGAAGTGAGCCTACTAATTATGAGGTGAATGATCTAATTAAGAAACCTATGAAAGAACCTCCGGTTGATTCAAGTGATGATGACGATGAGGATATTTTATAAGGGAAATTAATTTTCCCTTTTACAGTACAAAATTAATTATAAAAAGGAGTTAAGATTATGGCAAGAAAGTTTGGACATACTTATAGATTAAGTAAGAATTTTGAAGATTACAGTTATATTATTAACGGCATTGGTGGTATAGGTAAGACCACCATGGTTTATGAAATTGGTAAGCTAATCACTGGTAGTAATGAAGGTACATTTATTATTACTTGCGGCGTTGAAAATAAACCAAAGCATATTGATGATGCATTCGGTGATGTTGCCCCAGATTTTAAGACCTTTACTGATATTGTAAAGGAACTTTGTGAGAACAAGGCAGAGTACCCAGATACAAAGTTTGTAGCAATAGATTCTATGGATGAATTTGCCCGTATAACGGAGAATTATGTTGTTGCAGAATGGAATAAGACCTGTGATATTAACGATAGAGCAAAGTCGATAGCACAGGCATATAAGGGATTCCAGAAGGGTGAAAGCAGAGCTTGTGACCTTATGCTAACTCAGATTATGAAGCTACAGAATGCTGGTTATTCTCTGCTACTTGTTGGACATACAAAGACAAAGCTAAAAGAGGATGTCATTACTAAGATTCAGTTTGAGCAGCTAACTTGTAACCTTGATAATAAGTATTACAATGCTTTAAAGGACAAGGTAAATCTTGTAGCGATGTGCTATACAGAGAATGTTGTAGACAATGTAGAGGAAAAGAAGAACGCTTTCACTAAGAAGATGGATAAAATTGGTCAGCTTACAGATCGTAAGAGAGTTATGGTTTTTGCTGATACGGAAAATGCTGTTGATTGTAAGAGCCACTTCCCATATATTGTTGCAAAGGTAGATTTTGGAGCTGCCAACTTTATTCAGGCGGTTAGAGATGCACTAGATGAACAGAGCAAACATCCTAATGGAACTTCTGAAAGCAAGCCAGTAGCAAAGGCTGCTCCTATTTCTGCGCCCGTACCCGCGCCTGCGCCTGTAGAGGAAGATCCTGAAATTGAAGCAATGTCAGAACAGATAGATGAAGAGGATGATATGGATCTTCCATTTGACCTAGATGATGAGGACGAGGATGACTCTTTTGATGAGGAAGCTGTAAAAGAAGAAATAAATGCTCTTTTCAAAAATGCAGATGCTGCACTCAAGAAAGAAGTTAGAGGCATCCTAAATGGAGGCAAACTAGCGAATATTCATGATGAGGCAACTCTAAAGAGAATTCTAGAGGCTCTGTCTTAAGAACAAGGGGAGGGCAACCTCCCCATTTTTTTTGTTTAGGTGGTGATGTTATGTTAGTTAAATGCAAGTGCTGTGGAAATAAGATTGAACGTGAGAACGCGTATAAGGTGACTACGGAAAAGGGTAATAAATATTACTGTAATGAAAGCTGTTTCAAAAAAGTCGAGGCTGCAGCAAAAGAAAAGGCAGATAAGGACGCTATATATGCAGAAATAGTAGATATTTTTGGTTATAAAATACAAAATTCAGCTTTATTCAAGGAATGGAAATGTTGGAATGAGCTTGCATCTAATGAAAAAATCCTGAGTTATATTCAGGAGAATAAGGATTACATAAAAGGCGCAGTAGGCAAATTAAATAGTACTGAGTACGCACGGGTAAGGTATATGTCTGCGATATTAAAAAATTCACTGGTTGATTATAAAGTAGAGCCAAGGAAAGAACCAGAGAAAATAGAAGTGAAAAATGATTCTTTTTTTGAGTTATTTGAACCAATAAAAGAAAGCAAAAAAATGCGTAAGTCATTTGCGGAACTGGAGGATGATCTATGAACGACATTTGGTTAAGAGGAGTTGAGGATAAATATCCAAAGGAACTTTTAGAGGGCCGCATTAATGCAGAAGCATCAGTTATAGGGATACTGTGGAAAGACCCATTAATTTTAGACGAAGTTTCTTTATCTAGCACAGATTTTTTAAGTAAAGATGGTCGTTTTTATTTTGGAATAGAACGTCAGCTTCGTGCAAAAAATTTAAATGAATTTGATGAAGTTGCAGTAATTAGTAATTTATCTGAGGAAACGCTAGAACAATTTAATGAACGTGGCGGATATAAAGCAATTGATAATATAGCAACTATTGTTTCATTGAAAAATCGAGATAGTATTCTTGATGAGCTTTATAAATATAACACAATTTTAAAGTTGCATGATTCTGGATTTAATCTTACAAAAAAGATTCAAATTGGTAAAAGAGAAATGGCCCCGCTTGATTTTTTCAAAAGTCTCACTTCTGTTGAAGTTGTAGAATGGTACGAGGCACAGCTCAATAAAATGTATGCAGGTGGATATGATGTAAAATTGCTTGAAGATGTAGATATTGAAATTACGGATGAATTTCTTGAATCTTTAGCAAATGCTGAGGAATATGGAACTCCATATGCTTATGCAGGAGAAGATATAAATGGAGATACAATGAATGTATTTCCATATCTATCGTCTCTTACTTTAGGATTTACAAGACAAGCTTCTCATTATATAGCCGGTTTCTCATCAAGTGGCAAAACTGCGATGTGGTGTTCAATAGCAATGGCTATGGCAAAAGAAGAGAAAATCTTAATTATTTGTAATGAACAAAGTAGTAAAGTTTGGAAAATTAATATGATTTTGTTCATTCTATACAAACATTTTAAAGAGTATGGAATTACTAAATCAAATTTAATGGCGGGTAAACTTACAGATGAAAATAAAGCTATGCTACAAAAAGCAAAAAAATATTTTAATGATAATTATAAAGGGAGAATGCACTTTATTCAGTTATCAGAAAACTCTTTTGATGTTGTAAAGGCAAAGATTAGATTTTATGCTTTACAATATGGATATTCAATGGTAATATTTGATACTCTTAAAATTTCAGATAGTAACAAAAGAGATAGTAATGTTGCCGCATGGGAAGAATTAGTTCAGTATTCAAGAGATTTGGATATTTTAGCCAAAAAATTAAATTTGATTATGTGTGCCTCTGTACAGTTAACCCAAAGTCAAAAAGGATCTTTATTCCTTGACTCTAATATGCTTTCTGGGGCAAAGGGAATGGTCGAACAGCTAGATACTTTATTATGTCTAAGAGATGTATATAAAGAGGAGCTTGATCCTATGTCAAAATATTTCTGTCATCCTTATCAGATGAAGAAGGATAATGATGGGAATGTGGTTGCCCAAGACTATTTATGTGACCCTAAATATGCTTGGAAGTTCTGTTTCTTAGCAAAGAGTCGTAATTCCGAAAATAGTAATTCATCTGGTTCGGCATTAATGTTTAAGTTTAATGGTAGATACGCGACATTTAGCGAATGTTGTTGGGGAAAACCAAAACACGGTTTCATTGGAACAAATTAAAGGTGATTATATGGGGAATAAAAGAAATATTGAAGACTATATAGGGCAAGAATTTGGTAGGCTTACTGTTCTTGGAGAGGGTGAACCAAAATTACAAAGTAATGGATATTACAGAAGAACTGTAAGATGCCAATGTAATTGCGAAAATCATACTATCTGTGATATATATGTTAGTGATTTATTTAGAAGAGAAGATGGAAAAAGAAAACCAACACGCTCATGTGGGTGTCTTTGGTGGGAAGCATTACAAGAACTTCCTCAATTATTTAAAACCAAGCCAAATAAATGGTCTGATAAATTAACGGATGAATATGGGGATTATTATATCGGATGGACAAATAATACCAATAAAGAATTTTACATTGATGCAAATGATTATGATGTTGTAAAACAATATTGTTGGTATGAGCATGTTGATCAAACTGGGTATCATTCATTGCAGACAACTGTAAATGAAAAGATGCTGAAAATAACAAGACTTTTAAACGTCGTTAATTGGGATCATGCCGATAGAAACCCACTAAATAATCGTAGATATAATCTTAGAGAAGCTACTGGAAGTCAGCAGATGGTTAATAGAAATAAAAGAAAAGATAATAAAAGTGGTATTATAGGTGTTCGATATGTGGATAATCAGCATAGAGTTAGATGTTGGTATGCAGAATTAAAAGTAAATAAAGTTAAGGTATTAAGTGAATTTTATTTAACAAAAGATGAAGCAATTAGAGCAAGACTACAGGCAGAAGCAGATTTTGTAGGAGAATTTGCCCCGCAAAAACATCTTTTTGAAGAATACGGGATAACCACCTCTTGACAAATTCTATCCCCAGTAGTATAATAGCAATACAAAATTAATGTAGAAAGGAGAGCTCAGACAATGAATGCTATCAGATGTATTAAGTAAACTTAGCCAAAATACGGACGCAATTGTTGAGCTCCTAGAGTTTTATGGTTGCGCACGTATAAAAGTAAATGCAAAAGAGATTAGATTTGCGAGAGATGATAAGCCCGGAAGTGGCCCAAATATCAGCATAAGACTTGGCAATGAAGCCTGTTTGGTAAAAGACTATTCTCGAAATGTATGTAATAACATTGTCAGTTATCTATGTAATGAGAAGCACGTTGAATTTCGAGATGTCTTAAAAGAAATTAAAAGAATTCTTAAACTTGATGATTATTGGCAACCTCCATCGAAGGTACGTTCTCTATTTGGGGGATGCTATGAAAATATTATTCATAAGAGAGAATATTTAACACGCACATATCCAGAAGAAATTCTTGATCCATATTTACCAATAGGCAATACATTATGGATGAAAGATGGGATTTCTTTAGAAACACAAAGAAAGTTTGATGTTTGTTTTGATGTAGAAAGCAGCTCAATAATCTTTCCTTGGCGTAATGATAAAGATGAAATTATTGCTGTGAAAGCCAGAATTAATGGTGATCCCCCTGAAGGGGTTTCAAAGTACTGGTATCCTGTAGGAGGGAACATATCAAGCAGCTTATATGGATATAGCCAAAATTATCAATATTTATATGGCAATGATGTGGTTGTTGTAGAAGCAGAGAAGAGTTGCCTACAAGGTTACACATTTGATTATAGAAATATTGTTGCACTTGGTTCAAATAATTTAAGTGAAACTCAAGCAAAGCTAATCTTACAGCTACAACCAAAACGGATTATTATGGCTCTTGATGAAGGTCTTGAGTTTGAGCAAATTGCTAAAAATATGGATTTATTAAAATCTCTTGCAACAATGAGAGATATAGATATTCTATACTGGGACAGTACAATGGATATAGATATCCCACTTAAAGCAAGTCCAACAGATATGGGTAAAGAAAAATTTGAAGAGATTATGCAAGAGCAATTAGTTGAATATAAATCATAGAGGGGAGACAGAAATATTCTATCTTCCCTCTTGACAAATATAAAAATCTATGATACTATGACAGTACAAAATTAATGGAGGAAAAATTTATGAATAGAGAAGATGATTGCTCTCGCTTTCCAAAGATTCTTATGAGATATGGAATGTATCTTAGAGATGAACAATTTGAAGTTCTCGGAGGAGATTCTGTTCGTATTAGTCTGATAGCGTTAGAAGACCATATTTGGTGGATGAAACGTATCAATGGTGGAGTAGCTGATTGCGTGGAAATGGGGGTATTAGAATGAAATTATGTGAATTTGATTGCATACCTTGTTGTGATTTTTGTAAACATGTTGCCCCAGATATAGAAGATGGAATTAATTTTGGGCCAAAAGGTTGTAAGTTGCATCCTGATGAAGAGCACAAAGAGATTGCTATTGGTCTTGGATATTGTGATGATTTTATTTGCAAGAATGTAAAGGAGGATTAAATGGAAAAGTTTCTGATAGATACAAAAGAATTTGGGCGAGTAATTCTCGATTTTATAGGATCAGATGAATTCAATGACTTAATTAACAATTGTGAGAATGGCAATGTAGATTTTAAGCGAGGAGCAATGTGGGGTATGGCTATGGCTTCAATAAAGGCTTTTACTGAATGCACACAGTATTCTGTTTTGGAGGTTAAAGATGAGTCAGATATGTGAATATGGACATGGACGTTGTACTGCTCCAAATACAAAGTGCCCTCATTGGATAGGGACTTTTTGTGAGTTAGATAAAGTTTATGCTGAGTTAGCGGAACATTATACTCCCAAAGCGAGGGCTAGTGTTATTATTTTTGATGAAATGCAGAATAGTATAAAGGAGAACTAATTATGCTAACACCAGAAATATTTGTAGATGTCGTTAAGAAATTTGATGAATATATCCGAGAACATCCAGAAGTTGTAGAAGAAGCTGCGCGTAAGTATGCAGAACAATTTGTAGATGTTAAGGACGTTGCACTTGGAGATAAAGTTCCGTTTACAAGAGATTGTCACAAATGTGTCTACGAAGTTGGATGTCACGGCAATCCAGTAGGATGTAAGGATTATAAGAGAGATGCACCAGATGGAGGTTATTATGGATGAGATGGAATTAAAAGCAACACCGTTTGAGCAAATTAAACCTGCGTGTCCCGCATGTAATAATCGAAGCAAATGCCTAATGTATGTTGTAAATTATCCAGATATAATAGTAAAGTGTATTTGGTTTGGATGGATTGAAGAACATTATAACGAATTAAAAGGAGACTAAAATGACTAAAACATTTTGTGATATATGTGGCAGAGAAATGAAGCACAAGGATTATAGGTACAGTGTCACTATAAAGCATGAGAATTCTGCTTTGGTAGATGAGGATGGTTATCCTATATGCGATTGTGATTTTTATTTAAAGGATGTATGCAAAGATTGTAAGGAAGACATATATAATTTTATCGGTGATCTACAGTATAATAAACAACATTAAGGAGGATTAATTATGCAGAAGAGAATTATTGAACTAGAAGAGACAGTAAAAGTCCGGCATCAGATTTTTGTAGCCTATAGCGACGAAGAGGAGCTTGAGAGAGCCATTGAGAATTTTGAAGGCGATAACCTCGATGACATTGTTGAGAGCATTGGCAATTATGTAACAGTCATAGATGTGAATGAGGAATACTATGTAGAGTCAGAGGAATTTGAATACTTTGATGACTATGAAGAGGACTAATTATATGGACAATGAATACAAGGACTTTTGTACTTATTATATAGAAAAATTTATTACTGTCGTTCGTTCTTCCTCCCCTGATAAGCAAGATAAACTTGCACAGATGAGTATGTTTCACCCTAAAATCTGGGACAAATGGGGTGAACCAGATACGATACGTATCTATATTGATGTTGGGGATGATCGAGCTTTTTATCGTGATTTCAAAGAGTGGGGGGTGTTATCAAATTGGAATTGGTGTAAAGAACATTTCTTTGATCGTATTCCACAGGTCGTAAGTGAAGAATGGCTTTTTGAACACGGGTATGTACGCTATAACTAAGAGCAGAGATGGAGGAGAACTAATGGGCGATGAAAATCAGGGTTGGATTAGTTGGTGGCGAGTAAATTACTGTTATTTCTGCCTTAATTCCGAGTGTAAACGTGGTTATTCAGATATAATAGCTTGTCAATGGAGGAATTGGGCTAAATATCATAAGGAGATGGAGGCTAATGGGCGGGGAAGAAGCACTGTGGAAAGAGGCTTATGAGAGGCAGTTTTGTTATGATTGCTTGAACTTTGAATGTGAACGAGACTTTGATGCTACGGTAGCTTGTCAGTGGAGAAAGTGTTTGAAAACGATTGAGGGGTGTTTGAAAAATGACAATGACATATCTGATTGACGGAATAACTGTGCTGGCGCAGCACGAGATTGTCAAGATAGTTGGAGAAGGTTGGTGGATTGCAGCAATTATTTTTGGTGTTCTAAGTCTTTTATTATTTTTGGTAGCGATGGGCGAATGTTCTGAAGGTTGTGCTTGGGGGTCTTTGGTCTTCCTTATGGCCTTTGTCTTTTGTCTTGTCACGGGTGGAGTTTCCAGAAAAGAAGTTCCAACTGGCCGCTATGAATATCAGGTTTTACTTGATGAAACTGTCGATATAAACGAGCTTGCCTTGCGTTATGATATTGTCGGGCAAGATGGACTGATTTGGACTTTGGAGGATAAAAAATGAGTGGTGTTGAAATTTTAAGCCAGACAGCGATAACTAATAGCGTATTGCCTCCTTGGTATGTATGGCTAGTTATTATTTCACTTGCAGTAGCAATTGTATTTTTTGTGTTGACATCAGTATATAATGATGCGATTTGTGCGGCGGTTTGTGCGATAGCATGTATTGTGCTAACTCTTTTAATTATATTTGTAAGAGATTTTGAGCAAGATATTCCTACTGGGCGCTATCAATATAGAGCAAAAATATCTAATGTAAATCTAAATGAACTTGTTACATTTTATGATATTATAGGGCAAGATGGTGAGGTTTGGATCTTGGAAGATAAACCTTATCAAATGGATTAAGGTGGAGGATAATATGGAAAAATGTAGTAGTTATCATGAAAGATCAGAACGTAGATACATTTTCAATGCTTTTACTGGGATGCCAGAGAGCTCATATCTTAGCACATATGGAGTATGTTATGGCACAAAAGAATGTGATGCGTGTAGTTGTGATGGTGATGAAACTATATGCAGTTTCTATCCTGAAAAGCGTGAAAAAGCCATTCGAGCCAATAGGAAAGCAAGTGATAATGTTATAAATTATTTGCTAGATATGCTAGAAGATGAGCATATGGGTATGAGAGCAGAAGCCGTTAAGCAAATAAAAGAACGCTTTGGTGTGGAGGTTTAATTGATGAATTATATTATTTCTACTGTAATAGGTATTATAGCGTGGCAGGTCATTTGCACAATTGTATATTTGCTATCTAAGGAGAATGACGAAGTACTAGTTTGGACAGCGCTACTCGTTCCTGTTGCGATTATTTCTTTCTTTGGTTGGATTTATAGAAAAATACGATTTGCATGGTGCAAAAATAACTTAAATGGTTACATCTTTTATTGTAACGGAGTTGGCATGTTTCAAGCTTATATGACAGATAAAGAAGCTGAAAATCTATATCATGAGGGTGAAAACAACTATTATATCAAGAAATTTTCAGAAGGGAGCAACTGGAAATCAGCTCCATATAAAGGCGAAATTTATAAGGGGCAAGAAAACTTTCGTGGACTTGATATGAAGAAGTTTTTAAAGGAGAAGTAATATGTCTAAGTATTGTGGAACCTGTGACCATTATATAGGCGGTGGAGATTGGAATCTTTGCTGTGATATTTGTCATCCTACAAAAGGTGAACGTGAAAAAGGGTTGACATTTATTTTTGGGCATTTATGCTATGAAGACACCCCAGCGTGTGATGAATATATACCGAAAGGAGAAAAGTCATGTTGATGAAAATTGCACATTATAATGATGGAAAAGAAAAATGTGGTTCACATGTATGTTATCTAATAGATACTTCTGAATTTTATTCACCTACAGATATAGAAAACATACGTGGTTATGGAGAAAGCAAGGAAGAAGCGGTACAAAATCTTAAAGAAGAGCTTGAATATTATTTTCGTGAATTTCATGCACTTGAAAAGATACTTTATGAAACAGATGTGTTAGATAATGATATTATTGAAGTTGATTGTCTAGGGAGAAAAATAAAGTGAACTTTTGGAAAGATGAACAGACAGGTTGTAATATGTGTGAGCCAAACTGTGCTGATGAATGGCTAGAATTTATATGGCAGATTGGCTGTGATTATGATGGTTGCCATTCTGTCGAGGATTTAAAGCACCTCATCGATGAGCTCATTGAAATGTCTCAAAAGGCGAGAGATTGTCTCAGTAAGGGGATACTATTTCCCAAGGATATTCCTAATCCATGTATCGGATGTGATAAAGGTTGGGGTTATATATCAGCAGATGGGGGCAAGACTTGTCAAGAGACATGTAAAAACTTACGAGAGTATCTTGACAATCGGTAATTTTGTGTTATAATAACAATACAAAATTAATTTTGGAGGGAGTTATGACTGTATTTGATTATAATAAGTATTTCTATCCAGCATACAATAAAGCACGTTCTTTTCTTGGAAATTTAAATCATGCTTTAAGTAAATGTGATGACAATGCTCGTATGCAGTTGGAGTGCATTGGCTGGGATGAACAGACTAAAGCATTCTTGAAGGATGCGCTGAGTAGAATGCATGAGGAAGCTCAAGAAAGTTATCGGTGGGATATGAAAGATTGGTGGAGAATGAACGATGAAGAATGATAAACCTACACGGTGCATTGATCCCATAGTGAAATATTGTCAAGGGTGTAGATATGGTTGGATAGAATATCCCTCGTGGGTTGAGACAAGAGAAGACCTCGATGGATGTTGTTTTGATTCTGGGTGTATATATGGGTTAGAAAATACTCAGCCTACAGAGGAAGAATTGAAAGAATTTGAAGAAAGGTACGGTATGAAGATATGACAAAAGAAAACCTGATTAAGAACATTAAGTATTGTGGGCAATCACTAATTGATAATGCAGAGACTATTGCAAGTTATAAGTACTATTCGGACATATCAATTCATTGTTATCCAGCAGAAGATGGTGAAGCTCCACGTATTAATATCGATACAGATATTATGCCAGAGGGGTTCGTAGATGAATTAATGGTGGCGAGAAAATGAAACATGATTTCACGTTAGGAATTTCTTATGATATTCTTTCTTACAACAGGCAATATGGAGAAGGATTTATTAAAAAGATTTTTATGAATATGGCAGCTTTTGCATGTATAGATCCTTTTAAGATTTGCTATAGAATGACTGACACAGGAGTAGTAAGAACATTTTATGGAGTACCTATACAAATATATTCGGATGGGAATGATGTTCCTGAATATTATTTTGGTATTTAATTAGGTGATGTGAATGAAAAAAGAATGGAATATAAAGATTGATGGTAGAAAATTCAAACAGGAAGACATTATAGATGAAATATTAGAAAGCCGTGGCATTGAAGATGTCACGGACTTCCTACATCCAGACGAGAATGATATGTTGCCACTTGAGAAGTTGCGTAACATTGATAAGGCGGCTCAAGTAATTTTAGATGGAGCAGAGGATATAGATACTTCATTTTTGATTTACTTTGATGTTGATGTTGATGGAGCAACGGCAGGAAGTATTGCAACAAGGTATTTGGAGCATTTAGGAGCTAATGTTTTTACATATATTAATGAGAAGAAGGATCATGGTATAAAAAATTTTGATACGAACCTTTTGGATAACATTGATATTGTTTGGATTGTAGATAGTATTCAAGATTCTATTGAGCCGTATAAGAGATTTTTGGATAAGGATGTGCAGATTGTAATTACTGACCACCATCTAATTAAGGATGAGCTTCGCAAAGAGATGGAAGACTTGGATATTATATTAGTTAGTTCTGCGGTTGATTATGACAATCCAGCCTTAAGTGGGTCAGGAGTAACGTGGAAACTGTGTCAGTATATGGATTGCATGAATTTTGATGATTATTCTGATAAATTAATTGATTTAGCAGCCACAGGGCTGGTCGCTGATATGTGCAGTATGACTTCACCAGAAAACAGAGCAATCTGTGATAAAGCATTTAAGAATTTACATAATCCCGGTATCAAAAAGATTAATGGCGGTTATGCATTCGTATCAAGGAACATTAGTTTTGGCATTGCCCCTAAAATTAATGCAGCTAATAGAGTTAATCATAATAATTTAGCAATGCAGGTTTTCTTATCAGATGATGAAGATGAGATTGCAGAAATTGTTAAAGGACTTAATGAGTGTAGAGAAGAACAGAATAAAATTGTAGAGAGTATTATGCCTAGTTTGGAAGAACAGGCACAAGAACAATTAGACAATAAGTGTATGTTTTTCTTTATTCCAGATGATATAGAAGCTTCTGTAAGTGGACTGATAGGTAATAAGTTGTTAGAGAGATATAATCGTCCTTTATTTGTTCTTCAGAAACATGAGGATGAATTTAGTGGCTCTATGAGAGCTATTGGCGTAAAGAGTTTTATAGAGTATTGCAATAAAACTAGTATTGGATGGTTCGCTGGGCACGAAAATGCTTGTGGTGCAGGTATTCCTATTGCCCAGTTTGAAGAATTTAAGACAGCAATCTTAGCAGAACTTTCAGATGTTGAGTTTGTATGTGAGACTTCTGCGGATATTCAACTTGACGTATGTCAAGTAACTGAGAATTTAATTAAAAGCTTGAATGCCCTTAATAGGATTAGTGGAACAGATTTTGAGCCAATTATGGTTATGATAGAAACAGATGATTATGAAGTCAGCAATATGTCTAAGGGGAAACACCTTAAGATTATTGATAATAATACTGGCATAATATTTGTTAAGTGGAATTATAACGGTAGCTGGGATTTTAATGGCACGTTTAAGGCGATTGGAACATTAGAAAAAGCACATTATGGTAGGTCTGATTATATACAATTAACAATTCAGGACTGGAGGTGTGAGTAATGGACAAAGTAAGAGTTTATGAATTACATCCCGGAGATATCTTTAGCGTTGATCTAAATATGTTTATGTCTGAGAGTACTCTTTGGAGTAGGCAGTTTCAAATTATGAAATTTGATAAGTTTAAGCGCAAGTGGTGGCAGTTTTGGAAGCCTAAGTGGACTTATTATGTGCAAATACAATTTTTAGGATAGAGGTGAGAGGATGGGGAATTATACAGTTTATCATTTACATACTGAGTTAAGCTTATTAGATTCATGTACAAACTTTACACTCTATGTGGATAAAGCAAAAGAATTAGGGCAGTTTGCAATATGCTTTACAGAACATGGCAATTGTTATGATTGGATTGAAAAGAAAGAATATTGTGAAGAACAAGGTATAAAATATCTACACGGAGTAGAGGCATATCTCACTAAAGAACTGTTTGAATATCCAGAGATACCAGATGAATGGTACGAAGCTCATCTTGGTTGCGATGAAACAGAAACTCAGGAAGAGCTTAGTGCAATTTTAGAAGAGAATAAAAAGAAAGTTCGTGATAACTATCATACCATCCTTATTGCTCGAAATTATGAGGGTGTTAAGGAGATAAATTCGCTTCTAGATAAATCCACACAAGATGATCACTTTTATTATAAAAACCGTATTAGTTTTGATGAGTTTAAAAATATATCAGATAATGTCATTAAAATTAGTGCGTGTCTTGCATCTCCTCTAAATAAGTTGCGTGATGAAACTCTTATTCCGTATTATGATTATCTTGAAATACAGCCGCATGTAAATAGTGAGGAGCAAAAAGAGTATAATCAATGGCTGTATCAGATGGCAATTAAATATAATAAGCCTTTAATAGCTGGTACTGATACACATAGCCTTAATAAATATAAGGCGGAATGTCGTTCGATTTTACAAAAGGCCAAGCATATTGTGTTTACTAATGAAGATGAATTTGACCTTACATATAAGTCTTATGATGAACTAGTTGATATGTTTAAGGCGCAAGGGGCTTTACCGGAAGAGGTCTATCTTGAAGCTATAGAAAACACTAACAAGATGGCAGAATCGGTAGAGACTTTTGAGTTAGATAAATCTTTTAAGTATGCAAAATGTTATGACGATGATGAAGCAGTTCTTAAACAAAGAGTAAATGAGGGCTATAAAGATAAGGTACGTAGAGGAGTTATAAAGAAAGATCCTCAATATTCAATAAATGTCAAAGAAGAATTTCGAGTATTTAAGAAAATAGGTATGCTTGGATTTATGCTCTTTATGTCAGATCTTGTTAGATGGTGCTGGGCTAATAGCATCCCAATTGGGTATTGTCGCGGTTCTGTTGGTGGTAGTACTATAGCATATTTGACTGATATTATTGATGTAGATCCTGTTGTATGGCATACTGTATTCTCTCGTTTTGCTAACGAGGATAGAAAAGAACTTGGCGATATTGATATAGATATTAGTCCTACTCAACGTCATCTTGTGTATGAGCACATCATTGATAGCTTTGGAGCAGATTATACTGCATATATTTTAGCAATTGGTACTATATCTGATAAGGGTACTATTGATGAAATAGGTAGAGCTCTAGATTATTCCCTTGATGATGTGGCAAATATTAAAAAGGCATATGAAGTAGATCCAGAAAAAGCAAAAAAAGATTATCCAGATTTGTTTTATTATTTTGATGGACTGCTTAATACTGCTGTCTCTCAGTCTATGCACCCAGCAGGGATTATTGTTAGTCCTATTACACTTCCAGATAACTACGGAACGTTTTGGGCTGATGGCAAGCGTATTCTGCAGATTAATATGGAAGAATGCCACGAGGTTTCTCTGAATAAATACGATCTCCTAGGGCTTAAGAATGTTGAAATTATTAAGGATACTTGTGCTCTTGCAGGAATTCCATATCCTAAATCTAATGAAATTAATTGGAATGATGAAAAGGTTTGGTCAGACCTTATTACATCTCCTGCGGGTATATTCCAATTTGAAGGTGATTATGCTTTTAAGCTATTGCAATCATTTCAACCACACAAAATTAATGATATGTCTCTTGTTAATGCAGCCTTAAGACCTTCTGGTGCATCATATAGAGATAGATTACTTGCTCATGAAATCAATCATAATCCATCTGAAATTATAGACGATTTGCTTAAGGATAACTTTGGGTTTCTTGTTTTTCAGGAGGATACTATTGCATTTCTACAAAAGATTTGTGGTCTTACTGGTAGCGAAGCAGATAATATTCGTAGAGCTATTGGTCGTAAACAGAAAGATAGACTAGAAAAAGCTATGCCTAGTATATTAGAAGGATATTGTTCAAAGTCTGATAAGCCTAGAGCTGTTGCAGAAGAAGAGGCAAAAGCATTCTTGCAGATTATAGAAGATAGCTCGAATTATCAGTTTGGTTTTAATCACAGTACTGGTTATTCAATGATTGGTTATACTTGTGCTTATATGCGTTATTATTATCCAAAGCAGTTTATAGCTGCATATTTAAATAATGCTAATAATGAGGATGACATTGTTAATGGTACAAATTTAGCTCAATCAAAAGGCATAGAGATATTCCCTGCAAAATTTAGGCACTCTAAAGATACTTATTTGCCTGATGAAAAAGAAAATAGGATTTATAAAGGGGTAGCATCTATTAAGTTTTTAAATAATGATGTTGCGAATAAGCTTTATGATATGCGAGAACAAACTTTTGATTCATTCATTGATGTTATTAAAGCGTTCCCCGGTAATAGTAGGGCTCTCGACATTTTAATTAAGCTTTCATATTTTGAAGAGTTTGGAAAGATGGGTACACTTTTGCGCATAGTAGATCTTTATAACCTTTATGGCGGCAAGAAATTGCTCAAGAAAGATAAATGTGACTTGCCCCCAGAACTTTTATCTAAGTATTGTACCGAGACAGAAAAGCAGTGGCGAGTGCAGGATCAAGATGGGCTAATTAAAGAGCTATGTTCAATGGTTCCTGATGTGGACGTACCTTTGCAGAGCCAAATAGAATGGAGCAAAGAGTATCTTGGCTACATCTCTGTAGTTATGCCTGAGAAAAAAGATATAGGCTATGTCATGGACATTAATACCAAGTATTCTCCTAAGCTGACCGTATATCAACTCTGGGACGGTCAGACCAACACGTATAAGATCCAGAAGCGTATGTTTGAGAAGCAGCCTTTTAGTAGCGGAGCATTTTTACAGTTCCGCAGTGAGCAACGTAATAAGAGTCGTAAGAATGAGCGAGGAGAGTGGGAGAAGATTCCTGATCAATATGATAATTGGATTTCTGCATATTATATAAGACATACCCTCTAGGGTCTTGACAAAACACAATTAATGTGATATAGTATAGCCACTTAAGAGGTTAGGGGCGTAAGACCCAATTCCTTACATTAATTTTCTTCCCCTTAACCTCTTGACAAATCCGCAAAGCTGTGCTATTATAAGGCACAGTCAGAGGTGACATACAAAACTTACGCACATACTGCTGTTGCCTCTCGACGATCAAAAAAAGTAGCAAAACCCTCTTGACAAGACGGAATGAATGTGCTATAATACAGACACTGAATGAGGTAAGCAACTTGGCCTTGGATGGTTACGAAGGGGCTTGACAAATTCGAAAGTTTATGTTATAATCACAATACAAAATTAAAACAAGAAAGGACAAAAAAGAAAATGGGTATCAAGTACTATCATCTGAAGGAGCGTAATGAGGTTATCGCAGTTCTGGAGAACACTCGCTATGATGCAGCAAGCAAGATTGCAAAGGTTCTAACCTGTACGAAGTCACTTGGTTTTGACCTAACCAAGTATGTTATGCCTTCATCTTTTAGAGCTGTGGCAAAGTGCCACCCCGCAGATGAGTGGAATCCCGAAATTGGGGAAAAGGTTGCTAAGGAAAAGCTAATGCGTAAGTATTACAAGGCTTATGACCGGCAGCTTGAAGCATTTGTTCAGGATCTGAATACGGCAATGTTTGAAGTGACTCAGAGATTCTGAAAAGGGTATTGACAAACTCAATTATTTGTGCTATAATCACAGTACAAAATTAAAGCTCCTGAGCAAGAGTTGAAAAGGCTCAACGATATGCGATGATAGTCAAGTGGTATGACGGTGGCTTTTATTTTAAAGTGTCTAGTTGGACACAAGCAGCAAGTTTATGAAGAATAAAGATCAGGCGCTGCAGTCACAGGTTCGATTCCTGTTCATCGCAAAAATATGCCTCCTGTAGCTCAGTTGGATAGAGCGCGTAAAATAACGTGTCTTGGGAAAGACGTAAACAGCAATTTTACATATGGTCTGTTAAACCCGAGGTCGCAGGTTCGAGCCCTGCCGGGAGGCTTCGTAGAAATTACATAAAGGCACTTACAGCAATTTTATTACATATGCAGGATATGAAGAAAGAGTGCCTTGCTTAATAAAGAGACGCATATAGCAATATTAAAATTATTCTTTACTAAAATTTTTATTTCATCACATCCTATTGTGCTCCTAATTTATTTTTGCGTCTCGATGAATAAACTCCAAAGACACATACAGCAAATATTTTTATAATAAGACTTTTAATCTTACTAATAAAAAGTGTCTTGGGATTTAGAAATAAATTCAAATAAAATGGAGGAAAGAAAAATGTCTTTTATGAATGCAGTTAAGAACACTCTCAATGAGGAATACAATTATTCCATGACTGAGAATGGAGCACTTGGTTATAAGACCAGTGGTAAGGCTCTTGTAGATCTGAACTTCGCTGTGGCTTCTATGAGAAGTATGAGCGAGAGTGAGATTTGCAAGAAGTTTACTAAGGCTTATGCCGAGAATCCTATGCTTGCAATGCGTTGGCTCTTTTTCGCAAGAGATGTTCGTGGTGGTCTTGGTGAGCGTAGATTGTTCAGAATTATTATTACCGATCTAGCAAAGAGTGATCCAGAGCTCGTGAAGCGTCTTATCCCTCTCATGGCTGAGTATGGAAGATATGACGATATATGGAGTCTCTTCGGAACCAATGTTGATGGTGTGATTTTTGATTTCATCAAGAAGCAGCTTGAAGTGGATCTGGATGGTATGAACAAGAACAGTGGAGTATCCCTCCTCGCCAAGTGGCTTCCTTCTCCTAATACTTCTTCTGAGAAGACTAAGCAGAATGCAAGATACATCTACAAGAATATTGGTCTCACTGAGCGTGAGTATCGCAAGATTCTTTCTAAGCTTCGTGCTTACATTGATGTTGTAGAACGTAAGATGTCTGCGAAGCAGTGGGGGAACATCAAGTATGAAGCAGTTCCTTCTCGTGCAAATCTAATCTACAATAACGCTTTCCTCCGTAATGACGAGGAACGTCGCAGAGAGTATCTGGGTAAGCTTGAAAAGGGTGAAACCAAGATTAAGGCGGGTACTCTATTCCCTCATGACATTGTACATAAGTATCACGCTTATGGATGGAGCGCAAACCTTAAAGCAAAGGATGCAACTGTTGAAGCTCTTTGGAAAGCACTTCCTGATATGGTAAAGGGTTGTGGCAATACGATTGTTGTAGCCGATGGCTCTGGTTCTATGACCGTTAATGTAGGTGGAAATAGCGGAGTTACCGCTCTTGAGGTAGCAAATGCACTGGCAATATACTTTGCGGAGCATAGCTCTGGCGATTTCAAGGATAAGTACATTACCTTCTCTGAGAATCCTCAGCTTGTAGATTTCAGCAAGTGTAATTCTCTTCATGATAAGCTTAAAACTGCGTTGGCTCATAGTGAGTGTGCGAATACAAATATCGAAAAGGTATTTGACCTAATTCTTACCACTGCGATCAAGGGGCATATGACACAGGAAGAGATACCTCAGAATGTGCTTATCATCAGCGACATGGAGTTCGATGGCTGTGTGACATGTGGTGAAAATACTAGTGACTATAGTTGGTGGGCCACACGTGTAAGACCTGATAACAGACTCTTTGAAACCATTAGCCAGAAGTTTGCAAATGCAGGATATAAGATCCCTAGACTTGTATTCTGGAATGTTAACTCTCGCACTGGTACGATTCCTGTAAAGGAGAACGACCTTGGTGTCGCACTTGTAAGCGGTTTCTCGGTAAATATTTGTAAGATGGTTATGAGCGGGAAGACTGACCCTTATGAGTGTCTTGTTGAAACTCTGATGGATGAGAGATACGATGCAGTGGAAGCTGCAATGAAGTAAAACATAAGACCTTAACAGCAACGAATTGTAAAGTAATCAAATGGATAAGATCCATCCCTATAAAGGATGAAATGCTGGTTCGAATCCAGCCTTCACAGAATTTAAAGGTCTTGTAAATAAAGACTCATACAGCAATTTTATGGGATATTAAAGCCGAATTAATATATTATGAGTCTTGAGAAAGTGCTGGGCATCACTTAAAAGCTGCCCGATGATATGCGCGAATGGTGTAAAGGCAGCCACAGAGGACTTGAGTATAGCCAGCGCTTTGGTAGGGGCAGCACCTATAATACTCACCAAAAATCCTCTGGTCGAGAGACCGTGTGGGTTCGAATCCCACTTCGCGCAGACCTACAAAGAACAAGCCTTCACGTGGCGTAGGTTGTTTGCACTGATTGTTCTTGGCGATTCGGAAAGACGAATTAAATCTTGACAATTGAGATGATGACATGATGATAGACCCTAAGATTCATATTGGTGAAACGCATGGTATTTATTATATATCTGATGTTTTGCCAGAGAAAGATAAATACAAACATTGGATTTATGATTGTATATGTACAGAATGTGGTTATCATAAATATAGCCATTATGGAGCAATAGCGGGAGAAAAGAGCGTAACTACAATATGTAATCATAAAAGAGCTAATGGGGAATATCTTACATATGGATATAAATGGAATAATAAAAGAATTGGAAACATATTTAAGGGCATGATACAAAGATGCTATAATAAAAATGATAAAAATTATAAAATATATGGCGGGAAAGGAATAAAAATTTACGATGAATGGAGATTAAATCCTTTACAATTTGAACAATGGGCATTGGAAAATGGATACGAAGATAATTTAACTATTGATAGAATTGAATCTGATAAAGATTATTGCCCAGAAAATTGCCAATGGATTACACTTGAAGAAAATGCTCGTAAATCGGGTGATGTAAATTGGATTTCTATAAATGGAGAAACACTTACTGGTAGACAGTGGGCAGGTAAATTAGGATTAGGGTTATTGACAATTGATAAATATATTAAAAAATATGGATTTGATTTAACAAAATGTCTTATTAATAAAATGCTTAATGATTTGCCGAAAAATTATTATCGTAAATCAAAACAAACATGGTTTGATGTTTATGGAATAAATACAGCACAAAATTAATTGACCTTGGTAAGTCATTAAACTACCAATTTATATGCCGCCGTGATGGAATGTATACATCTTGGTCTCAAAAACCAAGGCTCGAAAGAGATTGCGTGGTCGAACACGTCGGCGGTACCACGGAGACTATGTTGACTTGTACGTTCAAACGAACTCCATAAATCGGCAGTAACGTACATTTTGCTCCCATGGACAAGTTGGCTAAGTTGGTGGCCTTTCAAGCCGCAGGCGTGAGTTCAATCCTCACTGGGAGTGCCATGGCTGGCGAGTGGAACGGATATATAAACCACACTGCGCTCATAACGCAGAGATAACAGGTTCGACTCCTGTGCTTCAGCCCCCAAAAAAGTACTAAAAGAAAGGAGAAAAAGGGATGTCATTTTTCGTAAGAACAGTAACTGATCGGTATGGGGATACAGATGTTTATCCTCGTTGGGGCAGAATAATGGGGTGCGCTATAGGGGCACTGCTTGTTCTGATTATAATTCTCTCTTGTTTCACCAAAGTCCCTACTGGCAACACTGGTATCGTCACTACATTTGGTAAGGTTGAGAATTATACACTGGATTCAGGCTTTCATCTAAAAGCTCCGTGGCAGAAGATAGTTAAGATGGATAATCGAGTACAGAAACAGAGTATTGATTTGATGTGTTTCTCTTCTGATATTCAGGAAGTATCTATGACTTATACAATTAACTTCCAGATTAGTAAGAGTGATGCAATGACGATTTATTCTACTATCGGCACTCATTATTATGAAACCGTTATTATGCCTTGTATTACCGAGTCAGTTAAGACAGTTTGCGCACGATATACTGCGGAAGAGCTAGTGGGCATGAGAAGTGAACTTGCTTCAGCAATAGAGACGGATCTTTCTGAGAAGCTAATTAATTACAACATAGAGCTTGTTTCCACCTCTGTTGAAAATATGGATTTCACCGATGTATTTACCGATGCTGTTGAAGCAAAGCAGGTTGCAGCACAGAATAAGCTCACTGCGCAGACTCGTGCCGAGCAGGAAGTTATTGAAGCTGAAGCTGCGGCCAAGGTTCAGGTAATTCAGGCACAGGCTGATGCAGATGCAATGGTTGCTAAGGCTCAGGCCGAAGCAGAAGCAACTCGGATTCGTGCAGAAGCTGAAGCAGAAGCAAATGCAAAGGTCGCAGCGTCTCTAACAAATGCGCTAATCGATTATACTTACGCACAGCATTGGGATGGTAAGTATCCTACCTATTATGGTGGCAACGGTACAACTCCTGTCATCGATCTCAGATAAATAAATGAGCTGGCATCTCAATAAACTGCCATTAATATGGGTCAGTAGCGAATCGGCAAACGCAACGGGCTGTAAACCCGTCTCCTTCGGGAATAATTGGATCGACACCAATCTGGCCCACCATCCCCGCCGTTAGAAAAGCTATCTAACTGGAATTGAAACCACATACGTTGGGAGTGTGTCATCCGGTAGAAGAGCGGACAGCAATGTGGAATAAGCCAACATAGTTACAAGCTGTAAACAAGAAGAATACAGTTGGCGTTGGCCACTACGAGAGTGTGGTAATATATTCAGACGTAGCTCAATCTGGCAGTAGCACCGCACCGGAGGTATTATGTTGGTTCGAATCCAACCGTCTGAGCCAAGAGTCTTACACGCCTCTGATACAGTAGCAAGCGCAACCCGTAAGACCTTTGAACAAACATAAAATCCGTTGTTTAGAAGAACCAAAGTACGTAGTGGGATGACAACCCCCAGAAATGGTACTTTATTTTGGTTAATACTGAGTATTTATTAACTTTTGATTTCGTCATTCAAAACTAATAAATACGTTTTTATATCCCTTTAGCTTAGTTGGATAATGGGAACGTGCGTATAAAAAGGCTGTTTATCTAGCTGGAATTGCACAATTGGCAATATCCAAATGGTAAATGTTTGGGCGCACCACTAGCCTGTTCGAATATGGGATTGGGGCTAGATTTCAAATATGCGGAGTAAATTTAGAAGGTCTAAAGCTCCCCTGCTAAGGGATGCGTGGTGAAAGCCATGGGGTTCGCGTCCTCTGCTCCGCGCCAGAGTCCAAGTATGAGAAAGTTCGTTTAGCATTGCTGGACTTTAATCAGCCAAATTAAATGAAAGTGCATGAGTAATTTAAGGAGGAAACATCTCGTAGTTCAGTTCACAGAGAATCTTAAAGAGTGTGAACATATATGCGGGACGAACTCAGACGGCTCTGAGACCGGTCTTGAAAACCGTGGGCAGGTGAAAGCTTGTGGGGATCGACACCTCCGTCCCGCGCCAGTATGCGGAGTCAACCAGTAAGGTGCTGGACTCGCCTGCTAAGCGATGTGTAGCTATTCGGCTATTTGGTTCGTGTCCAAGGCTCCGCGCCATTTAAAGACTATTCATTGACAAAAACTTTTTGTAAGTTGGATTTGTTGACAGAAGGTCTTCAGAAATATAAAAGAAAATTAAAAATGAATGAGAATTATGTAAGTTGAAGTTGTGAATATTGCATTTATTATTCATCCGCTCTTGCAGTGAGAGGGTGTTGCGGTGCCTTCTCAATTTTTAAAAATAATTATATCTGAGAACATTGAACAGCTTTCTCGTCAAGGGGAAGTTAAGGAACAGAAGTAGGGTGTCGGATGAAAAAGGCCGTATCAATTCCCGGAATGGCAGATATATTATAGGTTTGTACTGATGCCAAGGCGTTGAAATAAAGTTCTTGTACTGCGGAGATAAGGAAGAGCAGTTTAAATTAACACGCCATACACTACACCACTCAACAGCAAGAACACAGTACATTTTAATATGGCTCAGTAGCTCAGAGGCAGAGCGTGCGGCTGTTAACCGCAAGGTCGAGATATCGTAATTCTCCTGAGCCTCCATAATAAATAAGGTGCTACGAGACGGCTTGCTAGTAATCGGCTTTGATGCCTATGCTGGCTGCGAATGGCGGTAGTTAAATGGAATTTGATAGACAGCCTTATAACAAGTGTCAAGTTTGTGGTGAAAGCTTTCTTTGAGACATTCTAAAAACCACGTTAAATATGCCATGCCGAGAACTTGGCTCGGCACTTTATATGGGAGATACAACTTGGTGCAGTGTGGTTTGATTCCGCTTAACTGGGAACTCAGGGCTCCACCTGACGAGATAACAGCGAGGTTCGCTCCTTCAATCTCCCATAATATGGTCTTATAGTTCAATGGCAGATCGGCCCCATGGTGGGGTAGGTATTGGTTCGATTCCAATTAAGACCTCACATAAAAGGTAATCACACAAGATTGATATCATCTTCCTATTAGAGAATAATTTAAGATTATTAGTGTAAAAGTGTGATTGACACCTCGGAAAGACGGGGAGATCTGCTGTCATAGCTCAGTTGGTAGAGCGAGTGATTTGTAATCACTAGGTCGGGGGTTCGAATCCGTCTGGCAGCTCCACATTATGCGCCACTAGCTCAGAGGAAGAGCACCTGCCTTGGGGATAAGTTTTAGAAACAACTTAAACTTTAAGTTAAGTAGGGGCAGTATCTACTATCTCCACCATTAAGCAGGGAGTGCGGGGATCGTTACCCCGGTGGCGCACCATATATTGGGGTATCGCCAAGCGGTAAGGCACAGGACTTTGACTCCTGTATGCGTGTGTTCGAATCACACTACCCCAGCCATATGTCGCATTAGTGTCTAGCGGTTAGCATGACAGCCTTCCAAGCTGTAGGGGAGGGTTCGAATCCCTTATGCGACTCCAATTTAAACGCTTCGAATTCGAGGCGTTTTCTTTATATACCCCTTGACATATGACAAGATATATGTTATGATTACAATACAAAATTAAAGGAGGTTAATATGATTTATCTTGATAATGCTGCCACGACCCCTTTGTGTAATGCAGCGAAACAAACAATTATAGAGCACTTAGATAATTATGGCAATCCAAGCAGCTCTTATGAATGGGGAAGAATTTCTAAAAATCTTATTGAAGATGCTAGAGAAAAAATTGCTTCACTAATTGGGGCAAAGCCGACAGAAATATATTTTACAAGTGGGGGATCTGAAGCTGATACTTGGGCATTGGAATGTAGTATTTCAATTGCAAGTAACATTGAGCATCATGCTATACAGCCTAGTTTTAAATATAATGTTGAGAATAATGGAATAGTAGATGTCTCAAGTTTTGGAATATCAGCTCCTGATGATATAGAACCACTTGAAATTGCAGATATTATTTCTTGCATGGCAGTAAACAACGAAATAGGCACTATTCAGCCTATATATCAAATGGCAGACTTTGCTCATAATCATGGTATGATATTTCATACTGATGCAGTCCAAGCTATGGGGCACATTCCTATTAACGTGAAAGATATGCATATTGATATGATGTCTGCTTCCGGGCATAAGTTTGGCGCAATGAAGGGTATTGGATTCCTTTATGTCAAAGAAGGAATAGAAATGCTCCCCCTGATTTATGGTGGCAAGCAAGAATTTTCGAAACGTGGAGGAACAGAAAATATACTTGGGATTCTATCAATGGCTGCAGCTCTAGAAGATTCTATTACTCATATGGAAGAAGATACGGAGCATATCATTAAACTTAGTAATAAACTGAAAAATGCTCTGCTATCAATCGATGGGGTTTATCTTAATGGTGATCCTGAGCAAAGAATATGTTCTAATATTAATGTTCGTATTGATGGTGTTAAGGGAGCGGACTTTGTTACAATGTGTGGGCTGCATGGTATCTGTATTTCAAGTGGTAGTGCTTGTAATGAAGGTATTGCAACTCCTAGTCATGTACTCAAGGTAATAGGACTTTCAAATGAAGAAGCGTTAAGTAGTGTTCGTATTACTCTTGGTAGACAAAATACAGAAGAAGAAATAGATTATGCTATTAAGATTATGACTGGCTTAATTTCTCAGCTCAGAGGGGCTTGACAAAATGTAAGTACTGTGCTATTATAACAGTACAAAATTAATGGGAGTAATTATGGAACTGAGCAAAAGAGATAAAGCTTATTTTAATGCAGCTAAAGCAGCAAGTACGATGTCTAATTTTCCGAGAGTCCATATGGGATGTGTAGTAACAGATGGACATCATATCATTTCGAGTGGTTTTAATTCAACCAAAACAAATCCTCTCCAGAAAGAACTGAACCGAGAAAGATTTTCAGAAGATACGCATCATTTTCTTCACGCAGAAGTGGATGCTCTTTTGCCACTATTGAATCATAAGGATATCAATTGGAAAAAATGTAGCCTTTATATTTATAGAGAGCTAAGGAATGGACAAAAGTCTCTTGCAAGGCCCTGCCCAAGTTGCCAGAAGCTTATAAAACAGCTTGGCATTAAAAAAGTCTATTATACTGGTGATAATAGTTATATACAAGAAATATTTGATTAAAGAAAGGATTACAAAAATGAGTGAGACAGATTATGGTTGTTATTGCAAGAAATGTTTTCTAAAGAAACATAAGCTATCAAAGAAGAATATTAACCGTATTGTGTTTACGCCGTATGTAGAAGAATGTGACGGCTGTGGAAAAGTTGAAAAATTAGTTGATTACGTGGAGGATGAAGACAATGAATGGTGAACGCCAGAAACTATTGGAACCAATTCTAAATACATTTGAAAACCCAGATATTAAAGAATTTGCAATCGTTTTGCTTGATGACCTGCCTGAGTATATATGGCATGTAGGAGCTTCGAGTACTGGAAAGTACCATCCAGCTTATAGCCTTGGTGAAGGCGGTCTTATGCGCCACCAGATGGCAGTCGTTAGATTTATGAACTTCTTTCTGGAACTTGAGCAGTACAATAAAGGTATTCCAAGTAGATCGAGAGATTTGCTCCGTGTAGCTTGTCTTGTACACGATGGGCGCAAGAGTGGTACACAAGCAGATTATGAGAAGTCAAAATATACTAAATTTAATCACCCCGCACTAATGGCTGATGTTATTCGTAATTATGATGGTAAGTATCTAAATCATGAAGAGATAGAATTTATAGCCCATTGCATTGAGAGTCACATGGGGCAGTGGAATGTAGATAAAAAGACAGGGGAATGGCTTCCTAAACCAGTAGATACATATCAGGAACTTGTACATCTTGCGGATTATCTTGCATCACGTAAGACTCTAACTATGGATTTTGAGAATCTTGAGAAACCTCGCACAACAGTGGTTAATCCCGATGAGTATACTCTCACTTTTGGCAAACATAGTGGCCAGAAGCTCATAGATGTATATCGTAAGCATCCAGATTACGTACAATGGATAGAAGAGAATATTCATAGAACTGAAGTTCGAGATGCAATTAAAGCAGTAAAAAAGAAGATTAGTGAGGAGGATGATGAACTTTAATGAAGGTTGAAATACTATCAAAGGGCAATATTAAGAAACTACTTACTGAGGAAAAGATTCCATTTAACATTACTTATACTGGTGGAACTTATAGTGTGGTAGAGATAGAAAAGTCTGACCTTATGAATCTTATGGAGAGTACACACGAAAACAGCGAATTTAATGGATGGTATTGTTATTCTAAGGGTGCTCGTGTAGGAAGTGCTTGTGACTTCTTTAGGGTTAATGGGCATGATCTAATAGGTTGGTCAGAGTCTGGTAAGGATTATCATACTCTTCTAGATTATTTAACTGAAGAGTTAGGATTGACGGATGATGAAGATATCTGTGATTATGCAGTAAGTCTAGCAAAGGTCAATGGTATGAATTTGAGCAAGCTTTTTAAAACTTATGAGGGTTAATTATGGAAAAGAATTTTTATATTAGTGATTTGCACATGGGACATGGAAATGTAATCAAGTTTGATAATCGTCCATTCTTCACAGTTGCTGAAATGGATCAGGCTCTGATTAATAATTGGAATAGTGTAGTTACTAATGCAGATACGGTATATATTCTTGGTGATTTTTGCTGGGATAAAGAAGATAGGTGGATTGAAATTCTTAAACAGCTCAAGGGTAACAAGCAGTTGATAAAGGGCAATCATGACCTTAAGAATCCTTCTGCCCAACTTAAAGGTATGTTTCAGGACATCAAGGATTATAAAGAGATTACCGATAATGGAAAGCATGTAATTATGTGTCATTACCCTATTCCTTTTTATAAGGCTGATTATAATCCTAAGACATATATGCTTTATGGACATGTTCATACAACCATCGAGAACGACTTCATGGAGCATCTAAAGAAATATATTTACGTCAATGATCAAAGAGGTAATAGTGCTCATCAGTGCCAGATGTATAACGTTGGGTGCATGATGCCATGGATGGATTATACGCCCCGTACACTAGATGAGATTATTGCCGCACAGGAGGATATATGAATAAATCTCAAGAATTTATAATAGACCGTATCAAAAATGGCTATTGCTCAGATGAGTTCATAGCAGAAGAATTTGAGAATGCTCTATGTCTACGACCATTTAAGGTGCTACCACTGAGCCTGAGCCATTTAGTTGAAGACGATTCTCTGACGCTAATGCTTGAGGGCGAAACACTATCAGGAGATAAAGGGACAACTAAGATTACCCTTAGATATGACCCAGATGCAGAATTTGAGTATTTTACATCTGACATTTGTACTCACGATGGAACGCTAATTTTCTTAATGGATGCAATTGAAAATATTATAAATAAGCTTTTTCAGCTAGGCACTTATAATATTAGTAATATACCTCCTGATTTCAAAGACCATGTTTGGGACTATGATTATGAATACATCATTGGTGATTTCGTAATTAACAGTCGGGTAGATGATAAATATGCTCCAGAGGATAAACCTTGGATGAGAGAGAAGCAGATTGTAACTCTGCCAATAAAGTGGAAATGGACTAAGAAGAATACAAAATTAACGGAAGGAGAAAATAATGTATAACGCATATGTAACGACAATTAAAAATCTTCGCAAGCATCCTAATGCTGATAGACTGCAACTTGGTGAATGTTTTGGTAATACTGTGTGTGTGAGTATGGAGTATACTGATGGTCAAATTGGTGTGTATTTCCCAACCGATGGGCAGCTCTCTGTGGAATTTGCAGAGGCTAATAATCTGCTTCGTAAGAAGGATGCGGAGGGCAATAACATTGGTGGTTATATGGATCCAGATAAGCGTAATGTAACCTCTATTAAGCTTCGTGGTGAGAAGTCTGATGGCCTATTTCTGCCACTGAGCTGTCTCAAATCGTTTGGAGATGTTTCAACTCTTATGGTGGGAGACGTTATAACTACATTTAATGGGTATGAAATTTGTACGAAGTATATTCCACACCGAAATATTCGTACAGGACATCAGACAAATGGTAATCATACTCGTAAGACGAAAATAAATATTGCACCTCTGTTTACTGAGCACGCAGATACTGAACAACTCGCTTATAATCTTGGGGCTTTTCAGGCGGGAGACCAGATTGAAATCACTCTAAAGATGCATGGTACTTCTCAGCGCACTGGCTATTTACCTGTATTTAAGGGTTATAAATGTACAAACCGTATCTATCAAGCCGCTCTCAATGCGGTAATGTCTGGTAAGAAAGTTGGCGCTATGACTCAGAAGTTCGCGGATCTTGGACTCGTTTCTGCAACTCCTATTTATGATTGGGGGTATGTGTCTGGTACTCGTCGTACTGTTCTAGAAAATTTTGATGGCGGGTATTATGGTTCTAATGAATTCCGTGAGCCGCATTCTAAGTTCTTTGAGGGCAAGCTTCATAAGGGTGAAGAGGTTTATTATGAAGTAGTTGGATTTACTCATACTGGCGCTCCAATTATGGCGACTGCTGATAATAAGAAGCTCAACGATAAGGAATTTGTAAAACAGTATGGTAAGACTACGACTTTCTCTTATGGTTGTGATCCTAACCCCTATGACTTTGGAGATCCTTTGCCTGATATTAAGCAATCTGATTTCTATGTCTATCGTATGACTATGACTAATGAAGATGGCGACGTAGTAGAGTATTCTCCTGACTTTATGCGTTATCGTTGTGAGCAGATGGGATGTAAGACTGTTCCTGTTATGTGGAAGGGCTTTATTCCTCCTGATGAAACCTTAGAAGAGTGTTATGACTGTAATGGTGAATGGGGCACTTGGAGAGCTATCCGTAAGGGTACGCCCGGTGAATGGGTTAAAGCTATTGCTGAAAAATATTACGATGGCCCCGACCCCATTGGTAAAACCCATGTGCGTGAAGGCGTTGTAGTTCGCATTGTGAATAAGCCAAAATTCTGTGCTTATAAGCATAAGAATTTCGCATTTAAGTGCCTTGAGGGCCTAGTAAAGGCAGAGGCTGAGGCCCCTGATATGGAAGAAGCTCAGGAAGAAATTAAGGATGATGTAGTTTGAGTCATAAAAATATATGTATTGGGGAAGTGTCATATACTACATACGGCACTCTCTAAAAAAATTATATGATGTTTTGTATGCTTACATTGTAGAAATTACAGATTAACAATTAAATTTTAAGGAGGTATTTAATATGGAGAAAGGTGAAGGATGCCTTTTGGTAATTTTAACGGCTGTGATATTTCTACTTAGTCCAATTCTTACTTATTGTTTGGGTTGGCTTGGTGGCTGGATACTGTCACAGATTGTAGGAACAGCAATTACTAATGGGTTTAATATACTGTTTGATACAACGAGATTTACCCCTGAACTTATTCCAATTACATGCGGTGCTCTTGCAGTTGTAGGTAATTATTTTAAAACTTCAATAACTAAAAGTAAGGAGTAATATGAATTATCATAATGATAAATGGATAATGGAGAAGGTTGGGGAGCACTATCAAGAAGCTCTCCAATCTTTCCCAGAGGATAGAATAGTCGGGATTTTCTATCAAGGTAGTGGAAATTATGGTCTTGATTATGAGGATTCTGACGTTGATACAAAACTTATTGTAACTCCAACATTCAAGGATATTGCAATGAATAAAAATCCTGTGAGCACAACTCATATTCGTGACAATGATGAGCATACTGACTGGAAAGATATTAGGCTTTATATTCAGACATTCAGAAAACAAAATTTAAATTTCATGGAAATTCTTTTTACTTCATATAAGATTCTTAATCCTATGTATGAAGAGCAGTGGAATAGACTTATTGAAGCCAGAGAAGAAATTGTACGTTATAATCCAACCCAAGCCATTAAGTCTATGAGAGGCATTGCTAAAGAAAAGTATTTTGCAATGGAGCATCATTATCCATCTCGTATGGACTGGATTAACAGATATCTTTACGATCCGAAACAACTGCATCACCTATTGCGTGTAGAAGAGTATATTGAAAGATATATCAACCATGTACCATATGAAAAATGTTTGATTTCTGAAAATCCAGAATATTTAGTAGAGGTCAAAAAAGGCTTATATAATCTAGAAGATGCACGAGCACACGCTAATGATGCTATCAATCATATTGATTTACTATGTGACGATTTCTTAAAAAACGAATATACGATTGATGCGAAAATTGATGAACTGTTAGATGATGTGCAGTATGAAATTATGAAGGTTGCAATTAAGAAGGAGCTAGATGAAGAATGACTATTGACGAAATTGATCAGCAAATTTTAGCATTAAAACAGCAACGCAATGAATTAGAAAAGAAAGAGCATGCATTATTCCTTGAATCTGCACAAGCCAATATAGGAAGATGTTTTATAGTTAATGATGCTACTTATGTTAAAGTACTAAATGTCCCCCAAGTCGAGTGGACTATGACTGGTAGTCACTTTAATCAATATCAATATCCAGCAATATACATTACACAGGATGAAGTTCCTTTTGAATTCAAAACTTTCTTTTCTGGTGCTTGGGGGGAAGGGTATGATTCTTTCAATCATTATAAAGAAATAACACAGGAAGAGTTTAATGCTAAATTTGATGAGGTCATCAAAGAATTTAGCAATAAAATAAAAGGAGAAAATAATGAATAGGCCAACTTTGATACTTCTTGTTGGGCCTCCCGGCTCAGGCAAGACTACATATGCTAAGAAATATCTCTCAGAACATAGTAATACGGTTTATCTAAGCTCAGATAAAATTCGCAAAGAGCTATGGGGAGACGAAGGCACTCATGGTGATAATAATGAAGTGTTTTACAGAATGCAGACTAGGGCAATTAATAGTTTGAATTTTGGTTTTGATGTTATTTATGACGCAACAAATATAACTCGTAAGGATAGGTCATATATTATTTCTCTGTGTCCTAAGTTTGTAAAAATTGAAGCACATATTATTTGGGCACCTATTGAAACCTGTATTGAACGTGATGCAGATAGAGAACGTACCGTTGGCAAAGAAGTTATTGATAGAATGCTAAAAAGATTTCAACCAGTATTTTATGATGAGGGGATCAATGAAATCAAAGTGATTTTACCAGATAAGTTTAATAAAGATGAGTACTGTGATAAATTAATTGATTCTATGAAGATTTCACATGACAATCCTCATCATACATTAGATATATATAATCATTGTATGGAAGCAAATCAATATGCATACAAAATGAATTATAATGACGATATTAAATTTGCTGCAAAATTTCACGATATAGGAAAGCCATATGTAAAATCTTTTCTAGATAATAAAGGGAATAAGTGTGAAAGCGCACATTATTATTCTCATCAAAATTTATCAGCTTGGATGTCTTATGGAATAAATGGTTCAAATCCATTTCGTGTGTGGCTTATTGGAACACATATGGAACCATTTTTAGAAACTAAATATTACAAAGCTATGCCTATTTTTTTAAAAGATTATATAGAAAAATTACATAAATGTGATTTAGAGGCACATTAATACCCCATAAAGGAGGTACATTATGGTGTAAAAAATACATAAAATGATTCATCCATAAAAGTGTTATGTGTGGAATTTATAAAATTGAAAATTTAATTAATAACAAAAAATATATTGGTAAAAGTATTAATATTGAAAAAAGATTCAAATCTCACATTCAAGAAAGTTTTAATAAAAATAAAAAAAGTTATAATCACTTAATTCATCAAGCAATACGCAAATATGGTGTTGAAAATTTTTCATTTATAACAATTGAAGAATGTGATGATGAAAAGTTAAATGAAAGAGAAATATATTGGATATCTTATTATGATTGTTGCATTTTAGATGGAAGGGATAAAGGGTATAATATGACTCGTGGCGGAGACGGTAGCTCATTTATAGATGCTAAAAAAATACAAGAATTATGGGACAAAGGGTTCTCTGTCAAAGAAATTGCAGAACAATTATCTTGCGATAGACACTCAATTTCAAAAAGATTACAAAGCTATAAGAATTATACTTCTGAAGAAAATAAACGGCGTCAATATAATCTCGTTTCAAAATCACGTCAAAAAGAAGTATTTCAATATGATTTAAATGGGAAATTTATTGCTAAATATCAATCGGTTATTGAGGCATCCAAGAAAACAGGAATAGGGTATAGAACTATATTAAGTAATCTACAAGGTAAATCTTATTCTGCGGGTAAATATCGGTGGACATATAAAGAATTATCTTTTTTAGATCAATATAATATAAAAGGAAATGGCTACGATGTTCCAATCATCCAATTAGATTTGCAATATAATTTTGTTAATGAATTTTTAACTATTACAGAAGCGGCAAATTCAGTTTCAGCGAACCAAAGTTCCATTAGTTATGCTCTTAATGATATAAATAGAACAGTTAAAGGATATCATTGGGTAAGAAAAGATGAATATGAAGCAGACCTTGCAGCACATTAACCAATTGGTACGGCATTTTAGTCATACCTTTTGTGTATTTTTGCGATATTGACAAATAAACAATCCTATGGTATATTAACAGTACAAAATTAAAGGAGGGCAACATGAAACACATTAAATCCATTGAATTTGTTCTTGAAAATTGCGAAAGCTTTAATATCGGTGCAAATTATTTTGGAGCATTTCTTATTGATGATCTGCATTATTCCATACAAAGAATTGCCTCCAATAGTATCGTTAGGATGGCAATTGCTGACACGATTGTGATAGAACTTTTTTCTGAGGGTGATCGGGAGTATCGTCCGTTTGGGGGATTAGAAAAGACCACTATTTTTGAACGACTACAGAAATACAATGATATTACTCAAATTATTGTTCATTATGAAGATCAAACTGAAGAAGCTTATTTTACTGATTGGGCCGAAGGGGATGATTGTGAAAACAAAAATCAAGGTGTATGTAAGAGTGATCTGGGAAATCTTTATATTGTCATTAGTGCAGAAAAAGATTTTTCTACCTTCTTTGATACAGAATATATGAATGATAAAGATTATATAGATTTTGCAAAAGACATGATTATTTAAGGAGGAACAAAATGAGAACTATAAGACATAATGTATTCGAGACCAATTCGTCGAGCACACATTCACTGGCTATTCCAAAGGAGAGTAGTGATGCCCCAAATCATCTCTCATTCTATATTGAAGAATTTGATTGGGGATGGGATGAAGTAAGCCCAACAGATTATTTTTATACCGCGATTTATGAAACATCTGATACAGCAGATGAAGTTGCAGAAAAGCTTGAAAAACTCACAGACATTCTAGACGCACATGGAATTCAATATCATTTTGGAGAGGCTAGAACTCATATTTGGAATAGCGATAATGGTATAGACTATATCAGTCTTGACAATGGTTATATTGATCATGGAGGCGAACTCAGAGCCTTTGTTGATGAGCTACTTAATGATGGCGATAAGCTCATACGTTTCCTTAGCGAAGGTCTAGTATTTACAGGGAATGATAACTGTGATACAGAGCAGAGAGGGTTCGTAGAAAGAGACACGAAGTATTTTGAAAATTATGACTGGCATACTAAGATGACATCTAAGATTGAAAATCCATATTATATGGAAGATTACAATAATTATGAATGGTATTGGAAGGGGAATTAATTATGAAACAGACCAGAAGAAATGTATTTGAGACGAATAGTTCTAGCACACATTCACTCACAATGTGCCTAGAAAGTGATTATGATAAGTGGAAAGCAGGAGAAGTTTATCTAAATGAGAATGGTGGTTGGAGTTCTAATTCTCCCTACAAAGAAAAGCAATTTGTAACGAAAGAAGAAGCTATTGACATTCTTACAGATAATAAATATCCTCCTGAAAAAGATTTGACTGAGCTTGATAGTGAAGACCTTGAGGATATTTTTAGAGATGAGGAATTTTATACTTATGAGAATTATTGGAGAGATTATCTTGAAGACTATAGCGAGACTTTCACAACACCTAATGGTGATACGGTCGTTGCTTTTGGGCAGTTCGGTTATGATGGTTAAGGAGGGAATATGAATCCTATTGTTAGATATCAGAATGGTAATTATACTGTCACCATTGATACGAGGAATGGCACTAAGATACGTGAAAATGACCTTGACTTTTTTGAAGCGGCCTTCCCAGAATCCATGGATATCAAGATTACCAATAGATGCAATATGAATTGTCCAATGTGCCACGAAGATTCTAAGTGTGATGGTGCTCATGGTGATATCATGTCTGAGAGTTTTATTGATAGGTTACATCCTTATACTGAACTAGCACTTGGTGGCGGTAATGTTCTTGAGCATCCAGACCTTATCCCTTTTCTTGAAAAGTGCAAACGTCTTAATCTTATTCCTAATATGACAGTAAACCAGACTCATTTCATGGAGAATCTTGACCTCATCACTGAGCTTGTTAATTATAAGCTTATCTATGGCCTTGGAATTTCTCTCACTAATCCTACTGAAGAATTTATCTCAGCAGTTAAGAAATTCCCTAATGCTGTTATTCATGTTATTAATGGCATACATCCTATTGGGCAACTTGAGAGGCTTAAAGATCATAATCTCAAAATTCTTATTCTTGGATATAAAGAGTTCCGTAGAGGTAAGCAGCTTTATGAAGATGATATCTGGAAGATTATAATTGAGGGCAACAAGGATCTCCTATACGCTTATCTTCCTGAAGTTATCAAGGAACAGTGGTTTGATGTAGTTAGCTTTGATAACCTTGCTATTAAGCCGCTTAATCCACAGAGGCTTATGTCTAGAGAGAAGTGGGATGAAATGTATATGGGTGATGATGGGTTTGATGGTGAAATGACCAGTGCTAGTATGTATGTAGATATGGTAAAGCGTGAATTTGCACGTAACTCATGTGCTACTGAACGTTATCCCCTCATGGATAATATTGAAGATATGTTTAATTTTCTAAGGAGCAAAGAATGAAAATATATGAATTATATTTTGAATGGTGTAATGGGGAGCGGATACTACTGCTCCCTGAATGCACAGAGCGAGAAGCATTGGTTGCAGTGGAGGATCTGATGAAAAAAGATGCCCCTGTTTTTTCTTATGACCAAGGCCGCTTTGTAATGGAGGTTGGAACGTATGTGGTATGACCCTATAGAAAATCCCCCACCTGAAAATACCGATGTCCTTGTTTATACTGAGATGAATAAGATGAAAGTTGCTCGGTTGTATCGTGGAACGTGGGATACTTACATGAAAATTCTGGGATGGCAAGAGCTTCCCAAAGATAAACCAACAAAAACTAAAAAGGAGAAAAAGTAATGGATAAAACTACACTTGGCGATAGAATGAAAAATAACTACGAGAATATCAGTCGATACTATCTTACTCGTAGAATGCCTGTGATTATTAGAATTGACGGCAAAGCCTTCCACACTTTTACAAGAGGTTTTCAAAAGCCCTTTGATGATGTCCTTGTAAAGACTATGCAAGAGACTATGAAATATCTCTGTGAGAATATTCAGGGCTGTGTTCTTGGTTATACTCAGAGCGATGAAATTTCTCTAGTCCTTATTGACTATGCAGAGCTTACCACAGATGCATGGTTTGGAAATAACCTGCAGAAGATGTGTAGCGTTTCTGCAAGTATGGCTACTATGGCATTTAATAAGTTTTTCCGTGAAAACATTGAGGACTGGGGATATGCTAATTTTCCCGATTTTGCTGAAGGTGGTACAAACGAGGAAGTTGATGCTAATTTGATTAAGCGGTGCAATATTTATTTTTCTCGTTGTAATACTGCCATGTTTGATTCGCGTGTATTTACAATTCCTAAAGAAGAGGTTTGCAATTATTTCCTATGGAGACAGCAAGATGCTACTCGCAATTCTATCCAGTCCGTAGGTCAAGCAAACTTCAGCCAGAAAGAACTTCATGGTAAGTCTTGCAACGACATTCAGGATATGCTTATGACTCAGAAAGGTATCAATTGGAATGATTATGTCACAACTTTAAAGCGTGGCAGTTGCTGCATTAAGGTAGATGATAGTCTGACTAAGTATGATGAAGTAGGAAATATTTGTGATTATATCCAGAGAAGCAAATGGATTATTGATAATGAAATTCCCATCTTTTCTCAGAATAGAAGTTATATTGATAAGCTAATTAATATAGGAGGTTAACATGATTACTGATCTTATTAACAGACTGCAGAAGTGTCCCGAGTATTCTTGCTCTAGATGTGTTTATTATAAAACCCCAGCATGTGCTATAGAAGAGGCAGTTAGAGAACTTCGCCGTTATAATCAGATACTTGATATCAGCGGTGGGACTCCTCCTAGAACAGATGAGTCGCTTATGGGAGGACGATATGAAACATTCTAATTTATATTGGATGATTTATTGGCATTGCAGAAAAAAATATGGCAAATATGGAGCCAGATATGCAATGAGAGAAATTACTAAGAAAAGAGGGATTAAATGAGTTACTGGGATTATGAGGAACCCATGTGGGAGCCATCAGAAGCTGATGAATTATTTGACGAACTAAAATCAAAACTTGTTGATGCAGCTAAAGCTTCCTTAAAGAACGACATGGAATCTCTTAAAAGTCGCAATGAATATCTTGAGAAACGCAATAAAGAGCTTGAAGATAAGGCGCGAGAAGTATCAAGAAAAGAAAGTGATTTGGAATACAAAGCTCAAAATCTTCGCAGAGAAGTAGAGAGAGAATTTTATAAGACTGCTATTGACGATCTGTTTAAGAATGCCATTGAGCAGTCTCAGCTTTGGTTTGCAGATAATAAGCCTCATGAAAAACCTAAGTGTGATAAATGCAATGTTGATAGAAAGTGGATTTTGACTTGGCCTGATGGTACAACCACAAGTAAACAATGCACATGTTCTCAGCCAGATTATTGGTATGAACCAGAGGAAACATGGATTGATGTATTGAAATACAAGGTTAAGGATAGTAATTATCCATCTGAAAGATATTATAGACTTGATGAAAGTTATCAAAGTACTGGAAGTAATAGCTATGATTATTCTTTCGTAGACTTTGGAATTCAATTTGTGTATGATAAGTTCTGTGATGATGCTATTGAGAAGCGCGAACAGCTTAATTATGGCAAGTATATTGGCTTTACATCCAAGGAAGAATGCCAGAAATATTGTGACTGGTTAAATAAACGGAAAAATAAGGAGAATGAACGATGATTTCTAAAAAAACTTTTGTTAATACTATAGAGCGTCTTGAAATATTTGAAGACAAAGTAAATGCCGTAGATGAAGCTCTGCGCGACCTCTCTCCTGATTTTGGGGGAATATATCTCCCGCAGCCTACAGCTATTATGATAGACCTACTTTCTGAAATGTTTAAGGATGAGGAAGGGTGGCTCTCTTATTTTATATATGAGCGTGATTGGTTACTTGATTTTAAGCTTGGAGACATTATGATTAACGACGAGAAGATTAAGATTGAGAACTGGGAAGATGTTTATGATTTCCTGATTAAGAATATGGAGGAATAATATGAAACTTAAAGACATTATTCTAACTAAAGAACAAATAGAATCTATGGGTTATTGCATTGAAAATAATATAATTGAATCTGTAGATATAAACACCATTGCTCATTTCGGAAATTGTAATTGTTTCGAAATCCAGTGCTCTAATGTATGGCCAATGAGTGGTTATAATAATACCCGAAACTTAGGTTATTTAATTCGTGCTTTTATTGAGTTATTTGATCTTTCAAAAGAGGATGGGCTGAGATTAACTGAAATAAAAAATATCCCTTGCAGACTTATTTTTAATGGCAAGAATAGTTGGGGATCTAAATGCATTGGGTTTGGGAATTTTATGAAGAATAAATTTGTATTAGTCGAAGATTTTGTGCGGGTGAATGAATGAAAAGATTTTGGTGCAGTTTACGATTAAAGTTTAAGAATTTGCTTATTTCTGTTAAAGAATGTAATAAGCGTCATCTCATGGATGATGTGTGGTATCAAAGTGAACGTTATTTCATTAATCAAGGGAATCTGTATGATGAACATGGCAATCATTATTGGAAAATACTTAAGAAAGAGTGCAGTCCAGATGGTACTAGAGAAAAGCATTATGTACAAGATCATGAAATAAAAAGAATGTTCACTTGGTGGAATATTAAAAATGCATTGTTCCATCATTATAAATGGTGGAAGAACTATTGGTATTGGATTGATTTAAGAAAGATGATGGAGGAATAATATGAAATACGAATTTCATGTAGGAGACTATGTTGAAACTGTTGCAGGCTTCATTGGTTGGGTTTCCAATGTAGACCACAACTATATTACGATGACATCTAATGATGGCATTATATCTGGGCCTTGGAGCATTCCAGAGGAACAATACCATTTCAACCGCATTGGTCAGTATGATTTCACTAAAAAGGACGAGGGTAAGATTAAACTGTTAGCTGAGGAATATACTAAATCTTTCCCTGTTTACAAGACGGTTACTACTGAAAATGATTTAAATTGGTGCAGTATTGATATTGGTGTTATGGGTAAAAAAATTAATGAACTTATTGAGGTTATAAATCGGTTGGGAGAAGAAATTTAAATAATCCGTTCTAATCTCTCTCATAAAAGAGGTGAAAATTATGGAAATATATTTTAAGAATGATGGCTCATATGACCAACGTGCTGTAAAGATTCCAGTATTTATGAATGGTACGCCCATTGGTTGGATAGCTGAAGTAACTCCAGAACATGTTACTTGTTATCTTTGGGATCGGTTTATCAGGAGAGAACAATTTGGCTACAACTCCAACGGAGCACAAGATATTGTTTCAATTAGTGTTGAAGTTAAAAAGGAGTACTCTATATGAATAAAAGTATATGGTAGGCATTGGCTATTAAGAATAGTATATGTACAATTTGTTGGGTTGTACTTGCTATTGTTTTTCATAAATGGTGGATAGCCCTGTTTTCTATACTCTTTTGGAGTTATCTCAAGAATGTCCCTGCATATTATAGAATTTGTGATAAATGCGGTAAACAGAGTGAATATGCAGAGAGTTATAATGAAGCATTATACAAAGCAAGGAAAGCTGGATGGATTCATTATGCAGAAGAAGACAAAGATTATTGTCCTGAATGTAAAAACTTAGCTATTTTTAATCATGAATTAAAGGAGAAACAATAATGAGAATATTCGATAAATTCTTAGATTGGTTTGAAAATTCAATTGTAGAACCAGTTAGCAGATCTTATTATCATAAAAAGAAATCTCATTATCAGTGTGCTATATGTGGACTTATTAAAGCTCCATACTTTACTGGAGAAAAATATGCCTCCCTTACAAGAGATATGGGATGGCATAAACTTGATAGCGGCAAGTGGCATCGCTGGGTATGTCATCATTGTGCAGACCATGGATTTGAGCGGTCTGATGAGGCAGAATATCCATGGGAGTTTACTTGGGATGATTGGCAGGAATATGTTGAAGAAAATAATGAAAAGACTTTAGCTATTATCAAGGAAAAAGATCCTGAATATTACGAGTATTGGTTTGGTGATGAATATGACTAAGAATGAATATGATCAGCTTTATAGACTATTGAATAAATTACAAATAGAAGCACCTTGCCATAACAAGGCATGTGTCGGGCATATGAATTGTGAATATGGGGTGAATGGCTGCTATGGTGAAGAGTGTGCCATTGAAGTTGTGCAGAAAGTGGCAAACATGATGGAATGGCAAGAGCAAGAAGAAGGTTATACTTCATTGATGATGCATTAAGGATAAGATTAATATAGGAATATCAAAAAAGGTTGATGGAATAATTTCCATCACAATACAAAATTATTGGAATTGGAGGTTTAATAAATAATGTAAAAGGTACAAAAAATTATTTATAGAGCGTTATGGATAATGTAGAAAAAACATATTGCGTATATAAACATACAAGCCCTAGTGGGAAGGTTTATATAGGGATAACATGCCAAAAACCAGAAAAGCGTTGGGCAAACGGCAAAGGATATAGACATAATGAATATTTTTGGAGAGCAATTCAAAAATATGGATGGAAAAATTTTAAACATGAAATATTATTTTCAGATCTAAATGAAAAAGAAGCCAAAATGAAAGAAATGGAATTAATTGAACAATATAAATCGAATATTCCAGAGTTCGGATATAATTTTTCATCTGGAGGAGAAAGTCATACAGGAATTAAACTTAGTGAAGAAGCAAAAAAGAAAATTAGTGAAGCCAATAAGGGAAGACTTGCGGGAAAAAATAATCCCTTATATGGAGTTCGTCGTTGCGGAGAAGACAATCCATTTTATGGGAAATCGCATACGGAAGATACAAAAGAAAAAATTAGAAATAAACGCATTGGAACTCATCTGACAGAAGAAACAAAACAAAAAATTAGCAACGCAACAAAAGGTGAAAATAATCCTAGATATGGAAAAACATTAGAAGAAGAAACAAAAATAAAAATATCAGAAGCACTAAAAGGCAAAGAAACATGGATGAAGGGGAAGACGCATACAGATGAAGCAAAAAGAAAAATCAGTGAATCTCGCAAGAAACCAGTTTTACAATTTAATATAAATGGAGAGTTTATCAGTGAATACGATAGTCCACTAAGTGCAGAATCAACTACTGGTATATGTAGAAGTTATATAGCTAGATGTTGTAGAGGAGAATCAAAAACAGCATACGGTTTTATATGGAGGTACAAAGAAGATGAATCAAGTCAATAGAATTAAAGAACTTATTAAATTATGCAATCAATATCGAAATGCTTATTATAATCATCAACCATTAGTTTCTGATGATGTTTATGATAGATATTTTGATGAATTGAGTAAACTAGAAAAAGAAACTCATTGTTATTTTACAAACTCTCCTACGCAATCTGTTGGATACGAAGTTGTTGATGCATTGCCTAAAGTAGTTCACGACATCCCGCTTTTGAGTTTAGATAAAACAAAATCTGTCGAAGATGTTGTAAAATTTGAAGGGGGCAAAGATGTTCTTGTTATGATAAAAGGCGATGGATTAACAACAAAATTAGTATACAAATCTGACGGAGAATATGCAGAACTCGTAGAAGCATCTACTAGAGGTAATGGTGAAGTTGGAAGCCTTGTAACTCATAATGTTAAAACGTTTGTCAATGTGCCTCTTAAAATTAAATATCATAAAGACTTAACTGTTGTTGGTGAAAGTGTAATTTATAAAGAAGATTTTGATAAAATTAATGCAATACTTCCAGAATCAGAACAATATGCAAATTGCCGTAATCTAGCAAGCGGTTCACTTTCTCTATTAGACAGCAAAGAGTGTGCGAAACGGCATATGAGATTTATGCTCTTTGATGTTATTAAAGGCATGGACGAAATTAATTCTCTTTATAAGAGGTTTGAATTAGCTGCTAGTTTAGGGTTTGATGTAATTTATCATCAAAAAGTTGGTGGAATTGGAGAGGAAGAATTTGCGGACATTATAAAAAATATCCATGAATATGCAGATAACCATGGAATCCCATGTGATGGGGCAGTAATTCGTTATGATGATTATGCATATGGGCTTTCTCTTGGAAGAACTGGCCATCATTATAGATATGGTATTGCAAAAAAGGAAGAAGATGATCTTGTTGAAACAACATTCCGTGGAATTGAATGGAATACATCTAGGAATGGCTTTGTTGTTCCAACTGGCTTGTTCGACGAAATTTCGATACTAGATTCAAATGTATCTCGCGCTACACTACATAATTTAAATTATATTGATGGATTAAAATTAAGAATTGGAGATAGAATTTGTTGCAGCAAGCGCAATATGGTAGTACCAGCAATCGAAGTTAATCTTGATTATAATCCAGAAAATTATAAATTGCCGTTAATTGATAAGTGCCCTTCTTGTGGAACCACTCTTGAGATTAGGAATACAGGAACTGCGAATGTATTATATTGCCCTAATAATAATTGCCCTGCAAGGCACCTTGCCCAATTTGAACATTTTGTTTCTAAAAAGGCAATGGATATTCAAGGGCTAAGTTCCGCGACTCTTGAGCTTTTGATTTCTCATGGATTTCTTCACAATTTTAGAGATATTTATCACCTTTCTGAGCATACCGACAAACTATATTCCTTAGATGGTCTCGGGAAGAAATCAGTACAAAATCTATTGCAGTCTATTGAAAATTCAAGAAATGTGAAGCTAGAGAACTTTATTACTGCACTTGGGATTCCTCTGATTGGAAATGCTGCTAGTAAGACGATTTCTAAGTTCTTTGGTGGTAGCTATGGTAAATTTATTGATGCTTGGGAACATGGTTTTGACTTTACTGTTCTCGATGATTTTGGTAAAACTATGGCAGATGCAATGGATGATGCTTGGGTTAATCCTAATCCTCTTTGGAATGGTATTGATAATGAGTTTAATTTTATTGTAGAAGAAGAAAATACTACAAATGGTATTAATCTTGATGGTAAGAGCTTTTGTATCACAGGGAGTCTAGTTCACTATGCTAATAGGGATGCACTTGTAAAAGCTATTGAAGATAATGGGGGCAAATACGTGTCTAGCGTAAGTAAAAAGACTGACTATCTTATTAATAATGATACCACTAGCACCAGCGGTAAGAATAAGAAAGCAATGGAGCTTAATATCCCTATCATTAGTGAAGAAGATTTCATTAACATGATTAGCTGAACCCTCTTGACAAAAACAAATAATGGTGCTATACTTACAATACAAAATTAATTTAAGGAGGATAAAGTATGGACGAAACTAATATCAACACTGAAGATCCCATCGTTACAGATGAGGATGTCTCTAAGGAAGTAGGAGACAAGATTGAAGCAAAAGTAAAAGACGTTGTAGAAAAGCTTCGCACTCAGAGTATGCTACTTGGTGCTCGTGCTATGACTGTAACAATTGCTAATATGATTGATGCAGAGATGAATAAACCCGGTAAGCGTACTATGGCAGATATGAAGCGAATTGTAAAGAAGGTCAGAAAATTCTGCCAGAAAGCAATTGACCATCCTGTAGAAGAGCCTAAGTTTGGTGAAGAGGAAACAGCACAAAATTAATTTGGAGGGTACAATGAAATACAAGCTAATAATTGACTGTGACGATGTTCTACTCGACCTTAATGGTCGAGTACTGCAGGTATTTAATGAAGAAAATGGCACAGATTATACAGAAGATATCTTTACAGATTTTGATATATATAAATGCCTACCTTTTGAACTTGCAGAGAAATATACCGCTCTTTGGCTAAGAGAGGATATTTGGCGTTCACTCAGTCCAGTCTATCATGCACAATGGGGAATGAAAAAGCTTATTGATGATGGATTCGAGGTATTTGTGGCTACATCTACACATTACAGTAATTTCGCATGGAAGATAGAGCTACTGCAGGCATATTTCCCCTTTATTGATAGTTCAAGGATTATCTGTATAGGGGATAAAAGTCTGCTTCATGGTGATATTATGGTGGATGATTGTACCGCAAATCTTATTTCAAACCTTTATTGCCATCGAATATGCTTAGAAAAGTCGTGGAATCAAAATGTGCATGATGAGGTATATGGCATCCACAGGTGTAAAACTTGGGATGAAATTATAGATACCATACAAAAAATTTATAAAGAAGATCAAGAATTAATGAAGGAGTGAGGCTTATGATAATACTTTATACGACTCATTGTCCCAAGTGTAAAGTGTTAACTATGAAACTAGATAAGAAAGGTCTTAATTATACCGAGGTAGAAGATGTAAATACTATGCTTACAAAAGGTATTAAAACCGCACCTTATCTTGAAGTAGACAATGAACTCATGGATTTTACACAAGCGGTAGCATGGGTTAATGCACAGTAAGGAGGCGGCGTATGGATATAACACTTAAGTTAACTAAAGATTTTGAACGCTGCCTAGAAGATTTGAAGAAGAAGTACGGCGAAGAATTTGAATATATTAATGGTATTCATCCTAGCCAGCTTGATTTCAGTGAATTTCTTGATAAGTTCGTAGATAATGATACTATGGCAGATGCAACTATAGACCCTAATGCTAATGCAAGGCATAAGGATATACGTTCATTTATGACTGAAAAGGGTAAGAGTGAAGATAAACTTTTTGCTCTAAATAAGATATTTCTTGAGATTAAGAAAAAGTGGGGTCTCAGAACTGCAAAGCAGTGGCTTGAACAGGAATTCAGCAAGGGGTTTTATCTAAATGACTCTGCAACTGCAAGTTATTTCCCATATTGTTGGGCGAATGATTTTACAAGACTTGCTACTGAGGGACTATTCTTTATTGAGGGATATAACAATCAGCCTCCTAAACATCTTACTACGTATTTTGATGATGTCATTGAATTTGTTTCATTCTTAAGTAATCGTCAGTCAGGTGCAGTAGGAATGCCTAATGTCCTTATTTGGGCATATTATTTCTGGAAGAAGGATGTAGAAAATGGATATTATCTAAAAGATCCAGACACTTATCTTCGTCAGAATTTTCAAAAGCTTGTATATAGGCTTAATCAGCCATTCCTTAGAATAGACCAGTGTGCTTTTACAAACGTTTCTATTTTTGATAGACCTTATCTTGAATCGCTATTTGGAGGAGTTGTATTTCCTGACGGTTCTTGTGCAATTGATGAAATAGAAGAACTAATTAAGTGTCAGCAAATATTTATGGAAGTTGTAAGTGATATTAGAGAAGAGCAGATGTTCACTTTCCCTGTATTAACTTATTCTCTTCTTTATCAGAATGGAAAGTTTGTTGATGAGCCTTTTGCTCGTTGGTGCTCAACTCATAATATTAAGTGGTCTGACAGTAACTTCTTTGTAAGTGATAATGTTGGTGTACTTAGTAATTGTTGCAGACTTCTCAGTGATACTAAAAAACTTGATGCTTTCATTAATAGTATTGGTGGCACAGCACTTTCAGTGGGTTCTTGTCGTGTTAGCACAATTAACCTTGTGCGTATAGCATATGAGAGCGAATTCAATCAGAAGAAGTACCTTAAGATACTTAAAGATAGAGTTCTGCTTGATTGCAAGGCTCTTACATCTATGAGACATATTCTAAAGCGCAACATAGAAAAGGGTCTATTACCCAACTATCAGGATGGAGCAGTTGAACTTGATAAGCAGTTCTGTACAATTGGTGGCATTGGTATGTATGAGGTGATGGATTTGTTTGGCTTAATCAAGACAGATGAATTTGGTAATAAGTCATACTCCGATGAAGCAGTAGAGTTTGCAACTCAAATTCTTGATGCAATGAATGAAGTGAAGGATAATTTTGATTGCGACTTCACATTCAATATTGAAATGATCCCCGCAGAAAATTGTGCAGGAGTTATATGCACCGCAGATAATCTATTGTTCGAGCAAGATAAGTACTTCATTTATAGCAATCAATGGATTCCTCTTACTGAGCAGTGTACCATTCAGGAAAAATGCCGTCTTGGTAAACTCTTTGATGCAAAATGTGGTGGCGGTTGTATAGCTCATATTGATATAGAAAATCGCTTCCCCAATGAAGAAGCGGCATGGGATATGCTAAATTACGTAGCATCTCAGGGAGTAATATATTTTGCATTTACTACTAAAATTAATGTTTGTGAAGATAAGCATGCTTTTATTGGTTCCAATAATTGCCCTCAGTGTGGCAAACCTGTAGCGGATCAATATGCAAGAGTTGTTGGATTTTACACTCCTGTAAGTGGATATCAGAAGATAAGAAAGAAAGAGTTTAATAAGCGTCGTTGGTACAATGTCCTTAATAAAGATGGGATTATGTCATGACAGATACTATTATGCTCAGAGGAGTAATCATGGAGGACTTTGTTAACTACAAAGTTCCCTCCATGTTCCTTATTACATCATACTGTGATTGGAAATGCTGCAGAGAAGCTAATATAGATATATCGGTATGTCAAAATCAATCATTAATTAAGCAGCCAACACAAACATATCTTTATGAGTTAATATACAATGCTTATATTAAAAATCCAATAACAAAAGCAATATGCATAGGAGGGCTTGAGCCTTTTGAGCAGTTCGATGAAGTGTTTGGATTAATTAGTTATTTTAGATATAAAGGCTGTAATGATCCATTTATTATATATACTGGTTATTATCCTGATGAGCTTCCAGAATTATATATGTTAAAAATGTTTCAAAATATCATAGTAAAATTTGGTCGTTATGTACCCAATAATAAACCACACTATGATGAAGTACTTGGGATTAATTTAGCCAGCGACAATCAATACGGGGAGAAAATAAGCGATGATTAAAATTATAACTAACCCAGATAAAGAATTTTTAGAAGAAATAATAGAAAAAGTTAATGACAATGATGGCTATTGTCCATGTGCTTTGCAAAAGATTCCTGATACTAAATGTATGTGTAAAGAATTTAGAGATCAAATTAGTAAGCAAGAACTTGGAGAATGCCATTGTGGTCGTTATATTATAGTAAATAATGAGGAGGAATAAATATGTATAAATGCGGAATTTGTGGCAAAGAGTATGAAAATATTGAAGACAGAATAGCTTGTGAAACTAATTGCCTTCATGACCGTAAGGTCGCAGAAGAAAAGAGTAAGAAGATGAAACTAGAACAGGAGAAAGAAGCTCGTAAGAAAGAAATTCAAATGGCTGCTAACCATTATAACGACCTGCTTACGGCTTTTATGAAAGATTATGGCTCATATCCCACTATGCGTAATGAAACGAATGCAGAAAGAGCTTTATGCGACATTCTCGATGGACTATATAGGTGGTAAAAATATGATTGATATTAAGATTAAGAAGCTAAGTGACACTGCTACACTTCCCACAAAGGCACACACTACAGATGCTTGTTTTGATATTTATGCAGATTGTCCTGATGATATATTTTTTGACTGGGATATAAAAGAAGATGTTAACGGAATAAGAATAGAACCGGGACGTGCTGTGGCTATTCATACAGGATTTGCAACAACAATTCCAGATGGTTATTTTGCGGCTGTGTTCCCGCGCAGTGGTATGGGCATCAAGAGACATTTACGTCTATCAAATAGTACTGCTATCATTGATTGTTCTTATACAGGCGAATGGATGGTAGCCTTATATAATGACGGCAATGAAACTCAGGTAATTAAGCATGGGGATAGAATCGCACAATTTACTATTCTGCCTGTGCTTGATGTTCAATTTAATGAAGTAGATGAACTTGATGAAACTGAGCGTGGCTCAGGAGGATTCGGAAGCTCAGGTAGATAATGTATATAGGACAAATATTAACTGAAAAGATAAGGAGAAAAAATATGAATAAAAAAATCAGAGTATATCTAGCTTCTCAAATATTTGCAGAATGCTGGAGAGACTACAATGAAAAAGTAGCCCAACGCATTGAAGAGGAATTCCCTGAGATTGAACTATACGTTAGCCAGCGTAATAATAGTATTAATGACAAAACAAAATGTGCTACAGCAGAAGATATAGCATATGGCGATTTTACTCAAAATCTCGATCATGACGATATTGTCATAGCTATTATAGATGGTGATACTCCCGGCATAGGAACAACTTGTGAATGTGCTTATTTCGCAAGAATGTGCCAAGAAGAAATTGAAAGAACAGGAAATACTAAAAAGAAGATTATTTCTCTATATACTGATTCAAGAGAATGCTCTCGTACAGTAATGGACGCTAAAATTGAGATGCTTCATTCTTTTGCAGAATCCCAATTTAGTTACCTTAATCTTTTACTCGTGGGAATGCTTAAGCGTTATGGTGTTATGTGTTCAAGTATCGATGAAGTAATTGAACAATTGAGAGTTGCCTTAAATGCCTATGGGGAAAGTTAAAACTGGGCCAATTATTACTGGAATATATAAAATAACTAATTTATTATCAGGAAAATTTTATATTGGGCAATCAATTGATATTAATTATAGATTTTACGAACATAAAATTGGGGCAGGGCATCATCATAAATCAGCTATAGATGCAGCGATTAAAAAATATGGAGTAAACAACTTTTCGTATGAGATCCTAGAAGAATGTAATCGAGAAGAACTTTTTATTAAAGAACGGTATTGGGCAGAAGATATATACAATGGAGAATGCTATGCTCCTCTGGGATATAATATTGATAGAACTGGAAGAGGGTCTCATAAAATTAATTGGGTATCGCAATATGATCTTAATGGCAATAAAATTAATAGTTATTTTAGTGCTGCATATGCTGGGAAAATATTGAAAGTAAGTGGTGTTGCAATTAGACAGGCGATTAATAAAAATAATTTATGTTGTAATTCAATGTGGAGATTAGGATTAGATGATAAAATATCTCCATATATTTCACCTAATTATGGCATACCTATTAATGCTTATGATGCTATTGGTAATTTATGTTTAACATTTAAAAATGGAGTTGAAGCAGCAAAATATTTTAATATCACTCCTGCAGCAATAAGCGCATATGTAACACATAAAAATGGATATGTATGTTGCAATGGATATTATCTTGCTAAACAAGGGGAAGAACCGATTATTAGAGAAAGCTTACTAACTTCATGTAGTAGAGATGGGATAACTGTATATCAATATCACCCAGAAACAAGACATTTAATTGCAAAATTTAATTCATATATAACTGCCTCTGATTCGTTAAATACATCTGATACAAAATCAATCAGAAATTGTTGCCATGGTATTCAAAACTTTGGTTATGGATATATATGGTCAAATATAAAGTATGATATTATTCCAGAAAATTATAGAAAAATTAACCAACAATATTGGGAACAAACAATTAATGAGGAGGAAAACTAAC